CGGCGCCCTCGAGCCCGGCGCCCTCGAGCCCGGCGCCCTCGAGCCCGGCGCCCTCGAGCCCGGCGCCCTCGAGCCCGGCGCCCTCGAGCCCGGCGCCCTCGAGCCCGGCGCCCTCGAGCCCGGATCCCCGGCGCCCTCGAGCCCGGCGGTCGCGGCCCGGCGCCCTCGAGCCCGGCGCCCTCGAGCCCGGCTGCCGCCCGCGGCTCGCGCGACCCTGTCAGAGCCGCGCCCGAGCCTGCCCGCGCCGCTCGAGAGCCCGAGAGGCCGCCCGCGCCGGGCTACAGAGCCCGCGCCGCTCGAGAGCCCCGCGGCCCTCGAGCCCGGCTCGTCTCAGGCGGCTTTGAGCTTGCGGCCGACCGCGATAACCGTCTGCCGGCTGCCGAAGTTCAGCTCTGCGATAAGCGACCGCGACCATTCGGTTTCCGCGATCGCGAGAAGCGTCTTTGCGAGCGTCACGATGGCGGCCTGACACACGGTCGACTCGGCGCCCTCGCCATCCTCGTCGGCGGCGTTGATCTGAGATACGAGGTTCGTCGCGGTGGTCTTGAGCGTCGTCTTGTTCACACCCTTATCGTGCGCTATCCGGGACACTAGCGCAAGGCTAGGCGCTCCCTATCGCACCGATTTTGGGGCTCGTGTAGGTATGAAATACCGCTTGCGTCTTTCAAGACCGGAGCTAGTCTCAAATACAGATGGACACCAACGAGAAAACGCAGTCGTTCGAAGTCACGGTCGAAGCTTTCGTCGCCAAGCTCAATGCTCGCTCGGCAGAGCTTGCCGCGGCGGGCAAGAGCCCTCTTTACAAGAGCTTCGGCTACACCATGGGACCTAAGCACGCGCGGATCTTCTCGATTTGCGGCAGCTCGCGATCCTCGCGGGCATTCTTCAGTCGTGACGGCTTGATCCGACGCGCCGACAGCTGGAAAGCGGCGGGCCGTGTGCTCGGTTCGCACGACAGCGACGGTGCTTTTGCCTACGTTCTCGGCATCTATCTCAGCTATTGATGAAATAGTGCTAGCGCTTTTCAAAGACTCAGCTAGGTTCAAGTCATGGACAGCAAGGCAACACGGTCTCTCAACAAGCAATCGGTCGGCGTCGTCGCGGTGGCGATGTATGGCAAGCGTCGCGAGAAGTTTCTCGCGAGTGTCGCTGTGATCAACGAATCGCTCGCACAAGGCGCCTGGATCAAGCGCGGCTCGGCAAAAGCCGACGTTGGTTTCTATCAGGGCCTCGAGTCGAAACAGCGCAGAATGCAGCCCTTCCGGCTCGAGATGTGCGTGAATTACGGCCAAGCTTTCGCAGAAGAGCTGACTGATGAGATGTGCACGCAAACGGCGAATCCGCGCGTGTTGCGCGCCTGGGTTTCGCTCTGCAGCGAGGTTGCCGCCGCCCGTAAGCTTCTCGACGCGGCCCGCCCGCGACCGGTTGTGACGGCGATCGGGCTCTCGCCGAAAGTCACCAAGACGTTTCAAGAGTGCAATCTCGATCTCGACAGCACGACGATCGCGCCTGCAGAAATCGAGCGCTGCGAGGTCCAGCGCCGACACTCGGTGACGGGCGAACCGTGTTTCACGGCGGCGGGCGTGCCTGAGATGGAGGTGTTTTACCGAGTCAAGTGGTCGACGGGAATCGCGTTGCACGTGAGCCGCTTCTCGTACAGCAACGGCTGCGAGGCGTGTGGCAAGTCGATTCCGAGCGGTCGATTCGTGCCGATCGAGGCCGACTGCCGCAAGCTTGGCAAGCGGATCGGGATGTGGGTCGGCTGCGATTGCGCGCGGAACATCTTTGGGATCAAGGACATCGGGATCGGCCGAACCGAGGCGGTCTGAAATCGACGCGAAGGGCCTCGACAACGGGGCCCGCATGCGGGACACTAAGAGCATGGCCACGAAGACGAAGAAACTCAGGATCGTGCTCGCGAAACTCGTCGATGACGTCGAGGTGATCTCGGCCGGTGCTCGCGACCTCGGAGAGGCGCCGACTCTCGCGGCGATCAAGCGCGCGGTCGCGGTCGTCTGGAAGTTGAGCGGGACAGAGACCGACCTCGAGAAGGCGCGGAAGTTCGCGGCGATTGAGGGTTACACTGTGCTTGTCTACAAGACGAGCGAGCGCAATCCGCTCGAGCGGGCCCGCGCGGAGATCTCGGCTGCCGGCTGATTCTCGAGCGGCTGCCGCAAGTTATGAAATACCGCTAGCGCTTTTCAAGGCCCGCGCTAGAGTCTAGGTATGAACACGATGACAAACCGAATCGCCAGCCGCTACGAGCAACTTCTTCGCGAGCTGCAGAGCGACATGTGCGACCTCGTTGCGAGTGGCGACATGACCGACGTCGAGGCGAATGAGTGGGTCAACGCGGCGGCGGATCGGTGGGCAGCCGAACAAGGCTGAAAGGCCCGGAGCGCGCCGCTCGAGAATCTCGAGCGGCTGCCGCAAGTTATGAAATACCGCTAGCGCATTTCAAGAGCCGGGCTAGAGTCTACACATGGACGACGCACTCAACATCCTGAACCGATTCGAGACCGCCCGCGCGAAAGCCATGGACGCGGAAGCCCGTAACCTCTCGCAGGCAACCCAGCGCAAGCGCTGGCGTGAGTTTTTCGCGGCGGAAGACGCCCTCAAAGCTCGCGACGGCTGGCGTTGAAATACCGCTAGCGCTTTTCAATGCCGGAGCTAGGATCAACACATGGACCGAACGCAGCGAGTGGCTTTGAGTAGCGAACTAAACCGCCTGAATCTCGAGAGGGCGGCTCTGAATCGGAAACGCGGCCCTCTCGGGCACGGCGTGATTTATCACGCGGATCTCGCGGAGAAGCGGATCGCCTTGACAGCGCGGATCGAAGAGATCCGGGGCTTGTTGAGCGAGGGCAAGTCATGAGCATCACGCGAGAGCAACTCGACTCGCACCAATGCGATCGCGCCCGATCGTGGTGGGAACACGACGCGCAAGGCATCCCGCTCTGTCGGGTGTGCGACAAATGCAGACAGAGCAAGCTGTCGCGCTACAGGCCCGAGATTCTGAGCGGCTACGATCAATCTGACGTCGACGAGCCGATCGATCCCGACGAGTGAGACCGCCGCCCGCGGGGCAGCCCGAGAGCCCGAGAGGCCCGCGCCGGGGCCCGAGTCGCACGGCCGCCGATCTGCGCCGCTCGAGAGCCCGAGAGGCCCGATCCGGGGCAGCTCGAGACCGCCGATCGGCGCCGCTCGAGACCGCCGAATCGGCGCAGCCCCGAGATCGCTCGAGGCCCGCCGAACAATCGACCGGCGCCGTTGAAATACCGCTAGCGCTTTTCAAGGCCGGAGCTAGAGTGAAGACATGGACAACGCAGTCGCAAAAATCATCGTGTCTCAGCTCGGCAACCGCGGTTTGACGATGCTCGGCGCGAGCAACCTCGTCGCGGGCGAAAACAGCCTGACCTTCAAGATTGGCCGTAATGGCAAGTCGGTCTCGCACATCCGGATCACGCTGCAGCCGAGCGACACCTACACGGTCGAATCGCTCCGCGTGCGTAAGAGCGGCGGCGTGCCGGTGTGCAAGACGCTCGAGACCTGCGAAGACGTGCACGTCGAGAGCCTGCGACGCACCATCGAGGGCTTTACCGCGATGTACATGAGCCTGTGAGCCGCCGCCCGCGCCGCTCGAGAATCTCGAGCGGCTGTGACGACTTGTGAAATACCGCTAGCGTCTTTCAAGGCGGGAGCTAGAGTCTACACATGGACACGAAGCAAGCACTCACTCTGATTTATCGGCACACGCACAAGGACTACCGCGGCAAGCTCGCGGGCCGCAAGACGATCCTGATGGGTCGCCCGGGCGTCGGCACCTGCCTCGTGTTTCTCGAGGATTTGACGGCGGCGGAGATCGCCTCGCTGCTACCCGGGGCAGAGCGCCGAGAAGCCGAGCGGCTCGCGAAGAAGGCGCTCAAAGCTTGAGCGAGGCCCGCGCCGCTCGAGATTCTCGAGCGGCTGCCGCAAGTTATGAAATACCGCTAGCGCTTTTCAAGACTGGAGCTAGATTGAAGTTATGGAAACGAATCGCAAGAACACGCCGACCTGGACCGTGACGGAAGCCGTAGTGAACGAGCGCGGGATGCTCGTGTGCACGACCCGCAGCCTGACCTTTCGCGCCGAAAACGCCCTCGAGGCCGACGGCATCATGGTCGGTTGGGCCCGCTTTATCGGCGCGACCGCCGTGTATGTGCGCAACCCCTGGATGCACAACGAGTACGCGACCGCGGTTTGAGACCGCCCGCCCGCGCCGGGGAACGACCGGCGCCCGGCGCCCGCCGACAGGGCCCGCGGGAACAATCGACCGGCGCCGTTGAAATACCGCTAGCGCTTTTCAAGGCCGGAGCTAGATTGAAGTTATGGAAACGAACCGCAACGAGACGCAGACGCTCTTCGCCCTCATGACCGACCGCGACGAAGCTTGGCGCTGCAGCAAGTGCTCGGGCAAGGGTGTGATTGACGCCTACCACTGGAACAAGGACGGGCTCTGCTTCAAGTGCGAGGGCACCGGCGCCGCTCAGGATGCGCGCTCGCTCAAGACGGTCGAGCGGCTCGACGCGAAGATCGCCAAGCTCAGCGCCTCGATTCAGGCGCGCGCGCCGAAAGCCGAGGAACTGCCGGATCTCGCGGACATCGACCTCTCGGCTCTGATGAGCGGCTGAAACCTACAGGGCCCCGATCGGGGCTCTCCGAGCCCGCGCCGAACAATCGACCGGCGCCGTTGAAATACCGCTAGCGCTTTTCAAGACTCGAGCTAGATTCAAGACGTGGACAGCAACAACCTGACGTTCTGGGGATACTCGAAGATCAACGGCCGCACTTTCGGCGCCTGGCTCCGCGCGGCGGGCCGCCATGATGGCAACGTAACCGCTGTAGGTTACATGGACTTGCAAGCGGCTTGGCGCCGGGGCGAAAAGCCCGCGGATCACACCTACTGAAGACCTGCAGGGGCCGCCTAGAGCGGCCCTTGTTCGTTCCCCGACCGAGAGGCGCCGCCGCCCGCGCGCGCCGCCTGCGACCGTCAGAGCCCCGCTCGAGACCGCTCGAGACCGCCGCTCGAGACCGCCGACCGCGCCTGCGACCGTCAGAGCCCCGCGCCGAGACCGCCTGCGACCGCCGCCCGCGCCGGGGCAAGCTCGAGACCGCCGACCGAGACCGCGACGGATCGGCGCTCGAGAATCTCGAGCGGCTGCCGCAAGTTATGAAATACCGCTAGCGTCTTTCAACGCGCGAGCTAAGCTCTGGTTATGACAACGACGAGCAACGCGAAGACCTGGATTGTGGCCGAGTATCGCAGCGACGACTTTTACGGCCAGACCGAGAACCTCACCTTGCAGGCAGCACACGCGCTAGCCGAAAAGATTCGGGAGAGCGGGCACGAAGCCTCGGTGGTCGACAACCTCGCTGACCTCGAATCTTTCTGAGAAGAGCCCCGACCGGGCCCCGGGGAACAGCCGGGGCCCGCGCCGCTCGAGACCGCCGCTCGAGACCGCCGAGACCGCCGCTCGAGACCGCCGCTCGAGACCGCCGACCCGCGCCGACCCGCGCCGACCGCGCCGACCGCGCCGACCGCGCCGACCGCGCCGACCCGCGACGACCCGCGCCGAGACCGCCGACGAAATACCGCTAGCGTTTTTCAAGACTCGAGCTAGGATCAAGACATGGACAGCAACGCAACCGAGATGTCGACCGAGACGAAGAAGATTCACCCTTTCGAGCGCAACGGGCTCGGGATCGCGCCTTTCAAATACGTCGGCTTTTATGTCTCGAAGTATCAGGCGATCCCGGGCGACCCGAGTTGCCCGATTCAGGCGGGAAGCTCGTGCGACCATTGCGGAACCGCGATCATGAATGTTTGCCGGATCAAGTCGGCAGACGGTCGCGAATTCAAGGTCGGCAACGAATGCGTTGCCAAGGTCGGTCGCGAGTACGATCGCGCTCTCTTGACCGTCGTCGAGGCCGCCGCTCGCAAGAGGGCCCGAGTCGCCGCTAAGAGCCTCGCAGCGGCCCGCGCCGACGAGTTGGCGACCTTGCTCGCGACCGACTCGGTTCGGGCGACCCTGGCCCTGCAGCCGCACCCGCACCCCTACCGCGCCGGTCTTGGTGAGACCCTTCTCGACTCGCTCGAGTTTGCGGTCAAGCGTAGCGGCGCGGCGGGCAAGGCGCGCGCCCTCAAGACGATCAAGACGCTGATCGGCGCGTGAGCGCACACGGGCCCGCCAAGTCGGGCCCGCTCGGTGTTCCTACGCCGGATCGCGGTCGCTGAAATACAGCTGGCGCTTTTCAACCGCGCTGCTAGGCTCTGGACATGGACAGCGTGAGCAAGACGGGTCTCGCGAAAGCGCGCAAGGTGGCGAGAGCCGAGCGAGCGAACTACGAGGCGGCGAGATGGGCTGCTCTCGCAGCGGGCCGACAGGCGCGAGCCCGCAAGACCGGCAGAGCCCGCATGATCCGAGAAGACGCTCTTGATGCAGCGCTCGAGGCCCGGATCACGATGAAACATTACGCGGCGGTGCTCGCTCGAATGCTCGCTCTCCCGGTCGAGCCTTTCGCGGGCCGGAACAGCCCCGCGGCGATCGCGCGGCTGCGAGCGAGCGGCCGACTCGATCCAGCGTGATCCGCTTGACTGTACACGCATCCGGGGTACAATGAATGCTGTGACTCCGACCGAAGTAGTCGTCTCGAAAGAAGCGCAAAAGGATCTTCGAACGGTACCGAAGCAAGTGGCGCGAAAGTTCGAGCAGTGGCGTCTTGCGATTTTGGTCGATGGTCTCGAAGAGACGCGGAAGATCCCGGGGTACCACGATGAGCCGCTTGCGGGAGATCTCGCGGGAACACGCTCGGTCCGACTGAGCGGCGCCTATCGCGCTTACTACCGGATCGAGGACGGCGAGATTCGGCTTGTCAGAGTCACGGGCGTTGACAAACACCGGTATCGGAAGTGAGGAACCCATGACTGCGAAGAAGAAAGCAACGAAGGTCAGACCGGGCGATCGCGAGGCTGGCGAGTTCATGGATGAACTTTTGGGAGGCCCGCTCACGTTCGGCGCAATGGTTCGCTCGACTCGGCTAACCGACAACTTCACTCTCGCAACATTCGCGAAGAAGCTCGGTGTGTCGCGACAGTTTGTGTGCGATGTCGAGCAGGGGCGTCGCAGCGTTTCGGCTGCTACCGCTGCAAAGTGGGCTTCGTTGCTCGGCTACTCAGAAGCCGTGTGGATCGGGCTCGCGTTGCAGGATGGCATTGACGCGTCTGGTCTCAAGTATCGAGTGCATGTGACACCTGGATTCGACTTCAATCGCTCGACAGGGCGCGGCCCGAAGGGCTTGCGCAAGGCTCTCGAGATCATGAGAGCGTCGAAGCGAGGTCGACCGCGTCAGCTCGAGGCTACGAAATGAGCACGCCAGCGAACATGTTCGATGCTTCGAGGCTCAGTGCGAGTCGTGCCTTGCTGTTTTCCAAAGCATGGTTGAGCGATCCGATTCCGACGGCGACGAGGCTCGCGACCGAGATCTGCCGAATGTCGCGGATCTCTCTCGCGGATCCGAATGATCCCGAAACCAGTGCGGCCTATCACACGATCATGATGAATACGCTCATCGTTGGTCGATGGGCTATGGCAGGGCTTCCGGTCGTGACGCTCGGACATCGCACGGCGGCGGCTTTGATGGCCACACGAATCAAGCCCGACGATGCCGAGGAGTTCGTGCGAGCCCCGTGGCCCGCATTCGCGATCCGGTTGCCGGTGCCGATGCTCACGGTCGACGACGAGGGCGTGTTGCGAGATGCCAACCTCGTGCTCGTGACGAGTATCCCTCGAGAGCAAGTCGGACCGAACGATGAGCTACAAGGCGGCGATCGATGGTGGTACAAGCTCGTAGCGGTCGATCACGAGCCTCTGCCCGGGTCCGAGCGAATGCCGCCCGACATGATCGGGTTTCTCGGTGGCCTCAATCTGTGGGGCTTCAACACGCCGACTCGGTATCTCGCAACGGCCGACTCGAGCGACGAAGAAGGTTGGACTCGGTGGGGCTTGCGCGAGACGATCTCGAGCGACCAACGCTCGGATCAGATGGCTCGCTCGCTGATCATCGCGTGCTGTCTGTATCTCAGCGGCGATCCGCTCTCGAGGGCCGCTCGAGGCGAGGGCGAGAGCAAGGTCACGATCACGACTCGCTCTCGCTCGCAGCGCGACGGCGACGAGCTGCCCGGCTACACCGAGCACGAGATCCGATCGGCGATCACGATCAACCTGCATCATGCGATTCGCGACTACGTGCATCACGGCGGTGGAACACCTGCAGTGCAGACGCTCGTCGCGGGGCATTGGAAGCGACAGGCGTTCGGCACCGGCCGGACCGAGCGGCGGATCATCCACGTGCATCCCTACTGGCGCGGCCCGATCGACGCGCCGGTCTCGACTCGAATCAAGTGACCAAGATCGGTGGCTCGACGCAACCTCGTGAGTAAGGTCTCGGACGATGTGGCGGCATGGTACGCGGGGAGATCCCGCGGCGCCTCTGTCAGGTGGGTCATGAAACACCGTCGCATCGTTCTCGGCTGGCCAACGCAGGCGATCGACTTGCGGTGAATCAGAGGGCCCCGTGTGGCCCCGGGATTACACGCTCGGTTACCCTCCCGAGAGAGGTGACACCATGAGCAAGGATCTGCGGTCGGTCAACGAAGTGAATGCCGTAGGCGATCGCGTGTTCGGCGATCCCGGTACGACTCAGCGTGAATGCGGAACGGTCGTCGAGGTCGACAAGACGACTCGACGATGCCGAGTGGAGTGGGATTCGGGGCTTACGACGTATGCGGAACACGACAGCCTCGAGCCAGAGGACCTCGGCAAGGTCGCTCGTCGGCCGCTCGTGCGAGCGGGCAACGTGCTCAAAGACAAGGCAGTCGAGAACGCCGGGCCGGTAGCGACACCGAGCGCGACGAAGCCGCGTGAGGTTCTAGGCGGCACGGTACAGGTCTCGGTCGGCGAGGTCCCGGCAGTCGGCGACGAGTCGGGTCTGCCGCCCGTGCAGCTCTCGAATAGGCGTGTCTCAGAGAGGCCGCGCAGCGAGGTCGAGGCCGATCAGCGCAATCAGAATCTCGACGCGCGCGAGAAGCTCGAGGCCGACCCGCGCGATCGAGACGAGAACGACGAGACCGCGCCCGCGAAGGTCGAGACCGACGGCAACGTTCAGGCGCGCGAGACGCCCGACGGCGTGCAAGTGCGGAACACCCCGGAGGCGCAGCCGCTCGGGCACGTCTCGATCGAAAAAGACGACGAGAGTGACGACGAAGACGACGACGAGAGCACAACCGTAGTCGACGCGTCCAAGAAGCACGCCTCGACCGAATAGGGTTGAGAGAGTTCGGCTCGTTGCCGGTAGAGTGGACCGGCCAAACCACGAACGAGCCTATCCCACGATTCAACCCGGGCCGTGTGGCGAGACGAACAACATGGGTGACAGTCGGGAGAGACCGGCATTCAACTTGAATGCAGCGTAGGAGCCTATCTTGCACGCTACTGGTCGTCACTGTCACATGAGCGAAGCCATGTCGAGCGACCAAGCAAGCAACGTCATCCGGGCTCTAGCAAGCGCGTGGTGCCTACTCATGGTGCTCGGCATACTCGCGGGCGTGCTGCGGCAGCTCGACGGCTCTGCGAGCCTCGAGCGGCGCTCTGCGGCCATGATCGAGCCCGAGCCAGAAGACCTGCGACGGGCTCGACGTCGGATCCGATCTCAAGCGGTGGTCAATGCTCGCCTCGCACCCGAACAAGGTGCGAGCGAGGTGACTGCACATGAGGATCGACGCTGACCGGTTTCCGCTCGCTTGGCCCGCTGACTGGCCACGCACGACACGACGCGAAAACACCGCTCGCTACAGCCTTTCGTTCGATGCGAGTCGCGAGCGGTTAGTCCGACACTTGAAGATGCTCGGTGCGACCGAGTTCGTTCTCTCGACGAATGTTCCGCTCCGCAAGGACGGCTTTCCGAGAACGACGACCGAGCCGCACGATCCGGGCGTTGCTGTGTATTGGGTCGAGGCGTACTCGCAACCCGCGAACGGTAAACCTGCGACTCGAGCGTATCGATCGAAGGTGATCGCCTGCGACCACTGGTCTCGAGTGCGTGACAACTTGCGTGCGTGCGGCATGGCGATCGAAGCGCTGCGAGCGCTGCAGCGCTCGGGCGCGACTCAGGTGATCGACCGCGTGTTCACGGGCTTCGCGGCGTTACCAGCGACCGCGAGTAAGAGCAGTTGGCGAACGGTGCTCGAGATCGGTCCAGAGATCACGCGCATCTCTCCCGAGTTGCTGAAGGACGCCTACTTTACGGCGTCACTCGTAGCGCATCCGGATCGAGGCGGCAGCCACGACGATCAAGCACGCGTCAATCAAGCCTACGCAGATGCACGTCGAGAGCTTGGCCTATGATCGAGCGCGGACAGATCTCGTGCGCGCGCTTGGGTTGCTTCAACGTGTTTGCGCCGGACCGGTCGTCGCAACGCTACTGCTCGCGTCGCTGTCTGAATCGCAGACGCAACGCAGAGCCGCTCGACGAGCGCGCGTGCAAGACGTGCTCGCGACTGTTCCGCCCGCGGACGGTGCAAGGTCTCTACTGCAGCCCACGGTGTCAGGTCTCAGCGGCACAAAAAGCTTACGAGCGAAGGCGCCGGCTACCGCTACCCGAGAAGAGCGAGCCCGAGCGCACCGGTGTTCCCCGAACCGTTTCGCTCGATGCAGACGTGTTTGCAGAGCTGGAGTTCCAGGCCGAGCGATTGGATCGCTCGGTGTCTTGGATCGTCTCGCGTTGTTTAGACATCGCGATGCCGTCGATCTACGAGCTGCCCACGCTACCCCAACCCGAGATCTGGAGACGATCGCGATGAGCCAGACGAATGTCGAATGTCACGAGTGCGGCGCACTCACGGATGTGCGGCACGCCGCGTGTTTGCCGGCAACAGCTCTCGCGGGTCGTCTATGCGATGAGTGCATGGAGCGAGTTTGTAAGGGTCTGGCGCGTCTTCGAGCCGATCACGAGCGGCTTCTCGTTGAAGGCGTGCATCCGGACATCGCATCGCGTCGTCTGTGCGTGTCAGTAGCCCGCGGAGAGTACGATGAACCGCACGAGTAAACCCGCAGAGCCCGAAGAGATGAGCCCGTTTTGCTCGAGACTCGAATCGGCAGCCGTCAGGCTCGAAGGGCTCAGGTCACGATCGAGCCCGACGGTCGCCATGGACATCTTGCGTGAGATCGTCGCCATTCGCGAGGCTGCGACACGTCTCGAGGGAACACCCTGTCACGCATGCTTCGCGCGCCCTTCAGACAAGTGCCGATGGTGCGCGGGCACGGGGGCTCTATGAGTGCGATCGGTGGCCTCGGTGTCTTCGCGTTCTATCGCGGGCAGTTCGGTCTGCAGCACGGCACGCGTCGACCGATTCTCTTCACTGGCATCACGATCGGCTGGTTTGCGATCGGGCGCTTCAAGCTCGACCGCGAGTGGCAGCCCGCGCCGCGACCCTCGTACGACTTCGGCGAGATGGAGATCGCAGACGAGCTTGATCGAGAGGCACTCGAGCGAGAGGGGCGGTCGTGATCGACGTCAAACTCAGCGACGAAGACATTGAACGGATCGCTCAACGCGTGACCGATCTGCTCGCTCGAAAGCTACTGGGAAGACTGGCGAAATTCGCAGGCGGGCTAGTCGCCAATGATGCAGAGGGCGCCCCTATCGGGGACACCTCCCGTGTTGCCAAAGTCGAGCGGCGTGCCAATGTCCAGCCGACCGCGCAGGATTTTGCTGACGTTGCGGCGCGGCGAGCAAGAAGAGGTTGTTGACGATGCCACGAAAACAAACGGGTTCAGTCGAGAAAAGAGGCGGTCGGTTTCGCGCACGACTTGGCCGAGAAGTGCTCGGCACATTCGATACAGAAGACGAAGCGGATCGGAAGATCATCGCGGCGCAAGTGATGAACAAGGGCGTTACGCCCGACATGTTTTGCATCAAGGGCGAGAAGTACATGAAGAACGAAGAGCTGCTCGCGCGTACGCGTCGAGGCAACTCGAAGATGTGGCAGAAGGAGGTCTCGCTTTGGGCTCGGCACATTCGCACGAGCAAGATTTATCGAATGAACGTGAAGAGCATTCAACGCGAGCACGTTCAAGATCTGCTCGAGAAGGTCGCGCAAACACGCGCCGTGCGAATCGAGCCGAAGGTTGGTGGTGGATTCGATATCGTCGAAACGGATCGATTCTGCGGTGAGCGCACGATCAAACGTGTTCGCAGTCGTCTGTCGCACTTCTTCGATCGATGCCGTGGCTTGAAGAGCAACCCAGCGCTGCGTTGTCCGATTCCCAACACGACACAGATCAAGATTCGTCACGACTCGGATCAGAAGCCTCACTTGCATGCAGACGAGGTCGTTCGTTTGTTCGATCTGCTCGAGATGACAGACGAGCATCGTGCTGTGTACGCGTTCGGGATTTACGCCGGGCTTCGTATCGACGAGATCGTTGGTCTGCGATGGGAGAACATTCTTCGGCTCGACAGCGACGATCCCGAGCTTGCGATCCAGTTCAGCTACGACGCGCCGACCAAAACGCAAAGCTCGCAGAGAGGAATCCCGATGCTGCCGCAGCTCGTGAAAGAGCTTCGGGCGTATCGTGCCTCGTTGCCCTCTACGCCGATCGCTGGCGTTGTGTTCCCTGGCAAGGATGGCTCGGTGAGGTCGATCGGTTACTCGGCTCGTTGGGCTGACAAGCGGTACAGGAACGAAAACGGAGAGTGGCGAGTGCGGGTCGGTTACCGAACGCTCGCTGGCATTCGCAAGCACATCTTGTTTCGGCATGTCCGGCATACGTGCGCGACTCATTTGCTCAAGGGCACATTCACGCACGGGCACGAATGGCCGATCGAGAAAGTCTCGCAGTTGCTCGGGCACGAAGACGTGTCGACGACGATCGAACACTACGCCTCGAGAGAGGTCGACCGACTGCACTCGGAGGTCGCGAAGGGCAAGCGCAAAGCCGAGCGAGAGCAGAGGCGCGTAGCCTCGGCTCGGTTGCTCGAGGATGGCTCAGACGAGCCCCGCAAGCCGAGGTCGATCTCTGGCAAGAAACCGGGCCGGAAAAACCCCACGAAAAACCCCAGGTGATTTGACCATACGTCCCAAGTGTGCGAAAAGATGGGCCTGCGCCCATAGCTCAGCTGGATAGAGCGTCGGTCTTCGGAACCGACGGACCGCCGAATGATTTCGCACACTTGGGTGTCACTTGTACCTAGGCGGGGTTTTTCAGGGCCCTACGAGCCTCTAGGCGCCCTCGAGAAGCTCGATGCAGAGCGACCTAGCAGCCCGGTCCAGAGCGGCCCGCTGGCGTGCCTGAGAGCCGCGCGATAGGCGCTGCGAGAGCGCTCTCGAGGGTGCGGCGGGCAGGGCTTCTCGAGAGGCTCAGGCCAATAGGTCTGGCATGCGACATCGCGTCAGACGCTCGCCCGATCTCACCGAGCCGCTCGAGAAGCCCGCGGCGAAACCCAAGCGGGTCGACTACCGATCCGAGAGGCTTGCGCTTCAAGGCGCAAGGGCCCGCTGCGAGCATCGCGGCAACAAGGATTTTGCCGACTACGGGGCCCGCGGGATCCGAGTTGCTACGCAGTGGAGAGGCCGTTACGGTTTCGACGAGTTCATTGCTCACATCGGGCCGAAGCCGACGCCCCGACACACTCTCGACCGGATCGACAACGAGCGCGGATACGAGCCGGGGAACGTTCGTTGGGCATCGTGGATCGAGCAAGCCAACAACCGACGATCGTCGCGGCTCATTGCTTGGCGCGGCGAGACGCTCACGGCTGCGAATTGGGCGCGACGACTTGGCGTCCGCCGACAAGACGTCAGCAACCGAATGAATCGAGGATGGCCGCTCGAGTTGGTGCTCAACCCGAGCCCGACCCTGTCAGAGCAACTTCTCGTGGTGGCCGACTTCATCGGCAGCACGATCGATCCGAGTGCGCCGAGTGATTGGAAGTTGCGACTCGTGCAAGCGTGCCTCATTGCAGCCGAGCAGTTGAGCGACACCTGATCCGAAGATTGGGCTTCTCCCGAGCCCGTCTCGAGGGCTACCGTCGGGCCCATGGGCAGCCCTCGAAGAGACGACAGCATCGCGCCCGGATTCGGTGCGCGTGTTCGAGAAGCACGAGAGCGGCTATGGATGTCGCAAGCCGCTCTCGGTGAGGCGATCGGCGGCGACACGGCGACCATCTATCGGACCGAGGCTGGCGACAATCTGCCGCAGCTCGCAACGTTCGCAGCCATGTGCATCGCGCTCGACGTCACGTCTGACTTTCTGTTGTTCGGCGAGAGCGGTCGACCTCGAGTCATGGTGAAACGCTAGCGTGTGGCCCCGGGGCTACACGCGATCAACCATTCGAATCGCGCTTCGTCCTCGGTCTGATCGGCGGGAACAACTCGGCTCGCTTTCGCTTGCATGGTTCGATCGGCGGGAACAACTCAGCTGCATTCGGTTCGTCGTGCACGGTCGGATTTTCGCTTGCAGCGCTCTTTGAGCCACCGAGCCTGAGATAGCGTTCGAGCTTGGTGCGGGTCCAGCGCATTTGCTTTCCGACGTAGATGGTGCCGCCTGTCTCGCGCATGATGCGTCTCGCTGTATTCAGCGAGACGCGTAGGATCGCAGCAACGTCGGCTGGCGTAAGCAGTGGCTCGAGAGGCATGTCGATCGGCTCGATACCGCGAGAGCGCGCGCCCGCAAAATTCTCGACGACCGTGTCTCGACAGGCGGGCTCGAGACAACCTCGTTGGCAATGCCAACCGACGACAAGTGGAATGCGCCGTGCAAGCCGGATCAATGTTGGGTGTGTGCCGCATGCGGTCGACACGCGAAGCCCGGGGCGTCGCGCGCCAGCTTGGGCGACACCTCGTGCGTGATGCATGCAGTCTTGTGCTACGCGCAACGGAACGGCGAGACGTGGCGAGCAGTGCAACCCAACTAGGAGCCAGCATGCCCGACGCAACACTGCTTTGCGAGCACCACTGGAGCCGACACAGGTACGAGCCCGAGCTTGAGCGAGAGATGCGCTACTGCATGCGTTGCGGTCGATGCCAGCAACGAGAGGGCCACGGCTGCAACCGCTTTGCGAAGTGGCGCAACAACCGACTGCGCGCGGGCAGGCATATCAAGCTGTTCAGCTACGTCGTCGACGAAGCGGATTGATCCGTCATCGTACGTGCCGATTCGCATGAGCCAGCATCGCTTCCCAAGCGATCGGCTGCAGCTCGGGAACATGTGCGAGGCTCGCTCGAGTGCGTCTAGCTAGCTCGACGTCTGCGCGAAACCGGATCCGTTGGTCGAGCTTCGAGTCGTACGACATGCGAAAGAGTTCCTCGCTCGCTCGCGACTCGACCGGCGTTGCATCGAGGTCACTCACGACGCGTCGGCTCGTTGCTCGAAGAGATTGCGCGCGATCACCTCGTCGTCGTCGGTAAGCGAAACGTACTCTTCGCCAAGCGCTCGCACGACGAAGAATGTTCCGACGAGCCCGGCTCGATTCGGCTGCAGCCCGATCAACCGACCCTCTTCGTTGCAGATCACGAAGAGCCAATGACGCGCGAGAACCGGAACATGCACTTGCTCGATGTAGCCGCCGACGATCCGCTGCATGTCTTTCAACTCGTTGTCGATCTCGATCATCTCGCCGGGCTTGCCGGGCTCGTAGACGAGAATCCTGATCCGTTCGCTCACTCGCTGGCCTCGTATGCGAACCGCGAGTCAACCCGAGATGTGATGCCGAGGAATCGATCGCCAAGCTCTGCGGCCAATCCGAGTGCGCGCTCTCGACTGCAGAACTTCGACACGCAGAGCTGTTGATCTTCGTCGAGGTAATGCACGTCGTACGGTAGCGACTGCGTGAGTCGACGAAGCGAATTGAACGCGACGTTCCCCGCGTGTTTTCGCGCGGCGTCAGGATTGGTAAACTTGGGGGCCATCGGTCGCCAGTCCCGCATACGGGCCGTGTTGTCAAGAGTCGACCGATGGTCGAGGATTCACCCTCGACCGAATCGAGTCAGCTAATGGGCGAGCAACACGAGCTGTTCCCTGGTCACGTGCAACCGCAGGCTCCAAGAGCCGAGCCCGCGCCAGCCGGGCCGCAGGTAGCGGTGCCCTCTCGCCCGCGCCTCTCGAGGGCTGCAGGGCCCGCGGTTGAGCCGCCTGAGAGCACGGAGCGGGTCTTCGACGTCGTAGCCGCAAGCGAGGGCCGTGGCCCGTGGTCGACACGCACGAGGGCCTCGACTGCGGCCTATCACGCGAAGGCGATCGCGGCCGAGCCCGCGCCGGTGTGCATGGTCTCGGTGCAGATCACTCGCGGCTCGCCCGAGCCACTGCCCGAGCGGGTCGAGTCGCTGCAGGCCGCGCTTACGAAAGCCAAGCAAACGATCACCGAGCTACGCGCGCGCATCGTGCGCGCCGATACGGTGGCCGAAATGTGGCGGTCGGCATCGGATCCGGAAAATCTCGAGCGACGAAAATGCGGGCTCGCGATCCGTCGGATCCTGCAGGTCGACGGCGATGCGAGTCTCAAGACGGCACTCGCAGAGCTGCAAGCTCTGATCGGAAAGGGTGAGCCATGACAGAGCCGACGACGACTGATTTTCGGCTGGCGAAACGCCGCGAAGCTCTCGAGGTGTTCCAAGCCGAGCCGCAGCGTGAGCTGACGTGCACGGAACTCGCGAAAGCGATCCGGTGCTCGAGGTCGATCGCAACCCAGACGTTGCGATCGCTCGAGACCGCTCTCACGATCACGAGCCGACTCGTCGTGAGCCCTCATCGCGGCGGGCTCGGCCGACGGCGGCGGTTCTACCGCCTGCATCGGCGAGTCGCGGCAGCCCCGCGACTCGCCTAGCTCTCAGGCAGGCGCGTTCCACTCTGCGAGGCAGAGCCGCTCGTTGCCGTAGGCTTTCATGGCTGCGAAGACGAGCCAATCGCGCTCCGAGGTTAGATGGCCGGGCAGGCAATCGAGGCAATCGAGGCTCGGTTGCCGCATCGCGTGCAGGGTCCTGTCGAGTAGTTCTAAGAGAGACATTCGGTGTGCTCCGGGCCGGGGTTGCGTCTGGCCTCACTCAACACTAGCTCCGGTCTTGAAAAGCGCTAGCGGTATTTCTCAGGCGCCCGCCGTCCACACGTGCACTCGCCAATCGTTGCCGTCGACGTCGGTACCCCAATACTCATGATGAGGGCGCTCGGCATCGTGCACGGCGACGTCACCTTCGCACTCGACGAAGAGAGCGGCGCATACAACGCTCGGATCGAGGCGGCCCGCCTGAGCCATGTCGACGGCATCGATCCAGACAGTCTGTCCGCGCGAGATCGATTCGTTGATTGAGTGGTCGATGAGCTGAGAGAGGTTATTCGTGGACATGGTTTACTCCAATCGGTGAGGTCGGTTCGGTTGCCGGGATCTGGTTACGCCTGCTCGCGAGAGGCGAGCCATGCTCGACCGGTCTCGGTTGCGCGCGCGTGATTGGCGTTTCGAGTCGCGAAGCCGATGCTCACGAGGTGCTCGATCGCGTTCCACCATCGCGCGGCATCGGGGCCCGCCATGCGGTAGCCGCTCGGTGTCAGCGATCCGTCCGCTGTAGCCGCCTCGGTGAGCACGACGACGCGGTAGGCGGTCAACTTGATTGGTTTCTGCGATGCCATGATTTGACTCTAGCTCCGGTCTTGAAAAGCGCTAGTGGTATTTCACCGAGGCCGAGGGAATCGGATCCGGATCCGCGTGCTCATGCCATCAGACCTTGACCGTACACGCGACTGGATACTGCCCGGCAGTCTGCGACATCCAGCGACCCGCGCTGACTTCGTACACGTGCAACCCGCGAAGCACGTAGGTGTGTGGCGGCTCGCCCGGGCCGACCGAGAACGTGTTGCGCACTTCCATCCACTGCCCGTTGACTCTGATTTGCTTGCTCACAACAGACAGCCTAGCTCGGTCGCTGAAAGATGCAAGCGGTATTTCAACCGCTCTTGAGTGTTGCCTTGTACACGGCGACAGTGACGTAGCCGTCACGGTGGCTCTTTGTGCGCACGACGCGAGAGCCGTCCGGCTGATAGGCCGTTTCAAAGCAAACTTTCGGCCCGGGCGCGCACACGATGCGCACTGCCGTCGACTTCGCTTCTGCCCACTTGAGATCGATGTTCTCCACACCTCAACCGTAGCTTATCCGGGACACTAGCGCAAGAGGCTCGGCTCGAGAATCGACTGCGCGCCGGGCGCAGACGGCAGACGGCAGACGGCAGACGGCAGACGGCAGACGGCAGACTGGATCGCGTATCCGCGGAAGACTAGATAAGCGCCGGGCCGGTATCCGGGACACTAGCGCCGGTTTCCCTAGGCGCTGTCGCAAGTTATGAAATACCGCAAGCGCTTTTCAGAGGCGGAGCTAGTCTGTGGTTTGTGAGCACCACGATGAAAACGCTTCGGTTCGGGATTGAGATTGAAACGGTCGGCGCGTCGCGCCCGACGATCGCTGCGGCGATTGCCACGGTACTCGGCGGCAACTACAACGGCGGCGAGACGGCGACCGACTCGCTCGGTCGCACATGGAAGGTTGTGCCCGATGGCAGCCTCGCAGGCGGATACGACCGTAGCGGCGAGATTGTCTCGCCGATCCTCACCTACGCCGACCTCGACACGCTGCAGGCGATTGTGCGTGCAGTGCGTGCGGCGGGCGCGCGGGTCGATAGCTCATGCGGCATTCACGTACACATCGACAGCTCGACGTTTACGGCAAAGAGCGTCGTCAACCTCGTCAAGACAGTGCACAAGCAAGAGCGCTTGATCGAGCACGCCTTGCGCATCGCGCCGAGTCGACTCGAGCGCTACTGCCGCCCGATCGATGCCGATTTCATGGCTCGCCTCGAGTCGACCACGGTTCGCACGATGGCCGATGTGTCGAATGCTTGGTACGGCTACAGCAACTCTTCGCCGAACCGCTACGACAGCTCGCGTTACCATGGCCTCAACCTCAACTCTCACTTTTTTCGCGGAACCGTTGAGTTTCGCTACTTCTCGGGCTCGTTGCATGCTGGCGAGGTCAAGGCGTATGTGCAGTTTGCGCTCGCACTCGCGGCCCGCTCGCTCACGATGAAGGCTGCTTCGAGCAAGCGCCGCGAATTCAACGTCGATACCGCGAAATACGACTTTCGCGTACTCATGATCAAGCTCGGCCTGATCGGCGACGAGTTCAAAACGTGCCGCCTCCATCTCTCGAAGCATCTCGAGGGTACGAGCGCGACGAAGCGAGCGGTCGTCGCGACGGCGGCGGTTGCCGCAACGGAGACCGCTGCAGCCGTCGAGACGGCCGACAACGGGGCAGCCGATGGCGAGTAAGCCCCGCGGCAAGCGGCCGACAGCGGCCCGCACAAGCGCTCGAGAGGCCCTCTACTTCGCATACGGCTCGAACCTGAGCCCGGCGCAGATGCAGGCGCGATGTCCAGGCGCCTTGATCGAGGCCCGCGCGACTCTCAGCGACTACGCGATCGCATTCGGCGGATTCAGTGCGAGATGGGGCGGCGGTGTCGCAAGTCTCGTACGAGTGCGAGGCGCCTGCACAGAGGGCCTGATCTACCGAATCGACAGAGACCTCATGAGTCGACTGGATCAGTACGAGGGTGTTCCCCGCGCATACGTGCGCATCGCGAAAGAGGTGCTTGACGAGCATGGACGGCGGCGTCGAGCGCAAGTGTATCTGCAGACGGACGCGTCGTTCGAATCCGAGAACCTGCCCTCTGCGAGGTACCTCGCTCAGATCCTCGCCGCCTACGATCGCCTGGGTTTCGACACCGATCCGCTACGTGCCGCAGTTGGAGGTTTTCAGTGACCATCGTGTTTGTGTACGGCTCATTACTTGCAGGGCAGGGCAACAACCGGTTGCTTCGTACGGCCCGATTCGTCGGGCCCGGGCGGACGGCACCCGAGTACACGATGCTTTCGCTAGGCGGGTTTCCAGGCGTCGTGAGCGGCGGCAGTACCCCGATCGAGGGCGAGTGCTACGAGGTCGACGGCCCGACGCTCGAGGCACTAGACAGGCTCGAGGGGCACCCAAGCTTCTACCGTCGCACGGCGATTGTGCTAGAGGACAAGTTGTCGGTTGAATTCTACTTGCTCAATACCGAGCACGTGCGAGAGCTGCCGATCGTGGTTTCGGGATCCTGGTTGAAGTACCGGCAGGGGCAAAGATGAGAATCGAGATTCGAGATGGTCGCGTGTTGCAGGGGACGGCGTTGCAGATCGTAAAGGCGATGCAGGACCTCGCATTCGGCGTGCAAGATTTCACGGTCGCGCAATACGTCGCTTGGGTCGTCGACAACTCGCTACGCATCGAAGAGCTAGTGCTCGACGTCAAGGGCGAGACCGACGACGAGCTTGCGCAGTCGCTCGTTGCCGAGATGCTCGGCAAGAATCTCGCGCGAAAGCTCGACTGAGACATGGCAACGAAGCCCGCCTCGATCGAATACGGTTGGGGTGCGGCGGCGAAACACAGTCGATGATTTTTGGCGGAACGTCGATCGCTCAGGCGGGCCGGATGCTTGTTGGCCATGGAAGGGTGCGCCCGACTCCGATGGCTACGGGCGAATGATGGTCGATGGGAAGCAATACAAGGCGCATCGGTTCGCATACGGCGTGACAAATGGATTCGTGCCGCCGAGTGTTCTGATCCGTCACTCGTGCGACAACCCGCCGTGTTGCAACCCGGGTCACTTGTTGACAGGCTCGCCTGCAGACAACATGCGAGATCGCGACGAGCGCGGACGGCATGTGTCTCGCCCCGGAGAGACTAACGGATCGTCCAAGTTGCTCGATGCGCAAGCCGCAGAAATACGCGCGCGGTTTTTGCGCGGCGAGTCGGCTGCCTCAATCGCGAGAGACTTCCCGCAAGTCACCTACTGTCAGACGAATCGAATCGCGCGCCGCTACAGCAGAACGAAGGACAATCAGCGTGGCCAGTAAACAGTTTCGACCGATGCTTGCAGCAACTTTGGAGTCTGTGACTCAGCTGCGATTTCCAGTGCTCGCCTCGCCAAAACTGGACGGAATTCGTACCGTGATTCGCGACGGCAAGGCTCTGAGCCGGAGCCTCAAGCCGATCCCGAACGAAGCGGTCCGCAAGTTTCTCGAGGGCCGCCCGGAACTCGAGGGTCTCGACGGTGAGTTGATGGTGCATGGCGCAACGTTTCAAGCGACGACGAGTGCGTTTATGAGCCGCTCGGGCGCGTTGCCTGCAGGCTGGTATTTCGGCGTGTTCGATGCTCTGCCGATCGTCGAGCGTGAGCCGTACACGCAACGGTTGATCCGCGCGACCGCCGCCGTCGCGAAAGCCGGGCCTCACATCGTGCTTGTCGAGCAGACCGAGGTTTGCAGCGCGGATCAGCTCGACACCTACGAAGCGAAAGCGCTAGAGCTTGGCTTCGAGGGCGTCATGATTCGTCGCGCTGCAGCCTTCTACAAGCACGGGCGCTCGACCGCGACCGACGGCGCCTTGCTCAAGCTCAAGCGCTTTGCCGACGGCGAAGCGACCGTGATTGGCTTCGCGGAGCGCATGCACAACGGCAACATTGCGACGACGAGCGCGACCGGTCGCACGCAACGATCGTCTGCGAAAGCAGGCAAGTCGCAGACGGGCAGTCTCGGCGCGTTGCTCGTGCGTGAGTGCAAGACCGGGATCGAGTTTGAGGTCGGCACGGGTTTCACCGAGGCGCAGCGACAGACGTTCTGGCGTACGCAAGCCGAGTTGCTCGGTCGCACGATCAAGTACAAGCACTTCGTGATCGGCGCGATGGTCAAGCCGCGGTTCCCGACCTTCATCGGGTTTCGCGCCGCAGAGGACATGAGCTGAGAGAGGGCCTCTCGAGCCCCGGCGCCGCCCGCGCCGCTCGAGGGTGCTACGTCGATGAGGTCGCTCGAGGCCCGCACCGCTCAGAGGCCCGAGAGCGCTCCGGGCTCGGTTGAAATACCGCTTGCGTGTTTCAAAGGCTCGCGCTAGAGTCTTGGTGTGAGCAAGATCATTTTCATCCGGCACTCATCAGGCGCAACGCATGCACTCGGCGGCAAGCGACTCGCGAAACTGCTCTCCGAGCTGAAAGCCGGGCGCGGGCAAGTCGAGATGTGCCGCTTGCAGGAAAACGGGTACATGGAGACGATGTCGGGTCACTGCATCAGCGATTTGACGTACGAGCTTGCTCTGCGCCTCGCATCCGGCGCAGCCGAGTGATCCCGGGCGGTTGTGAAATACCGCTTGCGTGTTTCAAAGCGTGAGCTAGGCTCAAGACGTGGACATCAGAGAGCGCGGCACCGGTTGGATTCTTTCACTAGTCGACGTCGTTTTCGTCGCGATTTTTCGGGTGCCTCTGACCCGCCCGTTTTGAGGCAAGCATGACACCCATCGAGTTTTGGCCCATCGTGCGACGCAAGGGCCGCGCGGGATACAGCGCTGCGCACTTCGCGGCGGTTAGCCCGCAAGCCGACAACCCTCTGCTCGTTGCCGAGCGACTCGCGGCCCGCGTGTCGGGCTCGAGTCGTGAGCGGAACTGGAGCGAGCTTTGCGAGTCTTGGGATTTTCTGATCGCGACGCTCGAGAGGCATTCGGCCGAGCCGCAGATCGCCAAGTTTCTCAAAGCGGCCGTGAAAGCGAAGAAGAGCGCGACCTGAGCCGGGGGAAACCCGAGAGGTCCCGAGTGGTTATGAAATACCGCTAGCGCTTTTCAAGGCTTGAGCTAGAGTCTTGTTGTGGGCACGAGAGCCCCGAGACGGAGTCGAAGATGTCGGAACAGAGCAACTATTACGAGAACTACTGCCGCGGCGGTGCTTTTGCGCGTGAAGATGCCGACGAATGCGGTTGTCGCGGATCAGGTTGGTTTCTGTCGGAGGTCGACACATGGCACGAGTGCCCGGCGCACTACGTAGCCGGTCAACGTCATCCCGAAGATGGTGATGTCTTCGAGGGCCCGGCAGAAGCGGTCGCGCGGGTCGCGCCGGTTGCTGTCGCGGTGGTCGAAGACGACGACATCCAGTTTTGAGATTTTGCCGACGGGCCGGGGGAACACCCCCGGCTCTCTGGCGAACACTCAGGATCAAGAGATGCAAAAGAATCGCAGAGCTTTCTTCGTACGGTCGACGACTCGCATCGATCGGCCCGAGCTGAGAGGCCCGACGTTCTACCCTGTCGTGCCTGGCACGCGTTGCCAGAACCTAGACCGCTTCTCGACCGCGAAGGCGGCTCGTGAGCGTATGGCGGCTCTGCTCGCAGGCATCGACGACTCGGCGGGCGAGTACATCTCGAGCGTCGACGCGTACTCGGTCGAGGTCAGAGTGTCTCTGAATGAGTACGGACGCGAAGTTGTGACCGAGATTGGTAGGCGGCATTACCTTTGCTCGATGCAGATCCGAGAACGAGCCGACAGCGCCGAGCACGTGACTGCCTGAGCACCGACACCTCGGCGCGAGTGATCAACCGTTCGATTTACCGCAAGCACTGGATCCGATGACGTCGGTAGGTGTCCCGTATGCGGTGTGCATGACGTCGATCAACTAGCGCTCGGATCGTAATCGCGCTCCGATCGTTTGTTGGCTTGACCCTGCGAGTCGATCGTCGCTAGACCGCAGAGGCAGTCGCGCCGGTGTTAGCGTGATTACGGGTCGCGGGTCATGACTCGCGGTTGCAGCGAATACATCCGAGAGCAAACGGAGGCCGGTTGATCATGGCGCGAGCAAAGCTGCCTACGGGCATGTTTGGTTCCGAGGCAGAGCTGTGCGAGTTGCTCACGAAAGTAGCCCGAGCTGCAGGGTTTCTCGTGCATGCCGAGGTCGGCGGTTGGGATCTGGTCATCGTGTCGCGCGAGACCGGCTTGCAGTGCGGCGTGCAGGCCAAGCTGAGACCGAACGTCGATGTCTTGGCTCAGGCGTTCGGTACCGACTCGCACGAGCCCGGGCCCGCGGTGCACGCGGTGCTCGTACCGGTGCCCTCAAGAGCCTTTCTGCAGGTCGCAGCGCGGCTCGATGTGATGGTGATCCAGGGCGTGACGCTCGACCGCTTCGACTTGGCTAGCGCTGTCTCGAGGGCGCCTCGGTGGCAGCATAAGGCGCCGCTCTGGGTGCCCGACGTCGAGATCATCACGCCGGCAGGGGTAGCGAGCCCACGCAAGGTCACTGAGTGGAAGGTCAACGCGGTCAAGTTGTGCTTGCTGATCCGAGAGCGCGGATACGTGACGACCGCTGACATGCGGCGACTCGGGCAAAATCGATCGTGGTGGTTCATGCGATCCGCGCCGATCCTCGTGCGCTCGGAACACGAGTCGAGACAAGCTCGCTACGTCTTCGCAGATCCGTCGAGCCCGCTCGTGCCGGATCTTCGATGGCCCGAGATCGTGACGGCTCTGCAGATCGGTGAGCGCAACCTTCGCGACCGAGAGGCGCGCGAGCTGGAGATCATCGAGTCGATCGCCGCTCACGCGTTGCCGCCGCAGTCGTCGATTCCCTCGCCTGTTTGTGTTCCGAGAGGTCGACCGCGAGTACGCACGAAGGCCGAGCAGAGTGTTCCCAGGCAGTCGATGCTGCCGCCTCCGATCGGCGGCGACTTCGAGCCCATCTCGGAACGGATCCTCAAGCCGCCTGCGAATGCTCGGCATGCCCTTGCTTGTGTAGAGCCTCTCGCCAAGCGACGCGCCCGCGCCTGAGATTTGCGCACGAGCATGTCTGCGTTGCGGCTCTGATCGGAATACCGTGCAGGGGACCCTCCTAGGTCTCTTCGGTGCGCGTGATCTGCGAGGCCCTTTTCAGACAAGGGCCTCGCAGGTCGTTTCGATCGGGAGGTCGTGTGAAACGGGTCAACATCAACGATCGGCGTTGGGGGCGACTGCCTCGCTTCTGCAGCGGTCAGATCCTGCGAGACGCGCGCGAGAGTGCGTCGCTCACGTTACGAGTCGTGAGCGACGTCACGGGGATCGCGAGTTGCTCGATCAGCGACATGGAGCGCGGGATCGCAGCAACCCCGCTGCATCACGTGCACGTGCTCTGCGAAGCCCTGCAGCTCGACCGAGCGAAGCTCATCGAAGCCATTTTGCAAGACAAACTTCTCGAGGTCGGGTTGATCGGCTACGCGGTGTGTGTGGCCCCGGGGCCACACAGCCAAACCGCCGCAACCGAGCTACCCGAGGCCGCCGACCGGGCCGGCTCAACCGAGGCCGCTAGCGGCCCGCATACGGGCTCGAGGCGGGGTTAGTGCTAGGACGCCACGTCAAGCGAGCCACTGTCGCCAAATCGCCTCGCAGCGGGCTCGGTGAGCCGATGTGGGACAGCTTACTTTCTGAAGTCGCTCGACAGCGAGCCCTTCATGCGGGACACTAATGGTGTGACGAGACTACGCTCACCCTTGCGCAGCAGTCGCGGGCGCAGCCGCTTGAGCGGCTCGCAACCAGGCGACCGCAGCGGCACTCGGGCGCTTGCGTCGACGAGTGCTCTCGCAGACGGCGCACAAAGTCTGGCGACCGGTCTTGCGAACGTATGCCTCGCCACACTTGCGACAATCAGGCGTTGCGATCGTCCGAGAACCGAGCCACGTGACATCGCCTCCGCTGTTTTCGGCGATCTTACTCAGAGCCATGTTTTCGATCTGCCGCACTCGCTCGCGTGTGATCGACATGACACGGCCAATCTCTTCGAGCGTCATCCCAAATGGGTGCTCGCTCACGGCCTGTTGAGCGGCGGGGTGCATTTCCCATTCGAGATCCGACCACGGATCAGGTATGTGCGCCGGGGCTCGACCACGTCTCGGCGCGGGTCTTTGGGGACAGACCTCGAGCACGGTTTGAGATGTCGCAGCGATTGGCGTTTTTCGAATGCGAATCTTGTACGGCACGCCAGAGTTTTAGTGGCTCTAGCAATGTGGGAGCTAGGCCCCTCTAGCTATTGCGTTGGCGATTTTAGTTGCACATAAACGAGACCCAAGAGGCCCGCATACCGGGCGCGAGACGAAAAACCATGCGAAAAGTATTGTTGTTGTCGGCTATTCGGTTGGTACGTGGCGATCAGGCTGCTCTCGACGAGATTCTGCGCGCCTTGCGCAAGACCTCGGGAAACATGCGGCAAGCCTGCGAGCAACTCGGGCTTGGCAAGTCGTCGATGTATCGACTCATCGACGAGCTTGGCGCGCGAGAAGCGGTCGACGCTCTGATCGAGTCGAAGGGCTACAAGGTCAAGGGTCGCGACAAGGATCGGGCGGTCGAGCCGGCTCGTCGTAAGCGGATCGAAGATGAAGTCGGGGCTGCAAGTCGACGCAAGCGCAAGGCTTCAGTGACGACTCTCAAGACGAAGCCCGAGCACGAGCCCGTAGCTGCACAAGGCCCGCGCGCTCGCGTCAAAAAGGCTTCTGCATGAGTGCGTCAGACAAGGCACGAACATTCGCGCTCAAGAGACGGACGTTTGTGCTGCAGTCAGAGCCGCAAGTCTCACCGAGTACGAAGTTGATCAGTAGCGTGACGGTGCTTTTGTTGGGAGCGCACGATCACATCAGCGTTTGGAACAGAGGCGTTCACTCGGGCGATCTCGTGATGGCAGATGGCGACGGCGCTCAATTCGCGACAGTGCTCGGGTTGACGGAAGTCGAGGCCGACGAATGAGTGCTCTCACCCAATGCAACTTTTGCGATCTGCGCGACATTCGGCGTTGGGCCGAGAAGAAAGGGCAAGTCGTGCACCTCGTCGACAACAAGCCCGACGGCCCGGGTAATGACGATGGTGTAACGGCGCTCGTGTGTCGGCCCGACGAAACGCCTACTCACGCTGATCACTTCGTCGCGTGGTTCATGGAGCTTCCAGACAAGTGCGCGTGCAACTCGTGACGTGATACGCCTTCGCGAGTGCTCTGCACTCGGTGCCACAAGCAAGCCGCTGTCGAGGGGACACGGCGCTGCGAGTCGTGCCGAACGTACATGAACGAGCGGCAACGCGAGCAACGCATCCGACGCGAGCGCGAGTCTCGATGCCTCTGCGGGCGATCGTGCGGCGACTATCGGATACGGTGCGACGCATGTCTCGACGAAGAGCAGAGCGCTCGCGACGAGCTGCAGGCCCGACGCGAGCGCGAGCACTCGTGCATCTTGTGCGGCAAGCGTAGCCCTGCAGCGGGCCTCAAGACGTGCCGAGCCTGCATCGACCGGCTACTACGGCGTTGAGACGGCTGCGGGCCGCACACGAGGTCGAGGGCCGCTCGTACGCTTCGCTTTGCCGCCCGTCAGACGCTCCCATCGCTCAACGATGACGTCGCAGTATTCGGGCGACAGCTCGATCGCGGTGCAGGAGCGTCCAAGCTGTTCCGCTGCGATGAGAGTCGAGCCCGAGCCTGCGAACGGATCGAAAACTGTTCCCTCGCTGAATCCCAAGCACCAAGCCATCAGAGCAACGGGCTTCTGCGTGGGGTGCTGCCGCTTCTCGGATTCACCCGCGCGAATCATGCCGTTCCAGAGCTGCCGATGAATGCGCGCGGGCCCGGGCCGATTCGACCACGCAAGCTCTGCATCTGCGAAGTTGTTTTTGATCTCGGTGTCGGCTCGCTTGTCCCAAATCAACCAGCCGCCCGCGGGCGGCAGCTGATCCGCGAAGTAGTTGCCGCCCCAAATCGTGACGACGTCACCGAGCGCGATGAGCCAGCGAACCTCTGGCGTTTTGCCATCGCCCGCGATCGGCGTGTACTTGCCCTTCTTCGCTTTGTGCCATGGCCCGTCGATGCAACCGACGACTCCCTTTTGCACGACAGAGATACCGTAGGGCGGATCGGCCAACACGGCGCCGAATCGATCGGGTTGCTTCACTGTCAGGGCGTCGGCGCAGATCAGCCGATGCTTGCCGAGCGTCCAAATGTCACCGAGCTTGCTGACTGGCTTGCCCTTCGGCAGCTCGGGAACCTCGTCTTCGGTGATCTCGCTGCGACTGGCGCGATCGGCATCCGCGATCAGCTTCTCGACCTCGGCAGCCGACCAACCGGTGCCGGGTAGATCGTCCGTATGCTTCGACATCAGCGCCGCGAGTTCGGCATCGTTCCAGCCGCCCTTGATCACGAGCTGATTCGAGGTGACTAGGTACGCCTCGGCTTCGTGCTCGTTGCGGAAGTTCACGCCTCGCACGACGGGAACACACCACGTGCCGTCGGCAGAGACCTCGATGCGATCGGGCGGCGCCTGCCCCGCGGCTTTCTTCGCAAGCAACTTCTCGAGGCGACCATGCCCCGCAACGATGCGCTGCGTGCCTTCGTCGAAGCAGATCGGCTCGACGTAGCCGAACCGGTCGAGCGACTCACCGAGCCCGTCGAGGTCGTGCTCTTTCGGGTTGCCGGGCCATGTCGCCAGCTCTTCGAGGGGCACCCATTCGAGGCGCATTTTGCTTTGTGGCCCCGGGGCCACACGGGTGTTCCGACGTTGAGTCAAAGGCCAACAACCCTTCCGCTGTTCCAATCGGCATGAAAGCCGGGCGTGCAGCCGAGCCGGGGATCTTGCTCTGCCCAATCGCGCCCGAGTGTCCGATACATCACCGGGATGTCGTGATCACACGCAAGGCCGACTGCGATGAGCATGCCGTCGCTGATGCCGAGGTCGGTGTAGACGATCACGGATTCAGCGAGTAGCAGCCACGCGCAATGCCCCGCGATGCCTTGCGCGCGATCGACGTCGCGCGTGTCGTCGAGGACTCTCGGATAGAGCAGATGGCCCAAGAATGGCGCCTCGCCTCGACGAAGCGAGTCGAGCATGCAGGCGTCTGCGTATTGGAGGTTGAGCTTGAGATCGCCTCTGAAGGGCGACTCGATGCAGACGGGCTTCGCGGTCGGTAGGATCATTTCGATTGGCTCGGCTATCCGACGATCTGGTTGGTCTTGAGATACGCTGCGGGCAGTTACGAGAGCAAGTTGAGGGATCGATGAGTCTGCACGTTCTACAACTAGCAGTTCCCGCGAGTGGCGATACCGGTCCCGGCGCCGGGCGAGTCGTTCGTGATCTCAGCAACAAGACACTGCAGATCGTCGGCGGCGACGGATCGTGGGATGTTCAAATTTCGCTCAACGGGACCGACTACGCGACGGCGCTCAGTGGCGTAGACCCGGGCGAGGTCTATCTTCTCGAACACGCGTGCTCGCACGTTCGAATCAATGCTCTGGTCAACACGACCGCACCGGTCGTGTTGCTCGCAGGTCACCTCTAAAAGACTGGACCTATGGCCCCTCGAGACGGCGAGATCAGCGCGGAGCAGCGCATCGAGAGTGTTGCCGGTACGCGCAACACGGTGGTCAAGGCGTACGAGATCGGGCGCGACTACGCCGGGCTCGAGAAGGCCGAGCAACAGAGCGAGGCATCCGACGACACGATCATGAGCATCTCGACGGCGTTCGCTCGAGACCAGATCGAGCCGCCGTACAGCCCCGATCACCTCTGCAAGTTGTTCGAGCACTCGGCATCACTACGGCAGAACGTCGACGCGTACATGACGAACATCGACGGGTTTGGACACACGTTCGACCCGGTGATCCAACTCAAAGAAGCCGCGGGCCGCGACATGGTGCGCGACGCGATCTTCATCGAGCGATACGAGGCCGCGCACAACCCACCGGCTCGGAAACCGGGCGAGCCCGTGCAGCCGGCTCCGGAAGTACTGATGCCGACCGATGCCGACATCGAGGCTCGGATCGATCAACTGCGAGCACAGATGCGAATGGAGCGCGCGCGAGTCGAGAGCTTCTTCTCGTACTGCGTCGCAGAAGAGAGTTTCACGAGCCTCCGGCGCCGCACTCGCCAAGACATCGAGGTCACCGGGAACGGCTATTGGGAAGTGATCCGCAACGGCGTCGGCGAGATCTCGCAGTTCGTTTACATCCCGTCGCGGTCGATGCGCGTGACCTCGAAAAAGCCGCACTCGGTCGAGGTGCCGCAGCTCGTGCGATTCGGTTCGCTTGCTCATCGCAAAGAAACGTTTCGCCGCAAGTTTCGCCGCTACCTGCAGACGGGCGGTGATCATCCGATCTGGTTCAAAGAGTTCGGCGACCCTCAAATACTCAGCTCGAGGACGGGCAAGTCATACGACACGCTCGAGCTTCTGCAGGCTACAGAACACGGCGTCCCGGAAGCGACCGAGGTGTTCCACTTCAAGATTCACGCGCTCACGACGAGCGCATACGGCGTGCCGAGATGGATCGGGAACCTGCTCTCGGTGCTCGGCTCGCGAGCCGCCGAAGAAGTGAACCTCGCTTACTTCGACAACAAAGCGATCCCGCCGATGGCGATCCTCGTGAGCGGCGGGCGACTCGGCGAAGAGTCGGTCAAGCGCATCGAGGATTTCGTCGAGGTCCAGATCAAGGGCCGCAAAAACTTTCACAAGATCCTCGTGATCGAAGCGGAGACGACCGCGGGCGCGATCGGTCTCGGCAACGAGAACGCCGGGCACATGCGCGTCGAGATCAAGACGCTGACCGACGCGCAACTCAAGGACGGCCTGTTCCTCGCTTACGACAGCGCGAACATGGACAAGGTCGGTATGGGCTTCCGGCTGCCGCGGTTGCTGCGCGGCGACATTCGCGACTTCAATCGCGCGAGTGCCGAAGCCGCTCTCGACTTCGCTGAAAGCCAAGTGTTCGGGCCCGAGCGCAACGACTTCGATTTCGCGATGAATCGCCACGTGCTCCCAGCGCTCGGGATCCACCACTGGCAATTCAAAAGCAACGGCCCGCGCCTCTCGGACTCGCAGAGTTGGGGCGACATGATCGTCAAGCTCACGGTCGCTGGCATCCTGACGCCAGAGGATGCGCGCGCGCTTACCGGGACGAAGGTTCTCTCGCAAGAGCTACCCCTCATCTCGGCCGACTGGATCCGTCAACCGTTGCCTCTGACGATCGCAGGTGTGCAGCTCGACACGTCGCTCGACAACAACATCCCGCTAGCCGCGGCAGAGGGCGCAGGCGGCGCTGGGTTGCCCGATACGACCACGGGACCGACGCCAGCACCGGGCCTCGTCTCGGCTGCCAAGGGGCGGTTGCTAGCGCGCGCCAAAGACCTGATCCGGTTGCGCGATGCGTTCCGCAAACAAGAGACCGCTCAGGCGGTGGCCACACACAAGAAGCTGCAGGCTGCGGCCGATGCTGAGACCGACGAAGACGAGATCGTCATACGCATGACGGCCGAAGAGCTGGCGACGAATTTCGGGATCACGCGCAAAGAGACATGAACATCTGGTCGCGCGGCGTGGCGGCAGCCGAGGATCTCGCGACCGAGCTGCTCGGCGTGAGCGTGCACAAGGCGGTCGACCCGCTCGACCCGGACGGCTTCGTCGTGATCGGCGATCGGGTCGCGGCTGCCCTACGCAAAGCGGTCCGGGGCGGGGAAGCCGACGTGGTTCGAGGCGCGCTCGATGCGCTCAACATCGATTGGAACAAGGCTTCTCCGAACGCTGTCGACAAGGCGATCGATGCCGCGAAAGCTTCGATCAAAGCGCACTACGAAAAGTTCGTGCTGCCGAAGGTCAACGACACGCTCGAGTTGCAGGGCCCGATCCTGATGAAGGGCGTCAAGAGGGCCGTGATCGCCCGCGAGAAGATCGAGATCGCCCCGATGCTCTCGCTGCGCGACGAGGGCGCCGAGACCGCGATCCGACGGCAGCACGTCAACTTCATTCGTGACAGCGCGGGCAAGCGGCTCGAGAGGATGAGTGAAGAAGCCCGCGGCATCGTCGCTCGAGGCTTTTCGGAGGGCCTCGGTCGCAACGTCATCGGGCGAGACCTCAAAGACCATTTCACCGACCGCATCGTGCGGCCCGACTCGTATTGGAACGTCGTCGCGAGCGCATACATCGGCCGAGCGCGATCGACGTCGCAGGTCTACGCGTACGAGGATGCAGGGATCCAGACGTTCGAGGTCGTCGCGGTGCTCGACGAGGTGACGACCGATCAGTGCCGTTTCATGGACGGGCAGGTGTTCACGATCCGATCGGCTCGACAGATCCTCGATGTGGTCGAAGACATCGAGGATCCCGAGGACGTCGTGCTCGCGAATCCGTGGATCCGAAAGGGTCGCGATCCGTCGGGCGGTATGCGGCTCTTCGTGCCGACGAAGGGCGGGGGAACAGAAACGCTGGCGAAGATCGATCGCAGCGGTCTCGGCAAGCTCGACGACAAGGGCTCGTTCTCGGGCGGCAAGAGTGCTGCCGGTCTGAGCAAGCTCGGTGTCTCGATGCCGCCCTATCACGGGCTCTGCCGCACGACGATCGTTGCTGGCGCAGAGATGTCGGAAGAGAAGCCGGTGCGCGCGCCGAGAGCGAAGCCTGCGCCGAAGCCCGAGCCGAAGCCCGAGCCGAAGCCCGAGCCGAAACCAGAGACACCGTTCAGCCCGCTCGAGGTTGAACCGATCCCATCGTATCCGACTCAGCTGCGTCTACCGATGAGACTAACGCCGCCTGCGAAGCCGGTGATTGTTCCGCCTGTCGTCGCAGAACCGAAACCGAAAAAGCCTCGAGCGCCTCGCAAGAAGCCTGCAGCCGACGCGCCGGTTGCTGCGAAGCCGGCTCCGGTGACAGCGTTGCCTGCTGAGTCAGCTTGGATGCAGGAGCCGACACTCGATGTCGTGTTCGATGACGACGCGCCTGGCGGTGGTGTGAACGGCGCGCGGCTACTCTCGGTGAGAGACGCAAAAGCAACCGGATATGCGCATGCTCTACAAGGTGTTTGGAAGCCGATATCGACAGAGAGCTATGGTCTGCGCACGGGCATTGAGGCGGGCTCGTACTATCAACGCGAAGCTGCAATGTTCGAGTTGGATTCACTTCTTGAAGGCAAGCCCGTTGTGCCGCCCACCATCGTGCGAGAGCACAAGGGCGAAAAGGGCAGCTTTCAACAGTTCGTCAGTAACGCTACGTCTACAGTAAAGATCCGCGCCTCTGAGCTGCAACAGGCGAGCGAGCGTCATCTTCAGACAGAGCCCTCGTTGCGGCGATTGTTTCTGCTCGACGTGATCGCAGCGAACGACGATCGACACGTTGGCAACACGCTCTGGACCGGGAGAGGCAACAACATGAAAGCGGTCGCAATCGACAACGGGCTGACGTTCCCAAAGAGGCCGTGTCGATTCCTCTTTGCCGTGCCGGATCCGAAGGTCGCAGATGCGCTAATGAAGTTCGACGCGACGAGTCTCGAGCAACTCAAGTCATTGAAGCTCGAGGACGTCGCGGCGATTCTGCACAAGCAACCCGACATTTTGGAAGAGCAGATCGCGGCAACTCTCGGCCGGATCAAGTCACTGCAGAACGATCACGCTCAATTCGAAAAGTTTATCCCGAAACCGGGCACGTACGGGGCTAACAGAGTCGACGAACGCCAAACCGAAATTCATCGCTGGCTCGGCAAGCATACGACCGAGCGAGTCATGGACGGTGAGATCACCGAAGACGAGAAGCTCGAGATCTACAAGCTCGCGAAACGGGCGATCGACTAGTCTTCGACGGTCTCGATGCGAAAGAACGTCCCGATCAGCTTGTCGAGGGCGTCGTAATACTTCTGCCCGTCTGTCGGTTTGAAGACACCGGCGCTCGTTGCCATCGTGCCGAGCATGCCGCTAAACATCAGCGCTTGATCGGGCTCGAGGTACTCGATCACGACCTTGTCTGCATCCTTGTCGAGAGTGAATGTGCAGATCGTCACCTCATCTTCGAGGTCGTCTGGCGAAGCGGCAACTAGGCGTTTCATGGGCAGGGCCTTTCACAGGTTCTCAGGACAAGTGTGCTGCATCCGGGACACTAACGCAATGCGAATCTCGAGTGTACACGCTGCGCTAATGTAGGCGAGGACTGCGGCGAGAAATCGACAGCGAGTGCACGAGCCCGGTAGGGCTTTCGTATGCCCGGTGAACTGATCGAGTTGTTCGTCGACAAGTCGCTCGCTCGTCGAGTGCTGACGAAGGTCCAAGACGTGATCATGACCTCGTTCGTCGACGATCGCTCTCGCATCACTCGAGCCGAGACCGTTCGTCGATTCAAGATCGTCGAGACCCTGTTCCGCGAGTTGCGGGCAGAGGGTTGGCCGCATCAGCGCATCCTCGATGTGATGCCGGAAGCGTTGCGACACAAGCTCGACGGCACGCCTTGGGAGCCAGACTTCACTCGCAACGTCTGGCAACCGAGCGGCAATCGCGGGTGAGCTAGACGCGTCACAAGTTGCGCCGGTCGCTCGAACGAGCATCTACTTGCCGGCTAAGGGAGCCCGACAGAATGCCGACCTTCGCAGAGCAGATCGCCGCTACGAATGCCAAACTCGACGCACTGATTGCCGGGCCGCCGCCGCCCGCGCCGCCCGCGCCCGAAGAGTTGAAACTCACCCCTGCAGAGGCACTCGCGACGATCACGGCAGAGTTGAGCAAGAGCGACACGACTCCAGATCGCGCGACCTACCTCAAGTCAGTGCTCGCGGAGATCGCGAAGTCTCATTGGGAAGCGACCTCGTTCATTCAGCTCAAAGTGTTGCACGATCCGCTGTTGCAGGTCGCGACGACGACGGTTACCCCGGTTGCGAATGCGAGCACGGGCCCGGCTGCAACCGGCTTCTCGAGCAACGAGCCGTTGACCGGTATGGCCAAGGCTCAAGAGATGCAGAAGCTGATCGTCGACCGCGATGCGCTCAAAAAGGCGATCGCGAAGTCGCGGCTCACCGACAAGATGGCCGAGATCAAGACCGTCTTTCAGATCGCGGACACTGAGTTGGAGACCGAGTACGACCTGCGATGGAAGATCGGCGACATCGTCGACATGTTGCAGAAGGCGATCAAGCTCGAGCAGTTCGTCGGTGACCCGATGCTCGCGCCGGTCGCGGCGCCGTATGCGCCTCCGGGCACGACGCCCCCGACACCGACGAGTTTCACTGCAAACGACAAGTCGCCATGGCCCGCCGACATGGCGAAAGCCAAGTTCGACGACAAGGAAGGTCTCTTCAAGGCGGACCTTCCTTCGTGGGGTCGCGACGGCGAGAAAGCCTAGTGCCAGAGGCAACGTTCAAGTCGGCGATCGCGGGTGCTCTCGCTCTGATTCCAGAGGGCCCCGATACGGTCGTAATCGACGGCGGCGACGAAGCCGGCGACGTCACGACGCTGATCGCGACGGCACAGCAGTCCGGCTCATCGTGGGTCGTCGAGATCCCGCAAGTGGGCTCGATGCTCGAGGCGCTGTCGAAGCAAGAGAACCTCTCGGTGTTCTACATCGAGGCGTTGCCGGGCAGTCTCTTCGTGACGTGTGAGCCGCTCGCGGCGGGCCGCAGTAGCGTGATCATGAGCAAGGGCGTGATCGGCTACACCGCGCCCGAGCCGCCGCCCGAGATCAAGCCGGGGCACGAGCCAACGCACAAGCGGATCACCAAGTTGCTCAAGACTGCAGAGGAACGCTACGTGCTCGGTGTCGTGCTTGTGCCCGAGCACAAGGACTCGCAAGGCGACATCTACTCGCACGACGAAGTTCGCAACGCGGCACACGTGTACATGGAGAAGGCTCAGGCACTCGGCAAGCAACACGGCGAGATCGTCACGGGTAAGCTCAAGATCCTCGAGAGCTACGTTGCACCGGTCGACTTCGTGCTCGAGGCAGAGACCATCACGAAGGGGACATGGATTCTCGGTATCCGAGTGGTCGATGACGACCTCTGGACCGAGGTCAAAAAGGGGAGCTTCACTGGCTTCTCAATCGGCGGCGAGGCGTACCGCACACCCGAGACGCCCGCGGCGCGCGGGTAGTTTCATTGCGGTGCGGATCCGCACTCAGTTACGTTGATCGACAAGAGGGCTGAAACCGTATGACACACCGACAGCGAGTGCGGGTCCGCAAAGAAGAGCCGGCTGCAGGCGCGACAACTCGATTGACGGAGATCGTCGTCAACGAAGTCTCAATCGTCGATCGCGCTGCGAATCAGCGAAAGTTCCTCGTCGTCAAGGCGGATCCGCCCGCGCCGCCCGCGCCGCCCGCGCCGCCCGCGGCAACACCGCCTGCGGCTGCGATCCAGATGTCGCCAGAGTTCAAGGCGACTGTGGCTCAGGTGCTCAAGAGTGCGAGCGAAAAGATCGCGCTCATCTCGAAGGCTCTCGAAGGCGCAGTCGAGACTCCCGGAGCGCCGCCGCCGCCCGAGCTAGTGCAGCAGATGGTCGCGATCGGCGGGCTCTTCGCAGCCAAGCCTGCGGCGCCCGCGGGCCCTCCGCCGCCCGCGCCAGCTGCCGCGCCGACCTTCAAAGCTGGTCGGAAGATCAGCGCGGCTCGTCTGGCGCAACTCAACGCCGCGAAGCAGGCGATCGACAGCGTGATCAACGACGCGGGCGCTGCAGCCGACGGCGACGAAGACGACGACACCGATGGCGACGAGCCTTCGAAGACCTCGAAGAGCGACGAAGCTGTTCCGTCCGTAGAGCCGAGCGCTGAGATCACTGCGATCCAGGCGGCGATCGCATCACTCGCTGCGAGCATGGAGAAGATGACGCTCGTTTTCGACGGGCAGAATAGCCGCCTCGACTCGCTCGCGAAGTCGCGCGGCGAGAGCCGACAGGTCGACATCGACAAGGCCGGCATCACCAAGCCCCCCAAGCCCGTAGTGTGGGGCATGGACATGAACAAGCCGCTTCCGACCGACGCGCCGTCCGAGCGCAGCTTCTAAAACCCCGAACCTGACCGATCACCGTTTGACGGGCGACCCGACCGGGCGCTCTTTGGAGATTTCCGTGCAAGCAAACAAGACGATCCTCGAGAAGGCCGACATGGCTCTAGGTGACCTGACGGCCGGAGGGTTGCTCTTGCCGGCTCAGGCTCAGAAGTTCATTCGCATCCTCATCGACGAAGGCAAGCTGATGAAGCTTGCGACAGTCACGCCGATGAAGTCGCACACGCAGGAGATCAACAAGATCAAATTCGGCACGCGCGTGTTGCGCGCCGGGCAAGAGAACACGGCTCTGCTCGCTGCAGAGCGCGCGAAGCCGACGACGAGCAAGGTCTCGCTCGTCGCGAAGCTCTTCAAGGGGCAGGTCAATCTGACCTACGAAGTGCTCGAGGACTCGATCGAGCAAGAGACGCTCAAGACGACGATCATGCAGTTGATGGGCGAAGCCATCGCGCGTGACATCGACGAGATTCTCGTGCGCGGCGACACGACTCTGGTTGCCGATCCGTTCCTCGCGCAGTTCGACGGCGTGCTCAAGCAAGCCGTGAGCAACATCGTCGATGCGTCGCAGACGCCTCTCACGAAGACGATTCTGCGCGACATGATCAAGGCGATGCCGAGCGCGTTCCTGCGCAATAAACAGGACCTGCGATTCCTGACGTCGGTCGATGCCGAGATCGACTATCGCGACAGCATCTCGAACCGCATGACCGACAAGGGCGACAAGGCTCTCGACGGTGCGGCTCCGGTCGGCTACTCGGGCATCCCGGTGATCGACGTGCCGCTGTTCCCCGAGAACCTCGGCGTCGGCACCAACGAGACGGACATCTTGTTGCTCGATCCCAAGAACATCAACGTCGGCATCTGGCGCAACATCCAGATCGAGACGGACAAGGACATCGAGGCCGGTCGCGTGATCATCGTCGTGACGATGCGCATGGACATGAAGTTCATCGAAGAGACCGCGGTCGTCAAAGCTGTCGGCGTGACTGTTTCCTGAATCTCGGGTAGCGCTCTCAGGCGCGCACCGAGAGGGGCCGCCGACCACACGGTTCGGCGGCTCTGTTATTTGAAAGGACCGAACGATGGCGATGCTAGTCAGACTCAAGCCGATCAACGAGCGCAAGGGCTTCAATGTCCGGACCTACATGGTCGAGGGCGCTCGATTCTACGTCGATCGCGGTTGGTACGAGGTCGACGACTCGTTGGCCGAGCGACTCTCGACGTTGCATCAGAACTACGACGATCCCGACAGCCCGCCGCTCTTCGACGTGATGACGCGCGATGCGGCGGAGGCTCTCGAGCAGAGCGAGATCGATCGCGAAGCGAACGCCCGTGCGTCGGCAAGTCGACCGGCTACCGCGCAAGGCTCGCGACGTGTCTCTACGCCGGGCCGCGCACGATCGAACCGCGAAGGCGAGGGTGACTTGACCTCGGCCGACGTGACGGGTCGCAGGCAGCTTCTCGACCCGGATCCCGACGGCGACGAGCTGATCAACGAGAACGACGAAGGCCGAGCGGAGCGCTACTACCACGGGCCTCGGAACAACCCGAGCCACAAGAACAAGCATCAGCACGAAGACGACGGCACCGAGAGCGCGCCGGACTACGACGGCACCGACTCGGGCGCTGACAGCGGGCCCGACAACACGCTTTCGAGCGGCAACTTTCTCTCGCGCGACGAGCCGAAGAACGACGAAGAGCGGAACGGCCGTGAGCGAGTGACCGAGATCGCTCGCGTCAAAGCGGTAGCCGACAAGACCCGAGCGCTCGAGAAGATTCATCGGCGCGACACGGCCGATGATCGCGAAGAGCACGATCGAGAGGTCGACAGCGAGCAGGCGAGCCGGCACGACAAGGATCCGGCCGAGATGTTTGCTCGCACCAAGACGCTCGAGGTCACTCAGTACGATGACGTCGAGAAGCCCGAGACTCATTTTCTTCGAGGTCGCGGCGAGCGGCACGAGGAACACAAAGAGCGCGCGCGGGCGCAGCAGTTGGCTCAGGACAAGACTCAGGTCGGGCGCAACAAGCCCGACGTCGAGCATCACACCGACGAGACCCGCGAAGTGCACGCGGCCCGCAAGCGAGTCGAGCACGACCGTACGAATCCCGATCGCACTCGTGTGTCGGCCCGACCCGAGGACCAGGAGATCGTCGAGAGTGCGAAGCGAGAGCACGCGACCCGCAAGGGCGAGCATGCGACCCGAGTGAAGGCAGACCCGCAGCTCTCTGCCAAGGATGCTCCGCAGCACAGCGCGTCCGAGAAGACGAAGGTCGAGGTGTCCGAGCGCAGCCGCGCAGAGAACGCGGCTCGCACTGAGAGCGGGCGTTCGCAGAGGCGCAAGCACTAGACTGCACCCCGAGAGCGGGGTTGTTCCGAGCGGGCAAGCTTACTCGCTCGAGAGAGGGTGAATCGCAGTGCCGAGCCTCTACGCGACTGCCGATCAACTTCGCGGCGAGGGCGTTGCCGAAGAGACGACTGATGCACGGCTGCTCGAGAAGATCGGCCGTGCATCGCGTCAGATCGACCGTTGGTGTGGATGGTGGTTCTGGCCGAAGCCGATGTCGATCGTGCTCGATGGCACGGGCGCTCACATCCTGCAGCTCGGCATTCCAATCTGCGATCTGACCGGCATGGTGATCGACGGCGAGGACACGCCTCTCACCGAGGTCCGCGTGTACAACCGACACCTCACTCAGGATCTGACCAATCCCGACGATCGGAACAACCCAAAGCTCGTTTGGGATGGTCGATTCCCGCGCGGCACGGTCAACACGCGGCTTACCGGCTTCTTCGGCTACACCGATTTCAGCGAGAGCGATCCGCTTGGCGAGACGCCGGTTCTGATCACTCAGGCATGCGCGATGATGGTGATCGCGGATCTCGCAGCGCTCGGTGATTCAGACGCTCGAGACGAAGCGCGCAACCGCGGTCGAGTGACGGGGCTACGCACTCGCGATCAAGAGATCTCGTATGCCGCGCCGGCGCGTGACGCTCGAGGCGTCGGCGCGTGGACCGGCGACAGCGCGATCGACAGCATCATCGCTTCGTATCGCAGGCCGCCGACGCTCGGTGCCGTCTGATGAGTGAGCGCACTGTTTTCACGTGCGACCGATGCGGGCGCGAGACGACGCTCCCTGAGAAGCGCGGGCTAGGCGAGCAGTTTCGAGTTACGGTCATCGATTGCGGGCCTGTGATGCGCGGCATGGACAACAACGTGACCAAGATGCAGATTTGCGCGACGTGCACAGAGGCTCTTCGAACCTGGCTCCGCGGTGATGAATGAGTCGGTCGCGGAACAGTCGGCGAGGTCGGAAGTGCAACCGGCCGATCAGCGGTCTCACGAAGCTCGACCGCGCGATCGAGCATGGTCGACGGCGTGCGGCTCTCAAGCGAGAGGCGCCGGGCGACGAGACGAAGGTCGAGCGGCATCACGAGCGCTGGGATAAATGGAACTGGGATTGAGGTGCTGTCGTGCCGAGAGGTCGTCTGGTCTTCCCGTTCATCGTTGAGCTTGGCTTGCTCGACACCGCTGCGACTGCGGCGGATCCCGACGGCCCGGGCCCGCTCGCATCGGGCTACGATGACGAGTTCCGTGAGCCTGTGATGATCGCTCCGACGACAGGCAGTGCGCGCGGGCAGATCCGGCGAGTCGAGCGTGTCGAGCGATTCAAGGCGCAGGTCGAAGACGACACGGCCGATGCGTTGCAGATGGCCGCTGCAGGCAACAGCCCGACGAGTACGATGGGCCTCGTGTTCCACTTCGCGGATCTCGAGAAGTGCGGCGCCGTGCAGATGAGCACGGGCAAGCCGTCGATCAAGGCGCCGGGCGCGCGGCTGATCGCGATCTACAACCCTCGCAGCGGACAGCTGATCGAGAGGTTCGATGCCGAGCCCGGTCTCTATGCAACGCAGGCGAAGAGTCTCGGCTTTGGTCTCGGGCCCGATCGAAACCTTCTGCTCGTGATCTTCCAAGAGCGCTCGGTCAGCGCTCAAGCGACGAGCTGATGTGTTCAAGATCCAACTCACGGGCGACTGGTCGAAAGCGAAGGGGATCCTAGGCGACTCGACCAACCTCAAAGCCGCGATCAACTACGCCGTCCAACAAGAGGCGCAGCAAGTCAGGCGACAGATCGTCAAGGGCATCACGTCGCAGGCGCCGGGCGGCAAACAGTTCGCTCCGCTCGCGGCGACAACGCTCGCTCTGCGCAAAGCGAAAGGCTTCAAGGGCAGCAAGGCTCTGCTCATCTCGGGCGGCTTGCGTGGCTCGGTGGTCGCCAAGCCGATGAGCACGGGCAAAGCGTTCGTCGGCGTGCTGCGTAACGCGCGCGGCAAGGACGGCAAGGAACTCGTGAACATCGCTCAAGTGCACGAGTTCGGCGCGACGATCGTGATCCGAGTCACGCCTCGCATGCGTCGGTTTCTCATGGCGGGCCTATCGAAGAGCAAGCTTGGTAAGCCGAAAGAGAGCGGCGGGCGCGACAAGGGCGGTCGCTTCAAGAAGTGGAAGTTCAAAGCGAGCGGCGGCGGGCAGTTGAGCAAAGGGGTGATCGTGATCAAGGTTCCGGCGCGGCCCTTCATCGGGCCGGTGATCGATCAAGTGCTCGCGAATCCGAAAGCTCTGCGGCGCCGACTCGCGACACGAATCGCCAAGAAGCTCCGGCTCGCTCTCGGTTCGGCGTAGGCTTGCGCCGTGAGCATCCCGACGATCACAAGCGTGAGCCCCGCACGAGGCCACACGGGCGGCCTCGGTCTCGTCGAGGTGTTGGGTACCGGCTTCAAGACGTGGGCCGTACCGGAGCCGACAGGGGGCCCGAGCGGGCCTGTCTGGCCGACGGTGCAAGTGCTCTTCGGCGGGCGACCCGGCATGCATGTCGCGGTGGTCTCGTCGACTCGGCTCTTTGTGCGCGCGCCTCCGACACCGCTTGCAGTCTCGGGCCCGGGCTACGGTGAGGGCTCGGTCGACGTGACGGTCCGGAACCTCACCGAGAGCGGAACAGTCGTGACTGCCGAGAGCGCGACGCTTGCCGGGGCGTACAGCTACGAGCGACCGCAACTCGGGCACATGACGGATCTAGGCCGCTTGGTGCGAGAGCTGATCCGCGCGCTCCGCTCGCAGACGCTCACCAACGTTTCGATCTCGACGCACACCGATTGGGATGGTGACGTCTCGGATCTAGAAAACATCGTCGAAGTGGCTTCGTTGCCGGCGGTGGTGTTGTTCGGTCCGAGGCTGATCGAGAACAAGTTTTTCACTCAACACGGCATGTTGACGGCTGCCGCTCCGGGCGGCGGATTCGCGGTGAGGCCCGCGCCGCAGACCGACGATCTCGTGTTCATGCTGGTCGGCGTGAGCAATCAGAAGCTCGAGGCATTCGCTCTGCAGTCGACGGTCCGGCAGTTCTTCAAGAAGAACCCCTGGCTGTATCTCGAGCGCGATCCCGAGCAACCCGATCTCGGCTTCGTCAAATACGACATGGTCCTAGATCCCGCGGGCATCGGCTTCGATCCGGTCACGGACCAGAAGTCGAACCTCAGATCCTTTTCCGGTAGCTTCGTCGTGCGTGGCTTCGACCACGAAGACCTCGCGAGCTTCCCAGGGGACGACCTAATCGGTCGAGGCGAGATCGTCACGTCACCGGAGATCATGACCGTCAAGAAGGGCTGAAATGGCATCCACGCTCAAGAACGATTCACGACAAGCGGTGGTGCTGATCTTGGATCATCCCGCCTTTCACACGAAGGCCCATGGCTGGCGCCGCACGACCGAAAGCTTTGCGTCGCAGAACGCAAACGGCGTGCAGTCGATCGTGGAGAAGCGACGGTCCTACCCGGGCTCGCTCACGCTGCAGCCGGGCGAGAAGGTCGAGGGTCTCGACGACGCGATCGCCGAGTGCTCGCAGGTGCCCGGGTTGATCGCGACACGAGTTCTTTCGATTCGCACGGAGGCTAGCCGATGAGCGCGCAGTTACTCAGCTCGAAGATCGTGATCCAAGAAGAGCCGCCCTCGCTTCGCACGATCCAGAACGTTGCGAGCGGTGTGCTCGCGATGCCCGGGATCTCTGCAAAGGGCCCGGTCGGCGTCTCGACGCTCGTGACGTCGTTCGAAGAATTCGTCCGCATCTTCGGCGGCGACATCCCGAACGGCATCGCGGCAAGCGCGGCTCGAGGCTACTTCTCGGGCGGCGGGCGGCGAATGTACTTCACTCGCGTCGTGCACTATGACGACATCACGATCCCGACCTCGCAGACGAGCCTCCGGGGAACACTCGAGCTGTCGACTGCAGCGGCGGCGCCCTCGAGTGGCCGACTCGTAGGAACAGTCGTCGGGCCGTATGCGCTCGAGGATGGCGCGACTCTGATCATCGCGGTCGATGGCGCGCCGGGCGTATCGGTGGCCATCGAAGCGGCAGACGTCGACGACATCGAGGCAGTGACGGGAGCCGAGATCAAAACGATCGTCGAAGCCGCGGTCGACGGCGTGCTCGTGACGGTGGTCGGCGGCGCGTTGCAGATCGCGTCGACGACGACGGGCGCCTCGAGCAGTGTTCAGGTGACTGCGCTCTCGACGGCAGATGACGAGTTGGGCCTCGACAACCTCGTGCACTCGGGCAGCTCGGGCGCCGCAGTGCCGACGCTGACGATCGATGCGAAGTACGACGGCACCTACTCGAACGATCTGACGGTGCTGATCACGGCAGCGACTTCGGGCGACCCGAGCGAGTTCAATCTTCGTGTGCTCGATGGCGGCTACGTCGTCGCGACCTACCCGAATCTCACGATGGTCGATTGGGCACCTCGCTACGTCGCGACGGTGATCAACGCGACAGATGGTTCGGGATCGGAACACATTCAAGTCGAGGTGATCGGCGCCTCGGCTGATGCGCTAGCCGAGCGGCCGAGCAACAGCCCCGGCAGCCCGCCTGTCGCATTCGGGCCGCTCGTCGGCGGGGACGATGGGCTCGTTGGGCTGACCGATGTCGACTTCGCAGGCGACTCGTCGAGTCACCTCGGATTCTTCGCGTTCAATCTCAATGCCGACGTCGACTTGCTCATCTGCCCGGACCGAGCCACGCCTGCGGTTCACAACGCGGGGCTCTCGTACGTGTCTGTGACACGTAAGCAAGAGGTCTTCTTCATTGCAGACCCGCCCGCGGGCCTGAGCCCTGAAGGGATCAACATCTACGTCGACAGCACGGCGTCGCTTCGAGAGCTGACCGAATCCGGTGCAATCTACTGGCCTCGAGTGAAAGTGCTCAACCCGAACAAGTCGGTATTCGGATCGAGCGATACGATCATCGTGCCGCCGTCGGGGCACGTCGCAGGCATGTTTGCTCGCACGGACAGCAATCGTGTCGGCGGCATCTACGATCCCCCGGGCGGTGTCGAGCGCGGCACGTTGCCGGGCGTGCTCGGATTCGAAAACGATCAGGTGATGGACGAAGACGTTCGCGATCTGATCGTGCCGATGCGCATCAACCCGATCACCAAGCTCCGCGGGCAGCCGATCGCGGTCGACGACGTGCTCACGCTCAAGGGCAGTGGCTCGTTCCCGACCATCGGAGAGCGACGCGGTGTCAGCTACATCGAGCGCTCGATCAAAGATGGGATTCAGTTTGCGCGACTGCGCAACAACGACGAATCCCTGCGAGACGAGTTGGATCGCACGATCGAAGCGTTCTTGCTCGTGCAGACGAAGCTCGGCGCGTTCCGCAGTAAAGACCCTGCAAAGGCATTCTTCGTCGACGTCGGCGATGGGCTCAACCCGCCGTCCGAGCAGTTTGCGGGCAAGGTGAATGCTCGTATCGGTCTCGCAACGCAGAAGCCCGCTCGGTTTCTGATCCTCTCGTTCGCACAAGACACGCGCGCCATCGACGAAGAGATTGCTGCCGCTGCCGGCTGATAGGAAGACAGCGCATGAGCATCATCGGACAACCACGTCACTTTCATACGAAGTTCAAATTCCGAGTCGAGATCGATGGCCTGGGCAGTGCTGCGTTTCAGAGCTGCAGCGAGCTGAAAGCCGAGATTGCGAAGATCGAATACTTCGAGGGCGGCGCGATCACGCCTGACAAGCAACCCGGGCGCATGACGGTGAGTGACATCACTCTCGAGCGAGCCGTGACGAAGGATGTCGATCTGTACACGTGGTTCCAGATCACGGCCAACGCGGTCGCGAATGGCGGCTTGCGCAGCCCCTTCTTCAAGCGCAACGGATCGATCGTGCAGTACGACCGGGACAATGCGGTGATGCGTCGGTGGCAGCTCGCTGGGCTCTGGCCGGTCTCGTATGTCGGCGGCGCGTGGGACAACAACAGCGACGAGTTTGCGATGGAGCAGATCGTGCTGTCGCTCGACTGGTTCCTGCTCAAGAAGAACGCTCTCTAGTGACCTCGATGCAACCGCTAGTGGTCGGGGTACGGTTGAGCTGGCTCGCTTTCTTCGCTCAACTGTTCCTCGGCTTTCTGGCGGGCATCGCGGGCGGCGCTCTGTATGCGTGGCTCACGTCGTGAGCAAGCCTGGCAAAGACAATTGGTGAGCCTCGAGAGAATCAACCTGGTTGAGGCCCGCACCGGGCCCGACAAGGACGATTCGAATGAGCAAAGAGATCGAGCTGGACTGCCCCTCTGGGCTTCGCGTACGGCTTCGCGGGATCAAGGGCAAGGACCTAGACGGGTTGCGCGACAAGCGCCGTGTGCAGACCGGAGAGGGCTTCAGTCGGCTTCTCGACGAGTGCACGCTCGAGGTGCTCGACCACGGGCCCTACAAGGCCGGTGGCTGGCGCTGGGCCGATGCTCTGGTCGGCGACCGAGTGCGCGCTATGATCGGGGTACGCGTGGCGACGTCGGGCGCCCTTTACGCGTTTCGAGCGCGATGCTCGAACGAGGATTGTAAAAAGTGGATCGATTGGGAGGTCGACATGCTCGACTTGCCAATGAAGAAGCTGCCTGCCGAGTCACGCGCGACGTTTCTCGCGGGCAACCGCTTCGAGACGATTGCGGGTGAGAAACTCGTGACGTTTCGTCTGACGACGGGCGAGGATCAGGTCCGAGCATTTCGGAAGCGTGAGCAAGTCGCCGCCTCGCAGAAGAGACAGCAACGAGAGGGCGGTGCCGCCGCTCAGGTCCCGCAAGTGATGCTCGGGCTTGCGATGCGGATCGTCGAGGTCGAGGGCGAGCCCGATGTGATGTCGTTTCTCGGCGAGCTAGATCTCGGCGAGGTGCATCGGCTCAGTCGCGCGATGGACGCGGTCGACTGCGGCATCGAGACGACGATCGACATCGTCTGCCAAGAGTGCTCGGAGGTCACTGCCACGGAACTCCCTTTGGACGCGACGTTCTTTCGACCGATGACGACAACGGCCTAGAGATCCTCGCCGCTGTCTTGCCGCCGTTCGAGAAGCCAGAAGGCGAGTCGGGCGAGAACGTGCTGACGTGGCAAGAGATCCGGTTTGAGCTGATGTGGATTCAGCACGGCGGATCCGGGCTCGCGATGTCATTCGCGGAGGTCAACGACCTCGACATCGACGAGATCGTCTGGTTGCTCGAGGCGCAGCACGAACGGCGTAAGACAGAGTCAGAGGCGATCAAGCGAGCCGGTCGCAGGTGAGATGTGGCCCCGGGGTTACAACCCCGGGTAGCCTCATCCTGTGGCGCTCAACAATCTCGGGCTCGGCTTTCTTTTCAACGCGCAGGACATGGCGTCCGGCACGATGAAGAAGCTCGGGGCCAACCTCAAGGGGCTCGAGGAACAGTCCGGGCACTCGATCGGCAACATCGATCAGATGGTGTCCAAGCTGAGCGGCGGTCTCGCCGCTATGGCGATCGGCGCCGGTGGTCTCGCAGCGGCGTTCTCGCTGGCCGGCGCGTCGGCGAAGTTCGAGATGGCCACGGCTCAGGTCGGCGCCGTGGCCAATGCGACTACGGAAGAACTAGTAGCACTCGAAGACGCGGCGATCAGCTTGAGCAAGTCGCGCGGCTTCAAGCCCACGGAAGCGATGCTCGGTCTCAACGAGTTGGCGCAAGCCGGCTTCGATGCGAAGACGTCGATCGAGTTGCTCGATCCCGTGCTGCTACTCGCGGCGGGCTCGCTCGGAGATCTCAACCCGCAGGAAGCAGCGGGTGTGATCTCGCAAACGATGAAGGCGTTCGCGATCGAGACCAAAGACGCCGGCATCATGGTCGATCAGATGCTCGGTGCAGGCATGGACTTCGCGACGGGGGCGAAGGATCTGCCGATCGCTCTCGGTCGCATCGCGAGCGGCTCGATCGCGATGAATCAGAACATGACTGAGTCGATGATCGCGTTCGGCATGGTCAAGAACGTGATCGGTGGTGCCGAGGTCTCTGCTACCGCCCTCAACTCTGCGATGTTGCGTCTCGCCGATCCAGAAGTCTCGAAGATGATGAAGGGGCAGGGCGTCGCTGTAGCCGATTCAAACGGCAAGTTTCGCGATTTCCTCGACGTCGTAGCCGACCTACAGCCCGCGCTCGGGAAGATGACAGAGCAAGGCAAAGCAGGGTTTCTCAAGAAGGCTTTCGGTGAGGATGCGTTGAAGGCCGTGATGGCCATCAGTAGTCAGATGGAGTCTGGCGTCGTGGGAGTCGATGGCCTGTTGCGCAAGGGCGGAGAGGTCGCGGACTACTATCGCAACCGCATGATCAACGCGGGCGGCGTCGGTACGATTTTCGCTGACAAGATGCTTGCGACGTTCGAAGGCGTGCAGAAGCAACTCGCGGGCTCGATGGAGACTTTCGCGATCAAGCTCGGTGACCCGTTTAGAGAAATCTTCAAGCCTGTAATGGTGGCCGTTACCATGGGGCTCGACTGGATGACAGAGGTGCTCAAAGGCATGAGCCCCGAAGTGAAGAAGTGGGGTGCATTGCTGCTCGTAGGCGGCTCCGCGTTGCTACTTTTAGCCGGCGCCATGTCGGTCGGTTTCGCGATCGCGCCGCTCTTCGCAGGCGGTCTCACGGCGTTGTCGATCGGCTTCACTCAGTTCTCGTTGGCACTCGGCTCGACGTTGCTCGCGGCGTGGCCCTTCGTGCTCGCAGGCATTGCGATCGCGGCGATCGTCTACGCGATCAAAGAGAACATAGGCGGGATGGGTGACGTCTGGGATCGAGTGGTCGGCATGTTCGCAGGCGGCGGCGACACGCTGAAAAACATCTTCGGCAAGGTGCTCGCGTTCGTTACGCCTCTTTGGGATGCGCTCAAAGAGGGCTTTGGGGTGATGTGGGAACGGATGCAGCCGATCTTCGGCATGCTCGCAACGTCGTTCGACGTCTTGCTCGATGCGTTCTCACGACTCGGCGCGCTCTTCGATTCGACTGCGAGCGGGCCCGGTTCGTTCCTGATGAATGTGTTCCGCGGCATCGGCAAGGTGATCGGATGGGTGCTCGGCGTCGTGATCCAGCTGATCACCTACTTCGTCTTCTTCGCGAGCATTGTCGCGCATGTCTTTACCGGACTCGTCGGCGTGGTGATGACGATCTTCACCGCGCTCTACGATGGGATAGCGTGGTTCGTCGACGCGTTCACGAGCTGGATGAAGGTGCTCGGCAAGGGCATCGACGTCGTCAAGGGTTGGCTTGGCATCGAGGTCACTGCAGGTCCGGTCGAGGACAAAGAAGCGCAGCCCGACGCTTACGGCTCGGTCAAGTATCGCGGCATGACGGATCCGACAGCGCCGACAGCTCCGACAGATCCCACGAAGCCGAACGACGAGATCACGGCCGCTGCAGAGATGGCGGCTCTCAAAGCGCCTGCAGCAAGCCCTTTTGAGACGGGCGAGAAGAATGCAGATCAGATCGGCGCTGCAGTGGCCAAGGCAATGCAGAAGATGCCGCTCACGGTGAACATGGATGGGCAGAAGGTCGGTGCTCTCATCGCGGCTGCAGGGCGAGCCGATATGGCCCGCTCGAGTTCGAGCAACGTCGGGAGCGAGCGGTGAGCCTTCGAGAGGACAACCGCACGTTCGCACGCACGACTTACGCGGCGAGTCTGGTTACCACTCCGCAGCGCTTCTCGGTTTGGAACGCAAGTGCGAACCAAGAGGTCGTTGCGCAGATGAATCCGACGACGTTCGACGAGAGCATCGGCGCCGAGTACGAGAAGCTGTCGACGCAAGGCCAGTCGCATCAGCGCCAGCACTATCGGAACACCTCGAACTACGTCGTGTCGATGGAACTTCGCTGGCGAGCGTTCTCTGAAGACGAGTACGCAGAGATGATCGTCGCGCGGCATCAGCTCTTGAGTTGGTGCTATCCATGGCGCACGGCGGGGCAACGCCAGATCGGGCCGCCCCGGTTGATCGCGACATGGCCGAGTGTCTTCTCGATGAGTTGCTACCTGATGAGCTGCAAGATCAAGCACGAGCGTTTCGGGCTCGACGGCGGCTCGCTCGCCTTCACTGCATCGGTCGTGTTCGAAGAAGCTCGCGATCGGTTTCTGTCGAGTAGCCAAGTCGCAGACGTGATCGTTGTGCGCGGGCTCGAAGCGAATGACGAGGTCGAGCCGGTTGCGAATCCAAAGCCGGCGAGCGCTCCCAAGCCGCAAGGCAACCCCAAACAAGACGCGTACATTTACAACAAGTGGTTTTCAGCTGCCGCGCTTAGCGGGCTCTCGCCTGAGATGCAGCAGGTTGCTGCGCCCTACGTTGAGGCCGCAGGCAAATACATGCAGCAGCCCGCTAGCAAGAGCCGGACGGCAAACCTAGCGAACACAGCGGCTATGCTAGACGCCGCGCTAATCCACAATAGCGCGTACCAGGGTTGAGCAATGGCCGTCTACGAGCACAGTCGACACACGTTCTGCCACGGCTTCACGGATGCCGATGGCTGCGCGTTTCTCGACGACCGCTCACCGTTCCGCTATCGCGACCTGCCCGACAACGCGACGCACATCGTCAAGCAAGGCGAAACCATCTGGTCGATCGCGGGGCAGCACTTCTCGCCGCACGAGCGCGCGGCGGGCCTGTGGTGGGCGATCGCAGACTTTCAGCCCAATCCGATTCACGACCCGACGATCGCGCTCGTTGCAGGCTCGGTGCTGATCTTGCCGAGCTTGCGGACTGTGTTGCACGACGCTCTCGGTGAGCAGAGGCGGCGCGAAAGCCGCCTATGAGAAACGCTCCGCAGATCGAAGTATCGGTCGAGCCAGAGGGATCGCCGAAGGTACGAGTCGACATGAGCGACTCGATCATTTCGCTGTCGTACGAGGACTGCGAGAACAAGGCCGACAAGCTCTCGCTCGTCGTCGATAACCACGATCTCTCGCACTTCGACGATCCGATCTGGCGCCATGGCAACAAGCTGCACGTGAGCTGGGGCTATGCCGAGTCGATGTCGATCACGCGCATCTGCCAGATCCGAAAAATCTCGGGCTTCAAAGAGTTGACGATCGAAGCGCTCGGGCGCGAGGTCGAGGTAAACGTCGAGACGAAGGTCCGAGCGTTCGAGGGCGCGAGTCGAAGTGACGTCGTGCGGCAGATTGCGGCCGAGTGGGGATTCAAAGACGCAACGCAGCTCCACATTCAAGACACGAAGCGCTCTCGCGCTCACATTACGCAAGCGCGACAGACAGATGCTCAACTCTTGCGGCGACTCGCGAGCAAAGAGGGCTTCGAGTGGTACATCGATCACGATGGCTTCCACTTTCACGAGCGGAACTTCATGCAGCGCTCGATTCGCACGTTTTCGTGGGTCGACGATCCGGACAACTCTGAGATCCAATCGATCATGGTCGAGAGCGATGTCACCAAGCGCGCGGGCTCGGTCGCGGTCAAGAGTCACAGCCCGGTCGCGCGAAACTCGATCCTGACTCTCGCAACGCAGGCGAGCCAGAAGGATCGCGCGGTGCTCGCATCGGTGGTCGAGGCGCCGGGCCTCACCGAGAAGGGCGTCCCTGGCTACAAGTCGGTCGCGCATCACGAGATCATCACGAGCACGGATGACGACGAAGAAGGCGCGGCCCGCACGGGCGCGGCTGCGTTTCGAAACGCTCAACACCGAGCAGTCAAGCTCACGATGGAGTGCGAGGGCGATCCGAACGTGTACGCGAAATCGATCATCGCGCTGACAGGCGTCGGTAAGCGGCTCTCGCAGAAGTACTACGTGCGAACGGTGACGCACGTGATTCGAGGCGGCTACACGATGACGCTCGAGTGCGTGTCGGACGGCTCGGGCGGGCACACGACGAAGAGCAAGCACGCGACCCATGCGAGCGCTGTGCAGGTCGGGCCTGCGATCGTCGGCAAGAAGGGCCCGAGCACACCGAGCGTCCGAAACTCGATCCTGACGCTGGCCAACTCGAAGAATCCGAAGGCCCTCGAGCCCGTCACCAATCCCGACGGCAGCAAGCAATTCGTGCCGCCGAATTCCAGCGCTCTCACGCCCCCTGCAGTGCCCGGGCCCGCAGCTGCCCCTGTAGCGTCGATCGACCCGGCTGCGGCCCGCAGAGCGGCGGCAGAGGGCCTGGTGTCAGTAGATCCTCTGATGTCAGTCGATCCGCTGATGTCTGAAAGCGACGAACCGTGAACGACAACGAGAATGCACACGTCTCGCTGTATGAGGGGACCGTTTACGACAACCGCGACCCTCTGCGCCTCGGGCGGATCAAGGCCAATGTTCCGGGCGTACTCGAGCCCTACAGCGGTTGGGCTCTGCCGATCGGGGGCACGGGCGGCGGCGCAGAAGATTCGGGTTGGTGGCAGGTGCCGGCGATCGGGGCCAACGTCGCGATCATGTTCCGCGAGGGCGACCCGGACCATCCTCGCTACTTCGTCGGCGGTTGGGGTGCGCCGGGCGGCGTGCCGCAGAGCCCGAGCTTCGCGAGCGAGCTGCCGGCGGGCGAGGCGGTGCAAGTGGCCGGGCTCGAGACCAAGCGGTGGAACATCGTCGTCGACGATCGGCCCGGGCACGAGAGCGTGCGGATCGTCGATCGAAAGTTTTCGGGCAACTCGATCGAGATCGACGGCGTGCTGCAGGGCGTGACCATCAGCGGCACCGTCGGAGTTCAGATCAAGAGCACGGGCGTCGTGAACATTCAGGCGATGCAGGTGATCATCAACGGGCGCGTGGTGCTGCCGACGGGGAAGCCGATATGAGTCTCGATCTCAGCTCGCTGGCATGCGTCCCGATCGGCGAGATGCCGAAGCCGCTTTGCGTGACGTTGCCGGGCGGGCTCGAGGTCTGCGCGATGCCGGGCGATCTGCCGCCGTCGCTCTTCTCGTACGCACGCACGGCACTCGGTGCTGCAAATAGCGCGATGGCTCCGCTCGGGCCGATCTTCACGATCATCGAAGTCGTGACGAGTGTGCATGCCTGCCTCAAATCGATCGTCGACTGCCTCGGACCGCCGCCGAATCCCGCGAAGCTGATCAAGGCTCTGGTCGATCTCGCGAAAAAGATGGAGGCACTGCTCAAGCTGATTCCGCAGCTGAGTGTCCCGCTCATGATCGTGCAGCTCATCGACGTGCTCATCGCAGCGCTCGACGGCGCCGCATCCGAGCTAGCTGCGTTGGCCCGGTACGCGTTGCAGATCCAGCAAGCCGAGCTTGCCGCGCAGTCAGCGCCGGCTCTGCTCGACATGATCGCTTGCTCGAGAGGCTCGCTCGAGATGCAGATGAGCAACATCGAATCGGCGTTCGCTTCGATCAACCCGATCATCGAGCTGATCAACACTCTCGGCGGGCTCGCGGGTCTGCCGCCGATCGCGGCGTTCTCTGGCCTCGATCCCGACCCGACCGTGGCGACAGAGGCGCTCCGAGCGGCGGCCGACGCGCTACGAGTGGTCCGATACGCGATCCCGGTCTAGTGCTTGTCGTACCCTCGCCAGCATGGCTCTCATGCGCATCGATCAGGCGTCCGAGGCGGGCTTCGAAGGCTCACCGGGCGTCGCTCGCAATTGGGGTATGGCCGACTCGACTGTCTATCTGGTCGACCTCACGCCGGGCGGCGAGACGCTCTTTGAGATCCTGTGGGCCGATGACGATCAGAGCCTAGCGACATTGCACGCCAGTGACGGCGACGGGCATACGTGGGAGTTCATCCCAGGCGCCGGGCCGAACGGCGGCGGCAACGCGATCCGGATTCGTCTGACGCACACGGCGCCGGGGCAGGTCGTGACAACGCAGATCCGGATCTTCGGGATCCCGGATGCCAACGGAGTTGTTCCGCCCGCGCCGGGCGAGCTGGCTGATCCGAACGCCTCGCTACTCAACGCGACCGACCCGGCTGTGATCGATCGGTGCGAGCGGAACTGGCCGACGACTCGGTTTCCAGCAGGTCAGCCGTTCGGCTGGAGCGATGCGATCCCGCGCACCCCTGTCGCGGCGGGCGGCGGTCTGCCGCCGACCTACTTCAAAGCATACGCATCGTCACACTACTCGATGGGCAACGACGCAATCCCATGGGAAGGGCTTATGGGAAAGCTCACCATTCTTGAGGGCGAAGAGTCGGAAGGCATTGTGCGCGACGGTTCGTCTTTCAGTGTGCCGGCGACAGGTCTGTACGTGCTTGATCTGATGGTGACGTACTACGTGAGTCAGCCAACTCCCGCATTGTTCGGGTTACGCGCGAGACGAGGCTCTGAGACCTTAGCTCAACAAGTCTCAAGCCAGACGGGTTTCGCCGACGATGGCGCCGCCATGCTTCATGCTGTGATGATGCTCGACGCGGACGACACCATCACGCTCGAATATTCTCAGGCGACTGGCGGCAACGTGAGCGGCGGAGCGTGGCCAAGCTTTGGCGGGGAGGCGGCTCGGCATTCAAACATCGCGATGTATCGGATCGCCTAGATGGGATGCGAACGGCTATCGGTCGAGCTTGAGCAAGTCGCGCTCTCGATCGACATCGCGCAAGTGGCTCTCTCGACCGACATCGGGCAAATCGCGCTCTCGATCGACATCGCGCAAGCGGCTCTCTCAATCGACATCGAGCAAGTCACGATCGATGTCGAGTGGTGCTCGGAGAAGGGTTGGTACGTACGAGTCGAGAACATCACGTATCTCGGAGAAGTCGTGACGTACTTGGGCGAGCCGATCACGCACCGAGTGATCTACGAGGAATAGCCCGGATGGACATCACTGAGCTAGGCGCTGTTCTCGAGTTGGTCTCGCGGCCTCACCGAGATACCTCCGAGCAGAGCCGTGCGAACAAGCGAATGCCAGCCTTGACGACACTCGCAGACGGCGACCTCGCATGTGCAATCGCGGTGACCCGTAATCCAGCGACGGGCGCGTACGTCGGCGTGATGGTGAACGGGATTGTCGTGACGGAGCTTGGCGACGGCACCCGAATCGGCGCAGCCTGTTACTACAGCGGCGATCTAGGCACGACTGCCCGAGCTTGGGGTACCGTGGTTGTTGGCGATACGTGCCATTGGAACGGTTCCGTCGCTGGCTATGAGCTGGCGCCGACAGATGTGATCGATTTCATTTACGAGGAAGGACCGCCCTAATGCTCGACGGCAAACAAATCCGAGACGCGACCATCACTGCAGCGAAGCTCGCATCGAGCATCCTATCCGGGCTCTTGAGGGCCGACGGGACGGTGCTCTGGACTGCGAACCAGGACGCTAACGGCAATCGATTGGTCGGGCTCGCGCAGCCTGTCAATGCGAACGACGCCGCGAGGTTGACCGACATCCACAACATCCCGTGGAAGCAATCGGTCCGAGCAGCGACGACAGGCAACATCACATTGTCTGGCGCGCAGACCATCGACGGCGTCTCGCTGATCGCTGGCGATCGCTGCCTCGTACGAGCACAGACGCTTGGCCAAGATAACGGCATCTATGTCGTGACGGCTGGCGCGTGGACACGCGCGGCGGACAGCGACAGCGCGGCCGAGTTGCGTGGTGCTCTCGTCTCTGTCGAGGCGGGCACGGTGTCTGCGGACAAGCGCTACGCGATGACTACCGACACGGTTACGCTCGGCACCACGCCTCTCGTTTGGGTCGACATCGGCAGCGGTCCGACAGCGGCATATCCGACCACGTCTAACAAGGGGATGACCGCGAGCGTCACGAGCGCTGACTTCCAGGTCGCGTGTGCGACCACTGTTGCCACGACACCTGCGCAGGACAGCCACTGCAGCGTGCTCGTCAACGGTGTCTCAGTGCAGGTCGGCAACGGCGTGAAGACCAAGGACTGCTACTTCAGTGCAGACAGCGGGACCACGGCCAAGACGATCGCGAACATTGCTGCAGGCGACACGCTCTACTGGGTTGGTACCGTCGCGCTGTATCAGCTCGCGGCGACCGATGTAATCGACTTCGACTACGTGGTGTAGCTTATGGGCATCTCTGGGAAGCAGATCCTCGACTACACGATCGGGGAAGCAAAGCTCGCGTTGGGTCTGTTGAACGCGGTGGCGAGCACGCGGCAAGCGTGCCGCGTCACAACGGCATTGCCCATGCGATGGTGGTGGGGCGTCGCGTCATCAGCAGACGGGTCGAGGCTTGTCGCTTGCGATGGCTGGGACGGTTATGTCTACACCAGTCCCGATAGCGGAGCCACTTGGATTCAACGGCCCGCGGCGGGGCGAGCGTTTGAATGGTATGCGGTAGCCTCATCGTCCGACGGTATGAAGCTTGTAGCGATCGCGCTCAATGGCTACGTCTGTACCAGTGACGACGGCGGAGCTACTTGGACTGAGCGCACGGCTCTAGGCGTTGGTGTTTGGAACTCTGTAGCGTCATCCGCCGACGGTACGAAACTCGTCGTGACAGACAACTCGCCTGGCTATCTGTACACGAGTGCAGATAGCGGCGCGACATGGACGCAGAGGACCGCGTTCGGGATGCGCAATTGGCACGGTGTCGCCTCATCCGATGATGGCTCTAAGCTCGTCGCTGTCGTTTACGAGGGCTACATCTATACGAGCACCGATAGCGGTGCGACGTGGACTGAGCGTGTGTCATCTGGCTCTCGTCTCTGGGCAGGTGTTGCGTCATCGTCAGATGGTACGAAGCTCGTCGCGTGTGAAGAGAATGGCTATGTCTATACCAGCACCGATAGCGGTGCTACTTGGACCGAGCGCACATCGGCGTATTCTGATGCGTGGCTAACCGTTGTGTCATCGTCAGATGGTGAGAAGCTCGTCGCTGCTTCCCGCAACGGCTACATCTATACGAGCACCGATAGCGGTGCGACGTGGACTGAGCGTGTGTCCGCGAGTGCTCGAGCATGGCGCGGAATCGCTATGTCTTCGGATGGCACGAAGCTCGTTGCGTGCGTCGAGGAAGGCTACATTTACACCAGCACCGATAGCGGGGCGAGTTGGGAGCGACGCCCAAATTTCAAGATCACGCTAGCGGGCAGCGCGCCCGATAAGCTCGACGAGGTATGGCTCGAAGTCGGCGATCGAATCCTGGTCAAAGATCAGTTCAGTGCTCACCAGAACGGCATTTACACGGTTGTGGATGTCGGCGATGGCGCGAGTGGCACATGGACACGCGCCGACGATGCATCGACGTCCGAGCAACTCGTAGCCGGGCAACAAGTCTCTGTGACAGAGGGAGCTGTTCACGCCGGCACGCGGTGGATGCTCACAGCAAGCGAACCGATAACAATCGACACAACCCCGCTCGGATACGTCACAGAGCCACACGGCAACCATGCGGGCGGCGAGCTGCACGCTGTCGCAACAGTCGAGGCAAACGGATTTTTGAGCGCGGCAGACAAGGCCAAGCTCGACGAGATCACGCTTGCTGGACTTGCTGGAGCAGGTCTTACGACGATCGGCACGTCGCTCAACCTTGTTGCCTCGGACCCATCAATCATCGTAGGCACCGACACCTTGAGAGTTGGCGTGCTTCAGAATGACACGCAGCACGGAGCACGTGGCGGCAGCTCGCAGCACGCGGCTGCGACGACGTCGGTTGCCGGCTTTCTCAGCGCCGCAGATAAAACGAAGCTCGACGCGATCGAGGCGGGCGCACAAGTCACGAGTGCGGCACGCGTGCTGACAGCGCTTGCAGGCGCGGCGGGCGACGTCGCTGTCAACTCGCGCAAGATCACCGGCCTCGGTACGCCAACCGCGAGCACGGATGCGGCGACGAAGGCGTATGCGGACACGGCTGCGAGCACAGCTGTGTCGACTCACGCGGCTCTCGGCACCGGGCATCCCGTCGCGACAGGCAGTGTGAACGGCATGATGAGTGCCGCCGACAAGACGGCGCACGACGCGAACGTCACCAAGCTCGCGACGCTCGCAGCGGGGCAGGCGGCGACTCTCGGCCGCCTGACCGTCGACTCGATCCTCGAGACGCCTCTCGCGGTCGCCTATGCAGCTGCCATCGCGCTCGACATCGGCGCCAAGAACGACCACGCCATCGGGCTTCTGACTGGTCCCGTTACCTTCACGTTCCTCAATGCAGCTCCCGGTCGTCAGGGCCTCATCATCGTTCGGCAAGACGAGGTCGGGGCCCGCGCCGTCACATTCACGGCGCCGGCAGGATACGTGCTCATGCGTGATTCGGACGCCGCAGATCTCGCCGCCGCACCGGAGGTCGGACGCGTCACCATGTGGGCGTACGCGTGCTTTTCTGTCGGCGGGATTCTCGTGTTTCACGTCGCACGAACGATCATGGTGGAAGCCTGATGCTTCCGGGTAGACCGGCGTTCGTCGCGCGTGCACGCGGTTCGGCACTCGCCTTGCCAGCGCGGCCGATCGATATCGTCGGATCGAAGCTGCTACTCGATCTCGATAGCCGTTATGTCTCGCTGAGCGTCGGAACCAAGATCGCGCAGTGGCGTGACCAGAGTTCGTACGGGCATCACGTCCTACAGGGCACATCACTCAACCAACCGACTCACCAGGTGCCGCTTGCGGGGCTCACGTTCGACGGCAAACCGGCGGTTCGGTTTACCAACATCACCAACACGACCTATCTCGACGGTGCGATTGCGCCCGGGCTGTTGACTATCGGCGACACACCGTACCTCTACGTCGTCACTCGAGCATGGCAGACGGGCGGATATGTGCATCCTGCATTCGGGCTGATCGCGATCAGTGAAGACGGGACACCTGCTACAGAGATCCGCTTGGGCAAAACGACCGGCTTCTCGATGTCGATGAAGGGCACGGACTACGTAGCCAACATCAGCACCAATAACGCGTTGTACTACGCGTGGCCCATGGAAATGATGGGCAAGTTCATTGGGGCTACGATGCATCTCAATATCAGCTGGTTTCAGCTGCCGTCGACGCATCATGCGAATCCGTGGGCCAATAGCGTCAGCACTCCGCCTGGACTGGTGAACGCGCTCACGCAGCTCTCAATCGGGCGCAGCTTCGCGGGGATCGGCGGACGCATGGATGTCTTTCGCATCCTGGTTGTCAATCCCGCGCCTAGTCCGGAGGAGCACGTCGCGATCCGAAACTGTCTGCGCCGCGAATATCCGTCCTTCATTGCAACCGCCTCTTGAAGAAAGCAGGGTCTGAACATGGCTCGAGAGTATCTAGTTGTGCCAGCGAGTGAAGGGCAAGACGCGCGCGAAGCGCTCGGGCGTCTCTACGCCGAATCACTGGGTCTACCCTGGCCGATCCGAGCGCAGAATGCGGAGCCAGATGATCACTCTGGCGACACGCTCTATTACATCAACCCTGCAGCAAGCGTCGATGAAACGGAGGCTGCGTTCGGCCCGCGCGATGAGGTGCTCGACTATTGCCTCGGCAAGATGATCTCGCTGACATCGGGCAGCTACACGTTGCCGTCGACGTTTACAACGTTGCCCGATAACTGGTTTCTCGATCCGCCCGCGCCCGAAGAGGAGGAATACCCGTCTGCGCCGCCCGAAGGCTGATCCATGACTACTAACCAGCTGCTTACCTATCGCGCGATCGTAACCGACTCTAACCTCGAGCCGATCACGCTCGACGTTCGCAGAGGCGGCGCTCCCGTCGATCTGACGATCTTCACAGGAACGATCACGATTCGCGACGAACGATCGGCTGCACTGATTGCGGAGAACTTGCCTGTGGCGCTCAACGCGAATGGCCGAGCTGAGTATTATTTCACCGCAGAGCAGGTTGCGCTGATCACGAAAGATAGCGTGTGGCTTGTCGAATGGAAGATCGTCGCGCCCGATGGCAAAGCTCACAGGTTGTACAAGGCGCGGCTGCCGGTGCGCGTGAAACTGTGAACGTAGGTAGGAAGGTCATCGCTGTTATGGCTCTCGCCTCACTCGCAGGGTGCGCGACAGCGGGACAGACACGGCTGTCGCGAGCACAGAACGCAAGCGACTCGATGCGCGAAATGCTCGTGCTCGTCGACGAAGAAGCCGCGAAGATCTTCTCGATCGCTGCAGCGAAAGCAGACCGCGAGCATCCCGACGACGATGCTGCATACGATCGCGTGATGGAGAGCTTCGAGAACGTCAACCGCGTGATCGAAGCAGCGCGGCTCGAGCACGCATTGTTGAGCGTCGCGGTCGGGCAATGGGAACAGGATCCGAGTGGTCGAGAGCGTTGGTACGACGTGTTGCCGTGCGCGTTGGTGACAGTCGAGACGCTTGCGGCCGTGCTCACGGAACCACTTCGCGGCGCGGCGTTGGCCGTTGCTCGGCAACTCAGAGCGTTGCGGCCAGCGCATTGGCAAGAGTGCCGGAGGCAGCCATGAAAGAGATCGTGAGCGAGATTCTGTTTTCGCGCGTGCCTAGGATGCTCAAGATCCTTTTCACAGGCCAAGACATCGAAGCCGAGCCGAAGGAACAGCGACGCGTGCAGGGCCCGTTGCCGCCGTCGAAGGCCGAGCAAATCTTGCTCGATGCAAGGCGCGATCGCGCCGCTCGACAAGCTGCGAAGAAGAGCGAGCCATGAGTTTCGGGATCGCGAGCTATGGGGCCGATTCTTACGGGCTCGGTGCGAACGTCGGATCGGCGCCGTTGATCTATGCTTGGGTGCCGAGTGTCGGACTGCAGATCGCGCGACTGGACTGGATCGGCTTCACCGTCGCCTCGAGCAGACCTCTCGCATCGGTGATCGTGCGTGTGATCTACCAGTCTGGGATCACGGAGCCCGTCTACGCAGAGGGTGCCTTCTCGGGCCTCTACTGGCGCGGCAGTGCTGCGATCGAGATCGGCGCCGGGCTACGGTTCGTCTGCCGGCGCGCGGGCGGCTGGCCGGCTGCGAGGTTCCGCTTGCATGTGCGGGCCGAAGACGATCTCGGGCGAGTCTCGATCGGGCGAGGGGACTACACATGAGCGCGCCTGCTTGGCAGATCCTTCCGGATCCCATCACACCCGACCTCGAGAGCGCGGCGATCACGCACGCCGACACAGGCCGATCGCTCTCGATCGGCTTCTCGGGCCGCGGCTTGCTCGTGCCGTTTCAGCGCGACGGCAAGTCGGATTTTCGATCGGGCGTCTCGGCGGAGCTGACACAGTCTGCGGTCTCGCTCGTGCTCGGTACGATCTGCGGCTCGGCTACAACGCAGGGCGAATTGCCGTGGCGTACAGAATTTGGCTCGCTCATCCACCTCTTGAGGATGCGCTCGAATAGCCCGGCGCTGGCCGAGCTGTCGCGCAGCGTGATCGAGCAAGCGCTCGCTCAGTGGGTCCCATGGGTGCAGCTTCGTCGGATCGAGGTGAGCGCGCGCGCGGACCGACAGACGGTGCTGATCGCCTACGATTCGGTCGATCCATCGGGCCGTGTGTTGGTGCCCGGACTAGAGACGCGAGTCGCGCTCGGTTAGCCTCTGGGTTTGTAACCCCGGGGCCACATCTTGAGTCTGATCCGACCATCGCTCGACTACACCTCGAAGGACTTCGACGCTCTGCGCGCGAGGCTCTTCAATCTGGTCGACTCAGCCTTTCCTGAGTGGACCGACAAGCAAGTAGCCAGTTTCGGCAACGTGCTGATCGAGATGTTCGCTTTCACGGGCGATGTGCTCGGCTTTTACCAAGACTCGCAGGCCAAAGAGAGCCGATGGTCAACGGCGCAGCTCCGGCGCTCGATGCTCGGTCTGGTCAAGCTCATCGGATACGCCGCTCGAGGAACTAGCGCGGCAACGGCCGACATCACGCTGCAGCTTGCGGCACCTCCGGTCGGCGCGGTGACGATCGAGATCGGCGACACCTTTCGCACGCTCGAGGCCGCCGACGCGATCGTGTTCCAGGCGATCACCGGAGCCGTGATTGCTGCCGGCGCGGATCCGCCTGTCGCGACGCTCACGGTCGAGCACAGTGCGCCAAGCAACGAGGTCCTGCAGTCGACCGAGTTGGCCGATCAAGAGTACATGCTCAACGACTCGCCATTTCTAGACGGCTCGCTTGCGATTCTGGCGAGCGACGGGCCCTACACGCTCGTCGAGGATCTGCTTAGTTCGGTCGCGACCGACAAGCATGCGACGGTGACGGTCGACGAAAACGATCGGGCTCACGTGCGATTCGGAGATGGTTCGCTCGGGTCGATCCCGACCGGCGCGATCACCTTCGTCTACAAGACGGGCGGCGGCTCGCGGGGCAACGTCGAGCAAAACTCGATTCGGCGGCCTGGAAAAGCCTACGTCGACACGTTTGGCAACCCGGTCAATGTGACGGTTACCAACTCGCAGAAGGCGTCGGGCGGTCTCGAGCGGCAGACGGTCGAGGGTATCCGGGGAAGCGCGCCTAGAAGCTTGAGGGCGCCTACGCGGACCGTGTGCCGAGAGGACTACGAGATCAACGCGCTACGTGTCTCGGGCGTGGCTCGCGCTCTGATGGTGACGAACGACGAGAAGCCGAGCGTGCTCGAGAATCAGGGCGAGCTGTACATCGTGCCATCGGGCGGCGGCGCGCCTTCGTCGACGATGATCGCGGCGGTGATGCACATGTGCACGGTGACCTATCCGAACGGGATCACCTTCCGCTTGCACGTGTACGGGGCTGAGTATCTACCGATCCACGTGAGCGCTCGAGTGCATCTCGCTCGAGGCGCAACCCCGGGGGCCGTCGGCCCGGCATGCCGGGCCGCACTCGCGAAATTCTTTTCGACACTCGCGCCCGACGGTTCCGAAAACGAGTCGATCAACTTCGGATTCTACCTCGATGGCGCGCTCGCATGGAGCGACATCTTCAACGCGGTTCGAGACACGCCGGGCATCCGGAAGGTCGACGACGGTTACAGTGCTTTCACGCTCAACGGGCAACATGACGATGTCGACGTGCTGCCGCAACAGTTCCCGATCCTCGGCACAGTTACACTCGTCGATGCCAAGACCGGGATCCCGTTGCCGTGATCGACAATCCATCGTTCGAAACGATGCTCGACGGCGGGCACCCGGGTCGCGCTGAAAGCTGGACCGCGGCGACGATCGGCGCGCTCGAGGTCACGGCCGAGTTCACAGGCGATCTCGGTCTCGCATTCTCGGGACACGAGTCGTTCGAGCACGGCTGGAGCGCGCTCAACCCGCAAACCTTGCTCACGGGCGACGACGCGTTCGATATCGGCTCGCGTCTTGGCGACTCATTCGAAACGCGGTGGTCTCCGCTCAACGATCAACAGACGACGATCCTCACGGCTCTGTCGGCAGCTGTCTTCGCGACACCGGTGCAAACCGTCGAGACCTTCGAGGATGGTTGGAAGGTCTTCGACGCGACTCTGCTCTTCGCACTCGGTCCGACCGCAGCATTGGCCGTCGAGAGCTTCAGCGATTGGGCCCCCGGTGCGAGCGTGCTAGGCGCGACGGCGGCGGCATCGTTTGGCGCTGCAGGACTCGGCACGAGCCCGGCTTCGCCCTCTGCAGTGGAACAGTTCGAGTTGCGCGTGAGGCAGCTCGTGACGATCGATGCGGACGACGACAGCGTGCGGTCGCTCGTGCCGTTTCAGCTCGTGACGGGCGATGCCGTGAGTTTCGCGGTCGAGCGAGGCGAGCTGCCCTCGCCGATCTCGGCGACCGAGACTTATCTCGTCGATCTCGGCGGGCATCTCAACAAGCTCACGATCCGAACGACCGCAGATGCGTCCGAGGTCGAGATCACGGACTACGGGTCCGGAGTGCACTACGTGATCGCGGATCCTGGTAGGTTCTGGATCGATGCGTTGTAAACCCTCTGCGCGGATGGAACACACATGGCCTCACTCGATTGGTCGCCTCTCAGCGGAGGACTGACAGACAGCAACGTCAAGCGAGGCGCGACGGCGGGCGCGACTGCACCGAACGGCGGCGGCTCGTACGTGTTCGGCATGCACTCGATCGCGAACGTCGCAGGCGCGGTCGGAATGCACTGCGTTCTGACTGACTTCAATCCGACCGCGAAAGGCGGTCGGATCACCGGCGCGATCCGCCGCGGTGTCGTCGGCGGCGCGAGTGGCTTCGCGCCGTTCCTGTTCATGATGGCGGCTGGCGACAACGTCTCGGATGCCGCATACATCCTCGGCTTGTCCGATGAAGCGGCGTCACACGTCGAGTTGCGAAAGGGCGCGATCTCACAAGGGCTGCCGGATGCAGCTGTTGATCCGGATGCAGTGCCAAACATCCTGATGCGCTCGACCGATACATGGCAGCAAGACGTGTGGCAACACCTGCGCCTCGATGTCATCGCGCAAGGCAACGGCGACGTCGTGCTGCAGGTCTATCGCTCGGACCTTCTGACGCGACCAGTGCACTCGCCGATCTGGTCGCTTGTGCCGGGCATGGAAGGTCCGTTTCACCCATCGGTGATCGGCTTCGTCGACGACGCACTCGGGATCAACACGGGCTCGGCTCCGCTCACAGGTGGGCGAGTCGGATTCGGCGCGCGATTCGAGACAGCGAATCGCGCTTGCTTCGTCGATCACGTGAGCATCGAACGCCAACTCTGATCGAGGTGACTTGAACGTCTTCGACAAGGATCTCGGTGTCCATCAGGGTCGCATACCTGCGGCAACGGGCGGCTTCGTCTACGAGTTGGGGCACGCTCTCTTAGCCGACGTCAACGTTGCCCCCGGCGACATGCACGAGGTCTCGCAGACATTCGTGATGCAAGCGGGCATGCGAGTGTTGAGCGCTCATGTGCGAATCGTCACGCCACAAGAGTTGCCGGTCGGTCTCGTGTGGTCGTTCACGATCTGGCTCAACGATTGGTGTGTGGTCTCGCGCCTGCTCTATCCAGCGAAGCGAGTGATCGTGCTCGACGACATGCGCGTGAGCTTGAGGCCAGCGTTCGCAGCACCGGCGCCGAACACGATCCGGTTTTGTTTGGAGCTTGAGACCACGTGAAGCTCCCATCGATACAGATCGACGCGATCGCAGAATCGACGTCGGATGGCGTTGATCGGCTGATCGCGAATCGCAATCCGCAGCCCGACGAAGTGCAGGTCGGGCTGCGTCGACTGATTGCGTTCGATCACATCACGCTTGAGGGGATCATTCCTGCCCGGGAACAGTTCACGGTGTCTGTCGGCGGCGCCGTCATCTTCGTTGGAAGCGATCTTGAAGAGCCGTATCGGTACGGCTGGACTGGATACAACGACGGCGACAACGACGACGCGATCCCAGGCGTTCGTCGTTTCGTGTTCTATCCGCCGAGCGACTACGAGAGCGGCGCTCGAGTCGACGTGCTCGTTGAAGTCACGGGCGATGCGCCGGTGAGCTGGAGCTTCGTCGCCTACGACTACGCGGCGCCGTTGATCGTCGAAGCTCTCGCGATCGATGCGATGCGCGTGCGAGTGACATTCGGAGAGCCTGTGTCGATGGTGAGTGCGGCGCTCGAGGGCGATGCACTCAACCCCGACAGCTACGTGATCGAGCGCTCGACGCGACCCGCTGCGACACCGCAAGTCACGAGCGTCGAGCGACTCAGTGACTCGAGCGTGGTGCTCACGACGTCGTTCGAGCTGACATTCGGTGCGGGTTACATGCTCGTCGTGTCGGACATCGCAGACGAGTTCGGCAACCAGATCACGCCTCCGAATAACGTGTTCGAGTTCATCGGCTATCTGCCACCATGGCCCGCAGGGCGGCGGTTTCTTCTGCACAACTTCGTCCCTGCGTACACGCTTGCTGCAGACACGTCTGGCGATCTACGGCTGTTCCTTGGCTGCCTGCAGGATGGCCTCAACCTGCTTCTGTACTCGGTCGATCGCTGGGCCGAGATCCTCGATCCCGAGCACGCGCCCGAGTCGTTTCTGGACGCGATGCTGCAGGATCTCGGTAACCCGTTCGACTTCGAGCTAGACGTCACGGACAAGCGCAAGCTCGCCAAGTTGCTCGTTCGCATCTATCAGCTCAAAGGAACGCAGAAGGGGATCCGGGATGTCGTGCGCTTCTTTCTCGGCATCGAAGTCACGATCGAGATCTTCAACGGCATCGGCTGGCGCCTCGGCTACGATCGCCTCTCGTCAAAAGCGGCAGTTGCAGAGCCGAATCCAATCGTGATCGGCGCGGGCAGTCGAGCGAGGTACTCGTTTCGTGTGCGCTCGGATCAGATCCTGACTGCAGAGCAGCGCTCACGGATTCACACGATCGCGACGTACATGAAAGGCGCGCCGGAACATCTGGTCGGCGTTCGCGATGGCTCGCCCGTAGTGATTCGGCCCGACTTCTGGACTCTCGGAATCACGCAACTCGGCTACGCCGCCCTCTCGGATGGTGTTCCCGATGTCCCGAGCGACGTGCCGCTTGGCGCGCTCCTGTACGATGACGGTTCGGCACTTCTCGACGACGCAGACGGCGTCTCTTTCCTCATGGACGGTTGAGGTCGCAATGCCCGAAAACGCGCTACTTTCGTCACGGCTCAATCCGACGCTTGCCTACGAGGATGGGCAGTATGGGTTGAGCCCTCTTGTGCTCGGGGAGATCTTCGAGATCAAGGACACGGCTCAGAACGCGAATCTCGTTGCAGATTCAGCCTCGGTCGCAGTCGCTGGCCTCGTCTCGAGCGTCGAAGCAGCTCAGGCTAGCGCAACTGCAGCGATGACGGCTGCAAACAACGCGTTCGATACAGCAATGGGCGCAGGCATGGCAGCAGAGGCCGCGCTCGGCATGCTCGATGTCATCGCGCCGACCTCTTTCAGCTGGGTTGCGAACGAGGCGACGATCAACGTCCACGATGCGCGAAACTTCGCAGCGGAGCTTGAGCTGACCGGCCCGAGCATTCTGACGCTTGAAGCGGGGATGGATGGTCACAGCGGCGAGATCGTGGTCAAACAGGATGCCACTGGCAGCCGAACACTCGCGTTCGTGATCGCAGAGCGTACGATCGTCAACGACGCGGATGCGCCGGACACTAACCCGCTCGCAACGCCGGGCGGGATCACCCGCTATCGGTACCTATTTCTGACGCTCGTCGGAGTACCGAGCGTGTTGCTTAGCAAGCATGGCTATCTGTGATGCATAGGGTTTTGAAATGAACAAGTTCCATACGTACTTCGGCCAAGTCATCACGGACACCGAGTTGAACGAGATGCTCTCCGAGCTGACCGGAGGGATCGAGCGGTTCGTTCAAGACTTTGGTTATTTCGGCATCGCTGCCGGCGCGGTCGTGACTCGACACGAGCCCGCTAACATGACGGTCGATGTCTCGGGCCCGGCGATCATTTACGACCAGCTAGCGCAGCGGTTGTCGTTCGGCTCAACGCAAGTCGTCAACTGCTCGCAAGATGAGAACGGCGTGAGCACGGCTGTCGTCGGACCATCGAATGCTCGATGGCTCTCGATTTTCGCGAAGTTCGTCTCGACGCCAAGCGACCCTCGCACAGATGATCTCGGCGCGACCGTATTCTATCGCGACCTCGCTGGCTTCCAATTACGCGTTTCACAGGGCTCGGAAGCGGACGCGATCGCCGACTCGCCTCGAGCCCCGTTGCGCAGCGATCAGGTTCTGCTCGCTGATGTGCGAATCGTCTACGGGCAGGTGTCGATCCAGTCGGTCGACCTCGACGTCTCTCGAACGCAGACGATCTACCGCCTCTCGGGCTCACCGATCTCGATTCAGGCGCGCGGGCTCTCGAGCGTGCTGCAAGCGATGCTCGATGCGCTCAACACAGTGCGAGACGGAGTCGATGCAGATTTCGTTGCGTTTCAGGCCACTGTGGATGCAGCACTTGCTGCGATGCTTGCCACAAACGAGGCAGCCTATTTGCGGACAGCCTTTACGGATGTCGCGAATACATTTGCGCGTGGCCAAGTCATCAACTCGGACAGTTATGAAACGCCGATCCTAGCCACAACCGTCGAGCCCGGGCTCGACGGTTGGAGGCTCCAGATGCGATTCCCTAACGGCTCGGGCGTCGTCACGCGCATCTATACAGGCGGGATCGACGGGATGTTCATGATCTCGACCAATGCTAGGTGGCACGCGGGTAGCTGGGTTGCAGATGAGTTTGGGCTCGCCAGCCTTGCCGCTATCTGGAACATCGACGAGGTGCGCATCGTCAGGCGCGATGCGTATGAGTCTGGATTCAACACGAGCGCACCGGGCGATTCGACGCTGAAGGTCGGAAAGATCCGTGTGACTCACGATGTGCAGGCGAGCACTCTGGAAGCTACCGGCATTGAAGCCGACTCTGTGACTGCCGATGCCGTGACAGCCGATGACGTGACTGTGACCAACGACCTTCATGCGGGCGGTCTCTATGCGACTACGTTGATTCAATCGAATGCGAACGTCGAAGCCAGCGCATTTCGTCTTAGGACTCCTGTTCTGAAGACCTATGCTATTCCGCTCGCGGGGCAAGCGGGCGGCGTGCACGGTCCAGATGGCACTGTGGCAACCAACGTCGGTCTGGATTGGATTTTGTTCCCGCTGCGGCTTCCTGCGGGTGTGCTGCATGGCCGCATTGAAATCGCACATTTTCAATCCTATGTGTCAAGCGGCGGCGTGCCATGCTCGTTTCAGCTGATGCGACGCACGAGAAGCTGGTCGACCGCCGGCGCGTTTTCTGTGCTCGAGCCAGTAGGGGCCGCCGATATAGGGTCGAGCGGAGATGGACACAATCTGACCGACATCACGCCCGGCGGGAGTTTCAATCCAGCCTATGAATACGTCGTGCAGTGGAAGCCGGGTGCATATCCTGCCTTCGTTGACGCGTTGCGCATGGTGGATTTGACAGACTATGGCCCTGGTAACTAACACGCCAGCGAAGCCCGAGATCGTCGATCACAAGTTGACGTTCGCACGTTGGAAGCCGAGCGCGAATCACGGCGGGTTGCTCGTGCGGCCGACGTTGCTGATCATCCACTACACGGCGGGCAACTCACTTGCGAGCGCGATCACGACGCTCTGTGATGCTCGCAAGTTGGGGCCGCCGAAGGTGCCGGGCGGCCCGCCCGTCAAGCTCAAGCGCAAGTCGGCAAACCTCGTCATCGGGCGCGCGGGGGAAGCCGTGCAGCTCGTCGCGTTCAATCGCGTTGCTTGGCATGCGGGCGAGAGCGAGTGGCGTGGCAAAGCGCAAACGAATCTCTTCTCGATCGGCATCGAGTTGGACAACGCCGGTTGGCTCGAACCGGGCGCTCCCGGGCGCTGGCACACGCGCGGCGGCAAGAGCGTGTTTTACACCGATGCCGAAGTGCTGATGGCTCGGCACAAGTCGGGCGGGCCTGAGAGAGCGTGGCATCGGTACTCGTCGGAACAGCTCGAGACCCTCGAGCGTGCTGCAATCGCGATCGTTCGCGCCTATCCTTCGATCAAGGAAATCGTCGGGCACGAGGACGTCAATCCATCGCGCAAGACAGATCCCGGGCCCGCATTTCCGATGCACGAGTTCCGAACAAAGGTGCTCGCGTCTCGCTAGGCGTGTGGCCCCGGGGCTACACTTGCCGAGTGCATTGGTTGATCGAGAAGCGCTATGCGATCGAGCGACTCGAGAGAGCCGCTCGTCGCGAGCAAGCTCGGGCCGATCGGATGATGCTCGCGATCGTCGTGCTCGCAGCCCTACTCACGCTCTGGAGATGATCCCGATGGATACCAAGCCCGCGACCCTTCTGATCCATGCCGGGTGCGTCGTCACGATCGCGGCTTGCATCACGGTCTCTGCGACACTTCTGCAGCCGTATCCCATCGCGGCTCTCACGGTGACGGGCGCGGGTTTCTGGCTTTGGGGAACACTCGGCTTCAAGCCCGCGGCGCCGATCCTCGATGCCATCGTCCAAAAGCTCGCACCGGCCGACGTCGTGCGACTCATCTCGCAGAGACCCGCGCCGATCGAAGAGCCTCGAGTGACACCGAGCGACATCGCACCGGGCGTCGGCCCGCTACCGACGCGCGCGCCAAGCGACCCGCCTACGGGCGCCTCGGAGCGCTGATGCCGTGATCGTGCTGGTCTGCGGCGGTCGCGCCTACTTCGACCGGGCTCGCGTCTTCGAGGTGCTCGACCGCATTCATGCCGACGAGCCGATCACACGGCTCGTCGACGGCGCGGCGCCTGGAGCCGATTCTCTCGGCCATCGGTGGGCGGTCGAGCGTCGAGTACCGACCTCACGCTATCGGGCCGCCTGGACCCGCTACGGGCTCGCAGCGGGCGGTATTCGTAACAGGCGCATGTACCTCGCCAGCAAGCCCGATCTCGTCGTCGCGTTTCCGGGCGGCTCAGGCACGGCCGACATGGTGAAAGTGGCGCGCGCGGGCGGCACCCGGATCGTCCGAGTCGACGCTCCCGAGCCGATCCGAGCTGCAGTCGAGGTGCGGCAGCTTACGCTGACTTCGACCGACGCGGAGCGCGCGCGACCACGGGCCGAGCGAACAAGAAATCGGCGACGATGACGCGCAAGAGCGTGTGCAGCGGGATCCCGCGGCGCTCTGCCTCTGCCTCGAGAAGCTGCCAAATGTCGCTCCCGAGCCGAAGAGTCTTCGTCGACGTGCCTACCGCCGTCGCGCCTTTTGCCGGCCGACCGCGGATCGCTCGAGTGTAGGCGAGGGCATTCGCTCGACCTTGTGCGCCACGGCCGAGCGTGCGAGTCGAATCGCCAGCGTTGTCGGCGGCAAGGACACTCGGGCGATCGCGGGTCTTCTTAGGGTTGGTTTTGCTCGGCAGCATTCGTCGGATCCCAAGTGAAGCGCACCCATAAAGAGTAGCACACATTACGGGCGAGGCAACCCGGGTCCGGAAAAGCGCAGTGGTTCCCGAGAGGTGTGAAATACCGCTAGCGCTTTTCAAGATGGGAGCTAGAGTCTGAGTATGGCAACTCTGAACACGGCATTGTCGCTCTCGGGCGCGGATCTCACGGACGCGGATCTCTCGGGCGAGAATCTCTCGGGCGCGGACCTCTCGTTCGCTAACCTCACGGGCGCTAACCTCGTAGGCGCAAATCTCTCGGGCGCGAATCTTCGGGGCGCGTTCTTGGGTCGCGCAAACCTCTCGGGCGCAAACCTCTCGGGCGCAAACCTCACGCGGTCAAACGCGTCATGCGCGAACTTCGCGCATGCGAATCTCACGGACGCGGATCTCACGGGCGCGGATCTCAGGGGCGCAAACCTGCAGGCCGCAACCGACAGCGGTGCCAACTTCAAGAATGCGCGAGTCTGAACGTGAGACACATACGTAAATCCGACGCGAATGTGACCGATCATCGGTACCGCTCGACGTCGAGGCTCAACAACAAAGCTCGCCCGACGTTCTGCGGAGCCGAGCCGACACCGCAAGACGAAAGCCGAAAAGGCGCGATGCATCTGATCGCATGTGCTTGGGCTCGCCCCGACTGGAGCGCCGACTTGTGCCCCGACTGCAAGGCGAAGCTGCCGGCCGGTTGAATGTGCAGCGCTCCGCGGTAACCAGCCGTTAGCCGCACTTGCATCCCTGCCGAGGAAAGCGCCGCACACCCACCGTGTAGCACGCCGGTAGAAAAACGAAGGGCCCGATCGCAGCGACTCGATCGGGCCCTTCTGGGCGTGCAACGGTCTATGGCATGCAGAGCGTCTCAACAGAGGTCGCGCCCGCAGCGTTTCACATCTCGAGCGCGCGAGCTACGGCTTCGTCGGCTTCTTAGGCGGCGGCGGTGACGGCATGAGTAGGTCCTGCGAGAGCGCTCGAGTCGCTCTCGTTTCGCGTGTCAGTCGGGCCGCCGCACGGTCAATCGATCGTGCACTCGCGGCTTGAGCTTCGTCGAGCTTCTGAAAGGCCAAATCCAGCACGCCAGTGACCTCCTCTGCCGCGAGACCGCGGTCGGAGGTACCATCCGGCTTGATCGAATCCAAAGCCGTCTGAAGGGCTGCTAGGGGCACTGACGGCGGTGTTGGTGACGGCTGACTAACAGAGGGGATCTCGAGCACGGATCTGTCAGGGTCGAGCGGCGCGGGCGGCGGCGCGATCGACTTGCCGGGAGGCGGTAGCTCGATCGGCGGCGCGGGCGGCAGCTGTCGAGCAACCTCGAGATCGGCCCGCGCGCGCGCAAGCTCTGCCGCGGCATCGAGTGGCACGGCGTCGGGTCGCTTCTTCTTTCGTCGCCAGCGCTCGAACATGGCTCACCTCCGAGGCGGGTTTGCGGGCGGTCGCGCGATGATCCCGCGGTCGACGAATGCGCTCTCGACGAGCTGCCGCAGCTCGCGACTCGCATCGGTGTTCCCGTCGATCGTTTTCGCGAGCTGATCCTGTCGCGCGTACTGCATCGCGACTAGCTCGAGAAGCTTCGCGGTCGCGGCTTGTGCGTCGCTGATGCGCTTCTCTTGCACCTCGGCAAGCTCGGTCGCTCGGGCGACAGCGGCTAGCTTCGCATCAGCGATGCGCGCCTCTTGCGCGTCGGACAGCTGACGATGCACGCGGTTGAGTGCCCAACCGCAGACAATCAGGATCGCACCGAGTGGCCCCCCGGTCTGCAGTAGCGCGGCGATGAGTTGTGCGTCCATGCGATGTGGCCCCGGGGCCACACGATACCAACAACGCGAGACGGCTGCGGCTGATCGGTGATGCTCGCGCGGCATGGCCAAGCGACAACCCCGCAAGACGAAGCCCGAGTCGGTCGCGAGTGAGCCGGGCGACCCGAACGCCTTGCGCTGCAAGAGTTGCGGCGTGCCGGTAACGCAGGCGTACACGAAAGCGGGAACACCGGTGCTGATGGATGTGCAGCCGAGCCCGGCCGGGGACATCTGGCTCGAGACCAAGCCCGACGGCTCGGTGCTCGCGACGATCATGCTCAGCTCGTCGAGTCGGCGAGCGATGCCGGAGCACGGGGCGGGCGGGTTGTACAAGTGTCACTTCGCGACGTGCACCAAGTACCGCAACGAGCGCTGACCCAACGCCCCGAGTTCGATTTTTTTCGCCCAATGCAATTGCCATTCAATTCATCGGACCAAACGAATTGTATTGTACGAATACAGATCTAACGGATCGTTCGAGTTTTGTAATTAACCAAATTCTCGTTCGGTCCGCCGATCGATCCCTCGCCGCTCGATCCCGCTCAACCGTCGCGCCCAATTTCTCGCACAGTCCTGACCGGTCGAAAGATCGATCGCGCCCTACATGTGGGTCGTCTTCGACCCACAGCCTCGAGCGCGCGAAGCGTGCTCGCACGGTCGACCGACTGTGAGATCTGCCCAACCTTCCGTTACCCAGAGCGCGCGCGCGTGCGCGCGCCCGCGACAGGTATATACGTGCGTGACGCGCGCGCGCATACGCGAGCGCGCGCCCGCCCGGACTAAGCTTTTTGCACCGAGCCCGGGCACTCGAGCATGTGGCCCCGGGGCCACACGGACCGAAAAGCGATCGAGCGACGACGATTTGCGAGCGGCGATGGTCGACCCGAGATGCGACTCGCAATCAGTACATCGTGAGACACGGCACGACCCAACCAGACGCTCTCAACGTCTCTACCCCGGGTGTTGAGAGCGTCGGTTTTTTCTTCGAGGCAGCTTGTGCTGGTGACGGTCGACAACCGCTTGAGACTCCCGCCCGACTGCCCGGCTGCGCTCGCGAAAGAGCTGCGGGGCGTGTGCACGCATGCGAATCCGGCTCACGCCAAGATGCGCGCAATGGGCATGTGGACCGGCGCTACACCGAGAACGATCGCGACGTGGCGTGACGAGCCAGACGGCTCGATCTCGTTGCCACGCGGCATCACGAACAAGCTCCGCTCGATCGCGTTGCTACACGGGATCCGCGTTCGATGGCACGACAAGCGCACGAGTGTTCCGGTTGCGTGGGGCCCGTGCCTGACGAAGCAACGGGACTACCAAGTCGAGGGCCGAGACGCGTGCATCTCGCACGAGCAGGGCTTGCTGAGAGCTTCCACAGGCTCGGGAAAAACGTGCATCGCGCTCGCGGTGCTGCCGCAGCTCGGGCAACGCAGCCTCGTGATCTTGCGTGACACCAACTTGCTCGTGCAGTGGAAAGAGCGCGCGCAAGCCGAGCTTGGGTTGTCTGCGAAAGAGATCGGCATCGTCGCGGGCGGCAAGCGCAAGGTCGGCAAACGGTTGACGCTCGCTCTGCAACAGTCGCTCTACTCGGCCAAGTTTCCGTTGGCCGAGTTCGCGAAGCAGTTCGGAACGGTGATGATCGACGAGGTGCACGAGGCGGCGGCTCGAACGGTCAACGAAACGATCGACGCGTTTCCGGCGCGAGCCCGACTCGGCTTCTCGGCCGATGTGACTCGCAAGGACAAGAAAGAGTTCCTGATTCACGACTTGTTCGGGCCGGTGATCTACGAGATCGGCAGACACAAGCTCGAGGCTGAAGGCCACGTGTGCCCCGTGGTCGTGCGACTCGTGCCGACCGAGTTCGCTGCGGATTGGTACGTCAACGCGCCGGCCGAAGAGCGTGACTTCATCCGGCTCATTCGAGAGATGAGCGAGGATGTCGAGCGCAACACGGTGCTGCGATCGGTGATCCTCGAGTTGGTGCATGCCGGGCGCGTGCCGGCGCTCGTGTTCACGCACCTTCGCGATCACGCCAAACAACTCGCGCAGTATTGGCTCCCGGCAGACAACGTGCCGGCTGGTCTGATGATCGGCGGCAAGCCCGAAGAATTCGCCGAGTACAAATCGGCGTTGACGACTGGATCGATCAAGGTTGCTGTCGGCACCTTCAAGGCGATCGGGCAAGGACTCGATCTTCCGAACGTGCTTGCGGGCGTGTGCTCGACTCCGATCGGCAGCAATCGGCAGTTTTTCGGCCAAGTGCGCGGGCGCATCTGTAGGCCGTACGCGGGCAAGACCGTAGCTCATCTCTACTATCTTTGGGATGAGCGGGTGTTCCCGGGCACGGCTCGCAATCTAGTCTCTTGGAACGACGATCTCGTCGAGGTTTTCGATCATGCTAGCGAAAGGTGGGTCCCCTTTCGTTAGTCAACAAAGGGGTGTCTCACAGTGCCGAATGAAGCTGAGTCGAAACCACTGCTAGCAAGAGACGGCGATTCCATCTCTGTTAGTTATCCAGAGGTGAAGATACCGCTCGCGAAGTTTGCGATAGCGGGCGTCGGTGGGTTGATCTACGTGCGGCAGTTGAAGGCGGGCGACGATGTTCAGGCCGAGTACGATCGCGTGTATGCGTTCTTGAAGCGTGCGGCCGAGCGCGATGCGAAAGAGAAGGTGCAGCTTTGGTCGGCAGAGCTTCGGCCGCCGGCAGCAGTGCCGCCGAAGCTGCCCCCAAAACCATCGGGCCCGGTGACTGCGCCTGGGAGGCGCGCATGAGCACGCTCAAAGCGTTTATCGAGGACCCGACATTCTCGCGTGCAAGACCGGCGACGAAGCGGGCTCGTCATCTCTCGCCGCTCGAGATCGCGCTCGACGATGCAGCGAGGCGCGCGCAATCCGGTGAGTGGGATGGCTCGAAGGGCGCGACGTTCGTAGGGCTCTATGCGTTCTGCCATCGACGGGCGTACGGCGAGTTACCGGGCGAGTTGGAACAGCCGGGCGAGTTTCGGATCGCGGCGAGAGCTGCAGCCGAGGTTGTGCATCGGGCGTTCGCTGATGATGGCTGCGCGATGGCCGAGTTCATGGTGTGGTGTTGGAGCCGTGAGCAAAGAACGATGCTCTGGCGTCGATCGAAAAACCTCGAGTGCTCGAGGATGGGTTGGCGTCTGCAGTTCTCACGCCGGTTCGAGACTGACTATCGCGTTGCTCGATCGCAGAGGCGTTAGTCTTGGCGGTCGCGCCGAAGGAGTTCGTTTACGACGCGGCGAATGAAGCGCTTGTGTTGCGAGCCGCAGTCGGGCTCGCATGCAGCGACCGCGCACGAGCACGAGCGCTCGTGCATGCGATCGGCGCCGACGAGTTTCTCGTTGCCGCACATTGCTCGTTCTGGCGCTGTCTCAGGCAGATCGCAGACGGCTCGCTCGAGTACACGCCAGAGACATTGCGACAGTTGCTCGCCCTCGAACCGACGGCGCCGACCGAAGAGTACATCGCAGAGATCGAAGGCACGGCGACGGTTGCGCCGAACCTCGATTGGCATCTGCAACAGCTGAGATGGGATGCGACGCGGGCCCGCGTGATCCAGGGCGTGTTACCCGAGCTGGTCCGAGAGCTGAGTGATCCGCGAGTGCAGCACGAGCGCGCGGTGACGAGCGCGCGCTCGCTGTGTCGAGCGCTCGAGGGCGGCTCGGGCAGACGGTTCATTCATCGGCGCGAAGAGCTTGCGAAGAGCTACCGCGGCGAGCTTGGACAACGTCGACAGGGCTTCAACTTCTACCCCTCCGGATTCGGCGCGATTGACGAGAGCTTGTCTGAAGGATTCATGCCGGGGAACACATCGATCGTCACGGGCTTGTCGGGTAGCGGCAAGAGCACGTTCGCAGCGGCACTCGCGGTCAACCTCGCCAAGCAAGGGCGACGGCCGTTGCTCTGCGCGTGGGAGATGGGCGGCATCTCGACGCTCGACGTGCTCGTTTCGATGATGACGAAGATCCCGCTCACGTCGGTGATCCGAGGCACGTACTCAGACGACGACCATCGCAGACTCGAGCGCGCGAGTGACTGGATCAACAAGAAGATCCTCTTCATGGAGAACGCGTTTTTTGGGCAGGTCTCGAGCGGCGCGGCAAGCACCGAGAAGAAGCCGAGGCGCAGCAACGATCGCAACCTCGACATTCTCGAGGGCTACATTGCAGAGAGCGGCTGCGACGTCGTCATCATGGATCTCTGGGATCGCTTGCTCGCAGACCAGAGCCCCGATGCAGTGACGGACGCGCTGTATCGCCAGCAGAACATGCATCGTGAGTACGGCGTGCACGGCACGATGTTGGTGCAGCTCCGGCTCAAGGATGTCGAGAAGCGAGCCGACAAGCGCCCGACGCGCGAATCGATCAAGGGAGTCGGAACATTCGTCGAGGTGGCGGATCTGATCTTCGGCTGCCATCGTGACGCTCAGTTCAAAGACGTGCCTGACGACACGCTCGAGTTGATCTGTCTCAAGCAACGCAAGGGCGTCGCGAATTGGGCCGTGCGGTTTCCGTGGGAGGGCTCGACGTGCCAGATCACGGGTAACGGCGAATCGATCCCGTACAACCCGGGCCTCGAGAGTTCGCAGGAGTTCGGCGAGGTACCCGAGCCCGTGCGCACACGACCGCGCAAGATGAACAAGCGAGACTAGCGGCGTGTCCTTCCGTGATCGGCTCGACGTCGAGATGTTGCTCGATGCGCTCGGCATTCGGGCGACCCGGAGAGGCAAGAAGCTCTTCGCGGTCTGCCCGAATCCAGATCACCCCGATAAGTCGCCATCGTGGGCCATCGTCGACGATCAAGGGCACTCGCAGCACGGCGGGCATCACTGCTTCTCGTGCAAGTTCGGCGGTGGCCCGTGGGAGCTTGTGCAGGCCGTTCGAGGCGTCGACGAGAAAGAGGCGGGCGAGTTCGTCACGGCTCTGATCCTCGGGCAACGGCGAGGCGTCGAGGGTGTTCCCGAGGTCAAGATCCAGATGCCGCAAGCGCGACGCGGCTACGAGCTGCCGCCGAACGTGCGCATACCGTCGCTCGACGGTAGCGAGTGGCCCGAGTGCTTTCGCAAGTACATCGCATCGCGTGAGGTCACGGACGATCAACTCGAGCGCTGGCGCATCGGCTATGCAGTCGGCGGACGACTAGCTTGGCGTGTGGTGATCCCCGTGCACACTGCCGGTCGGCTTGTCGCACACGTCGCACGGTCCATCTTCCGGGACGGGTCTGAGCGCTATGACATGCCGAGAGCGCGATCAGGCGCGAGCCCGCACATCGCGATACTCGGTGAGCCACTGCTCGATCCGGCGCTCGGTGTGCTGACGATTGCAGAGGGTGCCTTCTCGATGCTGGCCCTCGAGCGGGCCGGAGCGCCGAATCCAGTCGCGTTGCTTGGGTCTGATTGGTCGACGGCCCGAGCTGCAATCCTGACTCGACTACGTTGGGGTAGTGTCCTGATAGCTACTGATCCAGACCATGCAGGTGAGCGTGCAGCTGCAGCTATAGGTGGATCTTTTCGTCAGTCGAAAGTTTTGCGACTTCGCTTGGACGAATCGCCCGACGAAACGGAACACAGTGCTTTGCGAGAACGGATCATCGAGATACTGTCGGCGTCCGGTCGCGCCTCGTGATGTTGACGGCAGCTCGCGTGACTCGGTAGTTCAGCTGTACACGTTGAGTGGAATCGACGCGTACGATTGCGCGGAAGTGGCCGGTTTGCGGGACACACGCTAACGTCAAAGGGGCAAGCCCCGATGAAGGACGGTAGGCTATGGCCTCGAGCAGTCATGTAGCGGACACGATGAATCCCGAGCAGGCGGAAGTGATCGCTCACGTGCTCGGACCGCTGTGCGTGGCGGCGGTCGCGGGCTGCGGTAAGACCCGCGTGCTCGTGCATCGCATTGCGGCTCTGATCGAGTCGGGCGTCGATCCTGCCCGCGTGCTCGCGGTCACGTTCTCGAAGAAGGCTGCGATGGAGATGAATGTGCGGCTCGTCGCGCTCGGCTGCAGCGACTTGCGCGTAGGCACGTTTCATTCGCTCGCGTTGCAGATCTGCCGAGAGGAGCGGCCCGAGTTCAAAAGCTGGGACATCGACGACAAGGATCGGTACCGGTTCTGCGTCAAGGATGCCGTCGGCTATAAGGGCATGGATTGGAAGTCGGCCGACATCACGCACCTGCTCAACTACATCACTCGATGCAAGGCCGCGGGCGCGATGCCGGACAGCGCGCAAGCGCTCGAGATGGCGACCGACGAGTACAAACGTAAGGGCGGCGCGATTCGTGATCCGCGGCTCTGCGCCGATGCATATATCGCGGCCGAGATTGTCCGGAAGGAACGTCAGCTTCTGACGTTCGATGACATGCTGATCGAGGCGTGGCTCTTGCTCAAGCGAGATGAGTCGAGCCGCGCGCGATGGGCGGGTCGTTGGGATCACGTGCTGCAGGATGAATCGCAAGACGAGAATTTCGTGCAGCACGAGCTTGCATCGCAGCTTGCGCGCGACCATCGCAACTACATGATCGTTGGCGACACCGCGCAGTCGATCTACAAGTTCCGCGGGGCGGATCCGCGTGCGATGTTGGCATTCGGTGCCGAGTGGAATGCTCGAGTCGTGAGCATGGCCCGCAACTACCGATCGGCGGACAGCATCGTGGCTGTAGCGAACAAGTCGCTTGCGGCGATGCCAGCGGACACGCATCTCGGCGTGCAGATGATCGCGTCGCGTGGCGTCGAGGGCCGTGTTTCGGCGCTCGAGTATGCCGACTTCGATGCAGAGGGCGAGGGCGTCACCGAGAAGATCCTCGAGTCGCACGAGGATGGGCGGGCGTGGCGTGATCACGTCGTGCTGTTCCGTACCAACGCGCAGAGCCGCGGCGTCGAAGAGAGCTTGCTGTCGGCCCGAGTGCCGTACATCGTGATCGGCGGCACCAACTTCTACGATCGGCGAGAGGTCAAGGACCTCTTGAGCTACCTACGGATCGCGGCGGGTCGCGGCTCGTTCGATGATGTGCGGCGCTCGATCAACACGCCTTTCCGGTTTCTCGGCAAGGCATTCGTCGACGCTCTCGAGGCTCAGGTAGGCAGCACGGGCCCGGGCGTGGTCGACGTCGTGCGGGAGTTCATCTGTGGCCCTGCGAGGCTGCAGAGCCGGCAGAAGACCAGCGCTCTCGAGTATTGCGAGATCATCACGCGGCTCGGTCGCACGATCACTCTTGGGATTGAGGCGGGCCCGACGAATCCAGGGCTCTACGGTAGCCCGCTCGAGATAGACGCAAAGCCTGCAGCTTTGCTCGAGGGCCTCTCGATGGAGCTGCGGTATGCCGAGTGGCTCACCCGATCAGAGGGTACCGAGAGCCCGGAGAACAACCGCGTCTCGAATGTGCGTGAGCTGATCCGTGCTGCGAGCCGCTTCCAGACCGTGGGGCAGTTGCTCGACTACATCGACGACGTCTTGCGGCGTGCGGCGCAAGCCAAGAGAGATGCGCTCACGAGTGACGTGGTCACCCTCTGCTCGATCCATCGCAGCAAGGGGCTCGAGTGGCCGGTCGTGTTCGTGATCGGCTGCAACGAGAAAATTCTGCCGCACTCGCTTGCCGAAGACGATTCAGAGGAGCGCCGGCTTTTCTACGTCGCGTGCACGCGGGCTCGGGATGTCCTCGAGCTGTCGTGCGTGGCCGAGGCGGCCGTAGGTCGGCGCGTGGTCGGTCTCGAGCCGTCTCGGTTCTTGGATGAGGTCGGCATTGTGCCGGCGACGGCGGGTGTGATCACGGTCGATGCAGCAGTGCTCGCGAAGGCAGGTGTTCCAAATTCAGACGGGGTAATGAATGACAATGACGGCGGAGACGCAGGCGCGATTCGACAAGACGTTCGCGGCTGATCTGGAAGCATGCAGAGACGGCACCCTCGAGTTCTCGGAGCTGATGCGGCGACATCGCGGGCTCATGATCCGCGAGATCCGGCGCTGGGAAAAACGGTGCAACGGGCTCGCGGGGATCGAGGACCTTGCGCAAGAGAGCTGGATCGAGGTCTGGCGCTCGTTGGGCGTGTTCGATCCGTCTCGAGGTGTTCCCCTAGTCGCTTTCGTGCGGCGACGTTTCTACTATCGCCTGCTCTCGTTGAGTGATCGCCTAGTCAAAGCACGTCGCAAGGACGTCCGATACCTCAATCATCAGATCGTCTCCGAGAAGGTCGTCGTGCGGCGCATGGCGGCGGAAAACGACAACGGCTCGGTCAACTCGCTCATCACGATCGAGCCATCGCCCGGCGAAGAGTGGCTTGACCAACACACACTAGCCGCTCGGGTCATCGGGGGCTTGCCATCGAGACAAGCGCGCGTGGTTGTCGGCGTGTGCCAGGGTGCAAGTGCCGAGTCGATCGGAACAGAGGTGTATGGCCACGGTTGCAAACGCCCTCGCAAGGCAGTGCTGCGCGCTATTGCGGCTGCGAGGTCTCTTGTAGATTCACCCAGCAGTCCGCGAAAGAAAGCTCAGGATGCCGACCACAAAGAAGCCAGAGAAGAAGCCGTCACGATCACCTACGCGAGGCGCCAGCGTGCGACCGGGGCGGGCGTCCGAGGCGCCTAACCTCACGCTCGTCAAGGGCAGCAAGGCCAAAGCCGCGGGCATGCTGCTCGAGGACAAGAAGACGAAGGCGAATCCTGCAGTGATGCGCCGAGCCGCGAAGGTCCTCGGTATCAACGCGCCGAAGGCGACCGGCGCAGCGGCCGATCAAGAACTGCTCGGCAAGCTGCGGCTCGAGATCGCCAAGCGCACTGCGACGCTCACGCAGGAACAAATGTTCGAGTGCGTCGAGTGCAAAGAGATCTCGACCGATGACACCGAGTTCTGCCCGTTCTGCGGCGACGAAGGTGTTTCATCCGAAGCAGCGAACATCGCGGAGGTGGTCAACGGGGTGCCGGCGAACGCTCGGCAAGCCACGTCGATCCCGCCGCCTAAGAAGTCGTCGAAGCCTGCAGCTGCAGAGGCGGTAGAGGCAGAGGTAGTCGCTCCGTCGAAGCGGCGCGGCGTCGGCATCACGCGAACACCGGTGCCGGTCGCTGTCGACGTCGACGCTCGGCTGGCCGAGTTCGAAGAGAAGTTGGAGGCCGTGCTGCAGCGTCTCGACGTGCTGAAAAACAGTGCTGTCGGGATGTCCTACGACGTCGGGTTGGAGTTGAAGAAGATCCGAGACGAGCAACTCTTCAAAGCGCGCGGATACACGACGTTCAAGGACTTCGCGCTCAACGAGCTGCCGATGAAGCGCGAATCTGCTCTGCATCTCTGCTCGATCGTCGACACGTGGTCGCGCGAAGACTATCTGCAGATGGGCTACTCGAAGATCCGGCTGATCACGGCGATCACGGATCCTGTTGTCAAAGAGGAGCTGATCGCCGCAGCCAAGGGCGGCGCTACGCGAGCGCAGCTCACTGAGCGCGCGGCGCGCGGCAGCAACCCGCCTGCGAGTAAGCCTGCAGTCGAGAAGGGCGAGAAGATCACTCTGCTCGGCAAGATCGGTGCGCGTAAGCAGGCCGTGAAGTTCCACGATGCTGCGACGGGCGAGGTGCTCGATCACGCGGGCACGTTCAAGAACTTCAAGCCCGAGATCTACGGCGAGCTGGAGATCTCTGACGGCGTCTTCGTGCGGTTCGGGCTACGGGTCAACGGCTCGAATCAGCTCGAGGGTTTGACAGTCAAATTTGTCCGCGCGGGCGACGGAGCCGAATAACCCCTGAGTGGATCTAGTATCAGGATGGTCGGACGACAAATACGTCTATCTGGTCGAGCGGCCCGCGGGCGCAAGCGACGTTCGGGTCCGACGAGTGAACGCCAAATGGTCGGCGTTCTTCGTCGGGCTCGATGACGATGATCGACACGCGCTGCAGCGTACCCGAGAGGTCATCGGGCTTTCGGTACGCGGCAAGCACACTCGAGTCGATTTTCGGAACAAGTGGGATCGGTACTCGGTCTGCAAGCGACTCAGCTCGCTGATCGAGGGCGCCCGAGCTGCGGCGTCTGGCGATGAGTTCGCACTCGGCGAGTCGATTCCAGACCCGCCCGCGATTCTCGAGGCCGACGTCAACCCGTTGAGGCGGCTACTCAGCGATCACGGCTCGATCAACATTTCGACGAATCCGCGGCTCGCGTGGTTCGACCTCGAGACCGACAGCAGGTGTTCCTTCGTCGAGGCGGTCGAGTTCGGGCGAGCGCGCATCCTGTGTTGGTCGCTGACCGTCATCCAAGACGGCGCGGCAGTGCTCGTCGCGAGCGAGCTGCTCGAGGCCGATACCGATGCGGCCGAGCGTGCGTTGATCGAGCACTTTCTCGAGGCGTGCAGGCCGTACGACGTGCTGATGGCGTGGTCGGGCAATGGCTTCGATTTTCCGGTGATGGAGAAGCGCGCCGAGAAGATGCGCGCGCGACCGGGCGGCAAGGTGCCGCTCTGGAATCGGTGGTGTTGGCTCGACTGCATGGAGCTTTTCAAAAAGCTGCATGCTCACGTGCACGAGAGCGGCGAGGAGAAGATGAGCTTCAAGCTCAACTCGATCGCTCAGGTGATCGTCGGCGAGGGCAAGCGCGAATTCGAGGTGTCACGAACGTGGGAGAGCTGGGCCGCGGGCGGAGCCGAGCGTGCGCGCTTGCTCAAGTACAACGAGGTCGACGCGTTGCTCATGCCCAAGATCGAGTTGAAAACGGGATACGTCGCGCTGCACATCGCGGTGTGTTCCGTCACTCGATGCTTTCCCGACAGTCGATCGCTGATGGCTTCGCAGCAAGGCGACGGTTTCTTGCTGCGGCTCGGTGAGATTCACGGGCATCGATGGCCGACGAAGACGATGCAAGACGAGGTTGCGCAGTATGCCGGCGCGTATGTGATGGAGCCGACTCGCACGGGGATCATCGAGAACGTGCACGTCGCGGATTTCGCGGCGCTGTACCCCTCGATCATGCGTAGCTGGAACATCAGCCCCGAGACGTCGCTTGGGCGACTCGAGCCCGATCCGGTCGAGGGCAGCTGTCGACTGCCGTACACCGACATCTTGCGCTTCTCGCTCGCAGAGCGAGGCATGTTCCCGAGAGCGCTCGATGAGCTGGTCGAGCGTCGGGCCGAGTACTCGCGCAAGGGCGACGCAGCCGAGCCGGGCAGTGAAGAGTGGGATCACTATCGTCGTCTGAGCGGCGCCTACAAGATCGTCGCGAATTCGTTCTACGGGATCATGGGCTCGCCCTTTGCTCGCTTCTTCTCGGCGTCGGCAGCCGAGGCGGTGACTCAGACCGGCGCCTGGTTGATCAAGCGTGTCGCGGCTGCGAGCAAAGCAGTCGGCCTCGATCCGTTCTACGGCGATACCGACAGCGTTCTCGTGTCGGGTGAGTCGGAGCGATTCGCTGGCGTCGTGCGTGATCTCAACGCGGGATGGAAGCCGTTGCTCGAGTCGCTCGGCTGCGCCGAGTGTCACGTCAAACTCGAGTTCGAGAAGACGTACTCGCGATTCGTGCTCGTGAGCGCGAAGCGCTACGTCGGGCGATACGCGGTCTTCAAGGGCAAGCCGGTCGCAGACAAGATCGAGGTCAAGGGGCTCGAGTACAAGCGAGGCGACACGATGCGCATGACTCGCTCGATGCAGAAGCAGCTGATCGATCTGTTGCTCGGGCCCGAGGTGCCGTCGACCGAGACGATCCGCGCGTTCGTCGCGAGCTGGAAGGAGCACGTGTTGACCGGCGAGTTGTCGATCGAGGACATCGTGTTGAGTCAGTCGGTCAAGGGGCTCACCGAGTACGCGGACAAGTATACGGCTCGGAAGTGCGCGGGGCCCGACAAGCGAAAATGCGACTACGTCTTTCAGTCGACCGACGTAGGCGTGCGGGGCGATGACGTCTGCCCGAGATGCAAGACCGTCCGCAAGAAGCTCGACCCGCCCGTGCATGTACGAGTCGCGAAGATCCTAGCCGAGCGAGGTGAAGAGATCCGAGCGGGCACGCGGGTCGAGTATCTGATCACGAGTCAGGAGGGCGAGAAGCTCAACGCGGTGCCTGCGCGCGACCCGGGCGCGCTCGAGTTGATCAACCGCCAATATTACTGGTCGACGCGCATCTATCCGCCGACCGCTCGCGTGCTCGAGAAGGCGTATCCAGACGAAGCGTGGGTCGAGACGAAGCACGAGAAGAAGACTCGGCGTCATCAGGAAAAGGTCGATCAGTTTCGAGGTGTGATCTCGGACCTACCGTTGTTCGCAGCCCTCGAGCCACCGGCGCAGATCGTGATCACTCTCGACTCGGATCTCGATGCGCCTGTCGATGTGGCCAAGCTCAAGCGTGTACTCGCGACATGCGCGGGCGAGAGAACCGTGCAGCTGCGAATGGTCGGGCGCGACGGGACGGTTACGACTGATCTCGGGCAGTGCAACGGATCGAAAAAGACGATCGACGCGATCGAATCACTATGCGGGCCCGGATCGGTGTCCGCAGATGCAGTTGGCAGCAATCAGTCTCCGTATGGTTCAGCGCCGACGAAAACTACCGCAGCCCGAGGCCGAAGCTTGTAGCCCCGGGGCCACATCTGACGATGCCAGTGATGATCGCTTTGCAGGCGATCCAGAAGAGCCCGGAACACCCGAGCCGACCGAGCTGCAGAAGTCGTTTGCCCCGGTGCCATCGAAACCCGCGCCGGCAGCCGAGCCGTACACCGTCGCTCGGTTCCCTGCGAAGGCCGTGATCCCATCGAAGGAAAAGGCGATGCAGGATGCGGCGAAAGGCGAGCCGCAACAGAGCCCGCTGCCATCGGCGAAGGATCGACATCCGATGCCGTGGGGTTTGGTGATCACCGATGTCTTCAACATCGATGTGCACAAGACCTATGCACGGCTAGAGCAAGAGTTGTCGCTCGGGGACGGCGCGACCGAATACGGCACTGTCTTGCATGCGGTCGACGCGAGCGCGCGCAACCTGTACGAGGCGGCTCGTCTCGCTCGCAAGGCCAAGCTCGCAGACGAAGGTTTCTCGGTCGAGCTGGACAAGCGTCTCGAGGTGCTGCGAACGGCGGCGATCACGGCTCTCGAGGTCGAGAAGAGTTCCGGTGCTCGCAGCAAGGCGCCGACGATCAAAGACATCGACGATCGCATGCTCTCGAGTTGGCCCGATGAGGTGACGTCGATCCGAGCGCGCAAGCTCGAGATGCATGGCGCGTTGCGTGCGATCGAGGCTCTCGAGCAAGCGTGGCGCGATCGATGTCAGTCGCTGCGAACGATGGCTCAACAATTCAATCGAGCCGGCGCCTGAGCCGGGAAAGGGTTTCGACATGGCTGGCGGACTAGGTATTGCGGGGTTTCTGAAGCATAGCGACAGCGTCTCGAGCGGCGGCGGCAAGTGGCTCCGCACCTGGAAAAAGAAGGGCGTCGGCGAGGCGGTTGTCTGGTTGCACACGCGCGCGGTGATCGTGCCGTGTCTGAGTCACAGCTTCATGAACGAGGACACTTTCGAAGACAAGGAAACCGGCCGGCCGGTGCCGGTGTTGCGCTATCCGAGGTTCGTTTCGCCTGATGCAGAGGTCGTGCACAGGAATCAGTATTTCCGGAACGACGACGGCACGCTGCAGGTCCCGCCCGATCTGGATCCGTTTCTGCTTCTTCGCGAGTGGCTTCGCTTCGCGGATCACATCGCGCTCGATCAGCCGATCTTCAAGTGGGAGAACCCCAAAGAGCGCGACACGATTCGGTGGTATCGCGGCGAGTTGAGCGGGCTCGAGAAGCGCGGTCAAAAGAATTTCGGTCACTCGCTCGATACGAAGTTCGAGTACCTCTACGTCGTAGTCGACAACGATGACGTGAGCACGGGGCCAGTGCTTGCGCGCGAGGGCAAGCTACTCAGTCAGAAGATCGTCGAGGTCATCAAGCAACAGCAAAAGATGCTCGGTGAGGCGGGCGGCGATCCCGCGCAGCATCCATACGCGTTCGAGTGGCGGGCCGAAGATGCCAAAAGCCCGATGAATGCGTACAAGGCATTCAAGCGAGAGGACATCGAGCTGACTGACGAGGTCTGGGAGAAGATCTCGTCAGACGATTTTCCGGATCCAGAGCCACACGGCTCGGTCGCGGACGGCGACATGGAAAAGATCCGGCAGGCGTTCGAAGCGGCGGCTCAGATCGATCTGCCGCTCGACGAGATCTTCTCGGACGACCCTGCAACGCGTCGGGCCCTGTCGCGACCGGGCGGCTCTGCCAAGCGAGAGCCGGCGAGACCGTCGCGAGCGGCGCAAGCGCGCGGCGTAACCCCACCGGCGCCGACGTCGAGAGCAACCGCGCCAGCGGCTACCAGCGCCCCTAAGCCGGCTGCAACGAACGGGTCTGCTAGGCAACCCGCGCCTGCGACCGCGCCAGTCACAGGCGGGCTGCAGCGGCGTCGCAAGGTCGCGGCGCCAGACCCGGAGCCCGAGCCCGAACCGGAGCCAGAGGGCGAGCAGATCCCGTGCGACGAGTGCGGGATTGCGATGCTCGCGACTGACACGAAGTGCCCGAATCCAGAGTGCGGCGCTGAGTACGAGCCGATCGCAGACGACGAAGCCGAGCCGGCGCCTGCAGCGGTCGCGAAGCCGGCGAGTGCACCCAAGCCGAAACCCACGGGGCCTAAGCCGGCAGCTGCGACCAAGCCTGCAGCGACCAAGCCGGTTGCAACCGCGGCAGACTCGCCAGCTGCAGCGCCCGATTGCTGGTCGTGCGGCGCAGCACTAGCCGGCGCTGAAATGTGCCCGTCATGCGGCATTGATCAGGGCGATCAAATTCCGTTCTGATGCCGGACCTCATCAATCACCCGCCGCACTACGTGTTCAGTGCGATCGAACCGATCGACGCGATCGAAGCGTGGCAGCTCGGCTTCTGTCTCGGCAACGCGGTCAAGTACATCGCGAGGGCGGCGCACAAGGGTCGACTGCTCGAGGATCTCAAAAAGGCACGTTGGTATCTCGACCGCGAGATCACTCGTTTGGAAGACGAAAGAGTTGAAGCCTATGAAGCAACGGCGCAAGAAGCCCGCAGCAGTCGATCCGATTGAGGCGGACTCAGTTCCGCCTCCGCGCCGCACACCGATCCCGTTGCCGAAGGGTTGGAAGCGGGCCGAAGATGCGCTCGATCGCGTCGAGTCGGTATCGACGATCTTCCCTGACTTCAATCGCTCGACTCGCTGCGGCGGGTTGCCGATCAACCGCATGCACGTGATTCACGGCGAGACTCACGGCGGCAAGAGTCTCTTCGTGCTCGGTCTGATCAAGAGCTTTCTCGACGGCGGACACGTGGCTGCATACGTCGACGCGGAACACTCGACACCGCATGAGTTTGCCGAAGAGCTGATTGGCGACTTGTCGAAGTGCGAGGGCTTTTTCGGAAGTCGACCGGATACCTACGAAGACACGATCGACGCGGTCAACGAGTTCCTCAACATGATGGTCACGCTACGCAAGACGCATCCGGAGAAGAAGGCGATCGTCGTCATCGACTCGATCAACAAGCTCACGCCAGCACGCGAGCTAAAGAACGTTCTGAAGAGCGGCGGCGAAGAAGTCAGCAAGGGCCACGCGGGCCGGTATCGAGCGGCCGTCAATCAGGCATGGCTCAACCATCTGTCGCCACGTCTGAAGCCTGCAGGTTGCGCGATGGTGTTCATCGCACAAGAGCGAGTCGGTGCCGACGACGCACCATGGCAGCCCGACGGCGGCGTGCAGATCAAGGGAGGGCAGGCGTTGAGCTTCGACGCGTCTCTCTTGATCCGCGTGTCCAAGTCGATGCCGCTACGCGACACGACGCGCGTGACGAAAGAAGCACCGAAGGGCGAGATCGTCGGTTGGGCTCACCGAGTGCGGATCTATAAATCGAAGGTCGCGCACATGGACGGCGCGCAGTCGGATTGCGCGTTTCACTTCTCGAACGGCAAGCAAACACCGGCCGGCTTCGACACGTCGCGCGACGCACTGCATCTCGCGAAGAAGCTCGGTCTCTTGCAGATCAACGGATCGTGGCTTTCGTGGCGCAAGCGGCGTTGGCAAGGCGAGATGCGCGCGGCGCAATGGCTCTCCGAGAAGCCGGAGGTCCTTGCCGAGCTGATGAAAGAGATCGAGGCACGGCTCGCGAGTGATCGCGGTGCGGCGTGACTGAGTTGCATCGAGTGAGTGCGTGCTTGGTCGACTGCCCTCTATGCAGCGAGTGCGCGTTCTGCACGCATCCAAAAACGGCTAGCCGCTCGATCTGGGATGGCGGCGATAACGATCCTCATGTGTCGCCTCCAGCGTTCTGCCCACTACGAGAGAACCGTCTCGTGATCTACCTAAATCCGGCCGAGCAGAACGAGCACGACGACGATGACTAGCAGCAAGCCGAGTGCGCCGCTCGGGGCGTAACCCCAACCGCGAGAGTGGTTCCAGTTCGGCGCAGAGCCGAATACGAGAAACAGTAGGACGATGATGACGATCCAGCCGAGCGTAGACATGCGTCGACTCTACAAGGAAACGAGGGCCGATGAAGTTTCTCGCGATCAGTGATCTGCATCTCGACGCGGTAACGGCGGGCAGACCTCGTCGGCCCGAGGTGGTCGAGTACCTGCGAGACGCGCATGCGGCGGCGGTTCGAGAGGATGTCGACGCGGTCATCTTTTCGGGCGATGCGTTCGACCCGGGAGGGCCGCTCGAGGCGTACAACAGCGCTTTGCTGATCTCGGCGCTGATGGCATTCACGGCGCAGCGACGACTGATCGCGATCGCGGGCAATCACGACGTGCTCGACACGTCGGAGCTTTTCGAGGGAGCGCCGATCACGACGCTCACCCCGCTGCGTGTCGCGGCGCAGTATTCCGAAGACGTCGGGCTCGTGAATGTCTTCGAGCACCCAAGCTTCGCGGAGATCGATGACTACGGCGTGCTTGCGTTGCCGTATGTGTCGCGAGCGCATGCCGCTCGGATGCCGGGTTGGATCGAAGATGCGTTCGGTCAAGCGGCTCGATTCGCGGCACTCGGCGGCAAGATCATCGTAGTCGCTCACCTCACGATCCCGGGCGCGGCGCTCGGCAGTGAGTCGATCGAGATGGCTCGAGGGCAGGATCAGATCTTCCCGTTCGAAGCGGTGTCTGTGCTCAAGCCGGCGCTCGTGATCAATGGGCACTACCACGCTCGGCAAGAGGTGGTCGGGCCGCATGATGTGTTGATCCAAATTCCGGGATCCCCGCTGCGGTTCACGTTTGGCGAGGTCGAAGACGAGCGCAAGGGAATCTTGATCGCGGAGGTCACATGAAGGCTCGCCCTCGAGTGAAGAAGTCGATCCCGATGCCAAGCGGCGCGACGGTCCGGTTTGTGGGTCGACCCGATGCAGGCATGCTCGTCATTCGCGAGCCGGCCGAAGTCGACACGGCCGATGTCAGCGGCGCATACGTGAAATTCATGCCGACGATCCGTGTGTCGGAGAGAGCCTCTCTCGACTCGACTGGCATCGCGTCTCGGTTGCGAGAGCGTGGCGCGATCGCGGTCGTCGTCGTGCCGGTAGTGATCGCGGATCGAGGGCCGAGCAAGGACTCTGAGAAGCGAGTGCACAAGAGTGCCGAGCAGTGGATCAGCGCTTGGCTCGATGCAGTGCGCGGTGTCGAGCGTGAGGTTGCATTGCGAGCACTCGCCGAAGCGATGGCGAGTGCAGAAGAGGCAGGGTTGTGACTGAACCGATTTCCATGCTGCTTTGGTGTCCTGAATGCGGTGAGCGTCACGTCGACACCGGCAGGTTCGTCGAGTTGGAACACCACACGCATGCTTGTCAGCATTGCGGGCACGTCTGGCGACCGGCGATCGTGCCGACGAGGGGCGTCCGGTTTCTACCCGGATTCAAGGGTCCGTCAGTGGTCGCCGCGGGCAGAAAGTTGTTCGAGGTCTACGCAGAGCGCGGCTTCTCTGACGTGACAGATCGACTTGCTGTGATAGCCGCGTTCGACGAATTCGAGCGTGCGTTGATCGCTGCCGAAGGTGACGGCGAATGAGGATCGAACGACTCTACATCGCGGGTTGGATGCCGTTCGCTGGCGAGCACACGATCGAGCTGCCGGCAGGCCCGATCGCGGTCGTAGGGGAACACAACGGCGACCCGCGCCGCTCGAACCGCGCAGGCAAGACGGCACTGCTCGAGGCGATCACGTGGTGCTTGTTCGGTGTGCATCGCAAGCGGCTCGACGATGCGATCATCAACCGAGGTGCGGACCTCTGCGAGGTCAACGTCGATCTCGGCGGGTTGGTCGTGATCCGTAGCAGAGCGCGCGGCAAGGGCTCGACGAAGCTGCAGGTCAACGTCGGCGGTGAGTCTCTCGTCGGCGAGTCGGCTCAAGCGAAGATCAACGAGCATCTTGGGCTCGGGCTCGACGACTACCTCGCAACGGCGTGCTTTCGACAAGGTGACGTTGAGAGCATCGTGTCGAGAACGGCGGGCGATCGGCTTGCTCTCGTTAGCGAGTGGCTGCAGCTCGGGCGATGGGCGGTCGCGAAGAAGGTCCAGGCCGCAAAGGTCAACGCGGCCGATGCCGCACTCGGTGCGAAGCGGTCTTCGCTCGCGACGCTCGAGGCGACCATGCTCACCGAGGCCCGGCGGCTGGAGCTACAAGAGACCGAGACCCGGTTGACGGCCGATGCCGAGCGCGGACAGAGGCGGCTCGCATCGATGCAAGCTCGATCGGGCGAGGCTGCAGACGCGCGGATCGCTCTAGAGCAGCATCTCGAGATCGAGAACCTACGAGCCCGAGCGGGCGAGCTTCGAACGCAGCTCGCAGGCAAGCAAGCGGCCGACCGAGAGACCGAGGCCAAGTTGAGAGCTGTCGAAGAAGCGGCTCAGGCGGAGCAAGCCGCTCGCAAGCTGGTCGATGAGGTCGCGACGATCGCGTCTAGCGGCTTCGATGGCATCTGCCCGGTGATGTGCGCGGCATGCCCGGTCGCGCCCGACGTAGAGGCTGCAGTGCGCTCCAACACCGAGCTTTACGATAGCCGTAGCAAAGAGATGAGGGCATGCGGCGCGACGACGCGCGATCGGCGAGGAGATGCCGTGCTTGCGCGGTCGGTGTCGACTCAACTCGAGCGAGCGTCTGCCGAGTACGGCGAGATCGTGCGACGCGGCAAAGAGCTTGCTGCGGCCGTGGCGTTGAGCGTCGAGGATGCGACCAAGCGTCTCAAGGACGGCGAAACCATCGAGGCCGGTTTCGCAGAGGCACAAGCCGAAGTCTCTGCGGCGGCGAGGCAGCTCGGTGACGTGCAGCGCTTGCTTGCCGCGGGCGTCGAAGCCGAGCTGCAGTGTCGAGCGTTGCGCGACAGCGTGTCGATTCTCGAAGAGTCGGCGCGCGTGAGTAGCTTGGCTCTGCGCGCGATCTGCCAAGTGCCGGCCGACATTGCGCGCGACGAGCTGATCGTGCTCGAGGCCGACGCGAATCACTTGCTGCAAGGCACGGGTGTCAGCGTTCGATTTTCGTGGGCGCGAGAGCTGGCCGAGAAGTCGCCAGCCTGCGACGAGTGCGGGCACGTCTTCGCGTCGAAACGAGGCGATGCATGTCCACGGTGCAGCGCGGCTCGAGGTAAGAAGCGCGCTCAAGAGTTAGAGATCCTCTGCGACGACGGGTCCGGGCTCGAAGAAGATGTCCGATTCAACAGCGGTGGAACACGCGCGATCGTCGGCGCGTCGATTCGACTCGCGGCGTCGGCTCTTTTGCGGCGGCTACGTGGTGCGCCTGCAGCGTGGGCGATCGTCGACGAGCCATTCGGCCCACTCGACAGCGAGAACCGAGAGCAGCTCGCCAGAAGCTTCGCGGGCATGCTCAACAGCGTCGGTCTCGAGCAAGCGCTCGTCGTGTCGCACGACATGGTTTTGCTGAGTGGGCTGCCGAGCAAACTCGTGATCAACAAGACCGGCAGTGGTTCGAAAATTCGATTGGAGGTCTGATGAGCAGAGTTGTCGGGCTAGACGTTTCGTTGCGCGCACCGGGCGTGTGTTGGTTGCACGGCAAGCTGCGGCGTGACAATCGGGATCGCTGCGGTCGCATTTGCAGTCGGATCGGCGACGGTCTTGAGGCAGAGGCAACGAGCTTCCGGCTTGGCGAGGATCTTCGCGGCCCTCATCGTTTAGCGGTGCTGACCGATGCGATCGAGGCGTGGTTGCGATCGCGCGACTTGCTCACGGTCGGACGTTTGTACGTGCAAGAGGGCTATGCATTCGGTTCGCAGCAGTCGCACTCGCTAGGCGAGATCGGCGGATGCATTCGCAAGGTCATCTGGCAAAGCGGAGGCAATCTCATCGTTATCCCACCGTCGACGTTGAAGCGGTTTGTGACGGGCGTCGGCAAGGGAAACAAGAACGTGATGGTCAAGCATGTCGACAAGCGGTGGGGCTTCGACAGCGACGACGAAAATGAGTGCGATGCATTCGCGTGTTCGATGGTCGGGCTCGTCGACACCTATCGGGACGAGTGGTCGGCGATCGAGGCCGACATCTTGAGCAAGAAAGTCGAACGGTATGCTGGCAAGGATCAAGAAGCTTGGCTCGGCGGAGGTGCGCCTGGGAAGATGGCAAGACGTTCTCGTCGACGTCTTGCCTGATGTGCTCGTGTCGGATCCGCCGTACTCAGAGAAGACGTGCTCCGGGCATGATGCTGCAGACACGATGATCCGAGACGGCAAGGCTCGTCGAAAGATGGGCTATCCAGCGTGGACCGCTGATGACGTCGCGGAGTTCTGCCAATGGTGGGCGCCTCGCACTCGAGGATGGTTCGTCGCGTTCACCGATGACGTGCTGTTCCCTGTCTATCGAGAGGTGCTTAGCGACCTCGGACGGTTTGTGTTTGCTGCAGTGCCATCGGTGCAACGCGGCATGACGGTACGGCGACAGGGTGACGGGCATTCGAGTTGGACCACGTGGATCGTCGCGGCTCGACCGCGCACAAAGGAGTTCTCGAAATGGGGCACGCTACAGGGCGCGTATATTCTTCCACCGGGCTTCAAAGAGAAGGGGCAGAAGGTCACGGGCCAGAAGACGCTATGGGTGATGGATCAGGTTGTACGCGATCACTCGAGGTCGGGGGATCTGGTAGTCGACCCGTGTTGCGGGTCGGGGACCACGTTGCTAGCGGCGGCACGCGCCGGACGAAACGCGCTCGGCTGCGATCGAAGCGAGGAGGCTGTATCGATCGCGCGAGAGCGATTGTTCGGTACACAAGTCAGCGCCGGAGAGTGATGCAAAAGTCGAGCGGCAAGGCAGTGCAAGAGGTGGTCGAGTTCGCGCGGCGGTGGTCGGGCGCCGGGCCTCTCGTCGTGCAAGCGTGGGATTCGTGGGAGGCGATCGCGTGCGAGTTTTTCGGGCTCACGGCGACCGATGCTGCGGGCGAGATGCACGCGGTGATGTCGATCGTCGAGAGCGTGGCATTCGGCTCGCCAGAGGACGTCAAGGCTGCCGTGCGAGACGCGCGGCCTGATGCGGTCGAGATCGCGCACGAGTTGCTTTCGCATCTGCCGCAGTTCGATGTCGTGCTCGAGGCCGAGTTGAGATTTCGTGCCGGTGATCTGAGTTCGGATTGGTCACTTCAGCTCGTTGACGGGAAGTTGGTAGCACGATCGGAGTTTCGAGCTGGGCACGAGAGCCATTGATCGAGGTGACCATGACCGAGGACAAAGACATCGAGACGCTACGGCGCGAGCTAGAGCAGTTGCGAGGCGGCGGTGCCAAAGAGATCCAGACTGCTTCGAGTCTCGTGAAGGGGCTCGAGGATCGATGCGACTTGCTGACGAAGCAGCTTGCGAAGGCCGACGCGGAAAACGAGAGGCTGCACGTCGAGTCACTGCGCGCTCGACGCGCAGTGACGCTCGCTGGCAAAGAGGCCGATGCTAGCGTTGCCGTGATCGCGGCCGAGCTGGCGCACGAGCGGCTCGAGAAGGAGCGTGCTCTAGCCGAGCTGGCGCGCGCGAACGCAACTCGAGGGGCCGAGATGGAGCGAGACTCTCGCGAGTTTCTCGCGAGTGCGCCGGATCCAGGACACTCGAACGGCGCAGAGCCTGTGGAACACGGGTGAGCGTTCGGGTGCAAGTCGTCGCGGTGTGGGTGACGACGGGTTGGACCGATGTTGCCCGGCTGCGACTTTGGGCAAAGCAGGTGCCGACCTCGTTCTGCATCCTGCTTACCGACGATGTCACCGAGGCCAACACGGTGCTTGCGCGGCAGCTCAAGTGCTCTGATGTCACGGTCGGGCTCATTCGGCTACCTGGAGCCCTACGATCGGCGGACGCCCTCTGGAAGGCTCGAGTGCGGCGCGACGAGGTGATGGTCTCGCTCGCAGATGAGGTCGTCGTGTTCGGCTCCGATCCGCGCGACGTCGAGACATGGCGGCGAGTCGAGGCCACCGCTTCGAAGACAGTGACGATCTTTCACGCTGTCGAGGGCGTGTAATCCCGGGGCCACACATGACCGAGCGAGAGTATTGCGAGGCGTCGGCGGACGCGTTCTATCGGTCCGACGCGCTAGCGGCCGACTGGATCCTGCGAGAACGCGATCAGGCGCGCAGAGATGTCGAGGCCCGATTCGGCGAGTTGCTTACGGCGGCGCGGGCGGTGATCGAGTTCATCCCGCTCCCGGTCGAGCACCGAGCTGCAAAAGTGTTCCGTTCGTTGAGGGCGTGCATCGTCCGATTCACGAACTAGAGCTGTATGCTCACAAACATCGGCCCGTCCGCATTGAATGAAAAGTTCGTCGCTCGAGAAGAGTCGCGCGAGAAGCTTCTCGAGTTGAGGCGCTCGCTAGCGGTCAAGCGAGCCGAGTACGATGCGCTTGGTAAAGAGATTGTGGCGATGGAAAAGCAGATCGCCAAAGAGCAGCAAAAGCTCGTCGATGCGACCAACGAGGTCTCGAAGCTTCTGCACTCGGACCTTGCTGGCATCGTACCCAAGTCGTCGAGCATCTCGCCCGAGAGCGGGACGAGTCGTGCAGCGACAGAGAATGGCCAGACATGAGCAAGGCGCCATCGACCGAGACTCAACTCAAGACAGCGCTTCGCGACCTCAAGCGATGGAAGGCGAGAGCGTGCGAAGCCGAGAGGCGAGAGGGATCTTTGCGAGACACCCTCAACTCTTTGAACCGCTCGTTCGATGAGTGCGAGAAGGAGCGCGCACTGCTCGTGATCGCGGTGGCCAAAAAGCTCACGGATGGGTGAAACACCGAGCGAGAAGAGACGACTTCGCGAAGCCGAGAAGCGCCATGGCAGACGGCATTGCGTTCTCTCGGATCGCGCGTGTTGCGTCTGCGGTGAGCTTGCGGCGGATCCTGAGAGTGCGTGTCCGGGCCCGGGATCATTCGAGGCGAGCAATGGAAGTGAAGAAGCCAACGGCGGTCGGTGACCTGCAGGAACAGCGCAAGCATCACGATCATCGTGAGGCGTGGTTCAAGACCTACCGCGCTGCGATCGCGGGCGCTGCAGGTCGCATAGCGACGAGTGCCTCATCGGTCGACAAGGCCGAAGAGATGCTGAAAGTCGCAGGCGGGACGGCGACGATGCTGGCGAACGCAGTGCACGGAAAGCTCGATGCATGAAGATTCTCACTCGCGACGAGCAGACCTATCAGGCGATCGCGTCAACGCGGCTCTGGCGTGACATCGTGCTGCGCGCGGATCGGATGAAGGTCGCGGGCGTCGGGGCGATCGATCTCGAGGTTTTGAACGATGCCGAGCACGAGATGATCCGAGGTTGGGCGAGCGGCGGCGCTCGCATCGAAGATGCGCCTGCAGTGATCCTCGACTACTTTGCTCGACTCGAAAAATGAGGCTCCAATGACAGCAGACGAGACAGCAGAACTTGAGCACGTGGGCTTCGTGTCGGTCGACTTCGAGCGAGCGACAACGACACCTGAGATTTGCGATCTCATCCTTCGTGAGAGAGGGCGAGTGCGTGACGCATGTGCACTCGAGGCCGATGCGTTGCGTGCGGAAGTTGAGCGATGGACCGAGCGAGTGCGTGTGCTCGAGGATCGGCTCTCTGCGATTCGCATCATGTGCGGGTGAGATGGTCGAGCGAGGGCCTTGCGCCTAACACATCGACACATGAAACGAGATCAAGAGACGAAGGCTGAGAGGCGCGAGCGCACCGAGACTATGTTGTTTGCCGAGGTGCGCGTGTTTCTCGATGCGCTCGAAAAAGCAAACCCGATGTGGGAGGACGGCGATACGCACACGCTCGAGATCGAGGGCGGTTGCGATGGATACGACGATCAGGATTCGCATCGTTACAGCTTTCGCGTGAAACGCACGCAAGAGGAGGCTCTGTGACGGCGCCGGTCAACGCGCCGCTCTCGCCCGAACACGAGCGGGTGATGAGCGAGAGTCTTGATTTCTACGATCGGCTTTTCGACTGCGACGAAGAAGTGCAGTTCGAGACGCTATACGAGTTCGTTCTCGAGCAACGGGCGGACGCGGTAGTGCAAGCGGCCGATGCAGCGCTGCAGCGATCCGAGGACCTGCTCTCGCGGTTCGAAGAGCTACGCAGCCTTTTCAAGGCAGCTGATCAAGTCGCGGGATCGTGGCCAGACCGAGCTGCGGTGTGGGCTGCTCTCGATGCGAACGAGACTAAGCGTGAGCCGAAAGCCGAACACTTCGCGGTCGCGCTACGCACTGAGTTGGAACAGCTTCGCTACACGGAACAGCTGATGTGCGCGCTCTACGCCGAGAAGACCGACGGCATCGCGGCTCTCGATCAACCGAGGTTTACGCCACGCGAGCTAAAGAGGGTGTTGCTCGCGCGAGTGCCTGCAAACGACAACAACGATCGCGACGACAGATGAAGAAGATTGGTCGACCGAGCCGCGGGCTCGAGGCCGTGCTTTTTATCCGAGTCGATCAACCGTTGCTCGATCGACTCGACGCGTTGCTCGAGAGGTGTCGTGTTCAGAACGCGACTCGGAGCTACACGCGATCGGATCTCGTGCGCGAGCTACTGCAGCTCGCTCTCGATCGGGATGAGTTGCAGGCGCCGGCTGCGCGAATCGCGGCGGCGAGGGAGTTCTTTCGATGATCGTCGTCAAGGTCGAGCTGCACAGTGCCATCACGGGACGGGTCAGCGAGATCGCCAGAGCTGAGATCTGCAACGTCGGCGGCACGCACGAGGCGGGCGACTATGCGGCTGACTTCAAGTGGCGCAATCGTGAGTTCGGTAGTTGGCTCGGCAAGGGGCAACGCGGAGCGGTGAAGGGCTATCCGAGGCGCACGGTGAACGTTTGGTCACTCGTGATCCGCGCGCTACGGTCGGCGTTTCCAGAGGAAACGTGACCAGCTATCAGATCAGCTTTATCCCGCTGTCTTGGGCGATCGGCGTGTGGCGCAGACAGCACAAGACGACGCTCGCGATCGGACCGTTTCGCTTCTCGGTGTCACGCGGCCTACGCGGCTGGAAGGTGCCGGGCGGCCGATGACGCAAGACGACATCGAGAAGAAGCTCGCTCTCGAGAAGAAGGCACTCGCGTTGCTCATTCAAGCGGTCGACTCGGCGCTTCTCTACGTCGATCAAAAGCATCCAACTGCGATGACGGCGCCAGACGTGATGAAACTTCGAATCTACATCGCAGCCCTCAAGCTGAGACATCCTGGAGCCTAAGACATGAGCCACGATCCTGACGGCGAGTACCAAGAGTCGACACCGATCACGAGCGACAGCGACGTGATCGACAGCTACGCAGAGCAACAGCTCGCGATCAGCCGCAGGCAACTCGAGCTGCAGCGCAATGTCGCTACAGCGGTCATCGAGTGGCTCGAGACGATGGCTCGAGAGGCGGAGAGGAATCGAGCCGAGGTGCAAGCCGAGGCTGAGATGCTTGCGGCGCAACAGCCCGATCCTTGGGGAGCCGAGTATCGAAACCTGATGCGTGAGTCAGTGCACTATCATCAGAGGCAAGCAACGTCGCTCGAGAGCATCGCGGAGTCACTTCGCTCGATCACGGGCGTCATCAACGCTGCAGCCGCTACCGAGGCCGCTGCGCAGCGGGCCTCGTCGAATGGCTGATCGAAGCGTGTGGCCCCGGGGCCACACGGGAGCGACGCATGAACACGCACGAGAAGGAACACTGCGAAGCCGTGGCGAGCGCTTGGTTGCAAGACCGAGCCGAGACCTCGCTGGCCGAGCTGCTCCAGAACGAGCGCGCGGCGGTGCGTATGGGCCTCGCACGGGCCCTGCAACCGGTGCTCGACTTCCGAACCATCCTCGTGCAGGGCCGCCGCTACGCGGCCGTCTCAGACCTGCGAGAGGCCCTGCAAGGAACCTCTCGCTAGCGATGCCGGGCCTGATCTACCGATGCGATGCCTGCAAGTACCTGACGAACCGCTGCGCAGCGTGCCGCGCTCGACGAGCCGCCGCCGTTCGGATCGATTCATGGCTAGACCTTATCCTCAAGACGCTTTGGAGCCCGAGCCCGAACACGACTTGCAGATCGACACTGGTACGCTAGCCCCGCCTGCAAGCCAGCATTGAGCGATGACGCGGTGACAGGACTGGCACTCGACCGAGTGCTCTTCATACGGGCTGTCCTCGAGACCCTCGACACGAGGCCGAGTGCCCGTAGCCTTGTCGATCACCTGCGCCAGCAACCCAATCTCATCGGGCATGATCGTAGCCCATCGTCCATCGAGCACGAACCGCTCGTGCAGCGTCTCGACCAGATGACGAACCACCTGCAGAGCCAACCGGCTCTCGGGATCAGACCCGCCATTACGCTCTGCCAACTGCCGCCACGAATCCCGCTCGGCAACGCACCGAGCATAGTTGGCCAGCAGCATCACCCGACCGGCAGCAAGCTCACGCAACCGACCAAGCCACAACAAAGCAGCTTCAACGAGCACAACCATTCCTTTGGTCTCTGCCATAGGCAAGGTCGTAAGCAGAGCGCTCGCGACAGGGTCATCGGCATACGCACGAAGCCGACCGACCGTCATCTCGCTCAACGCATCAGCTGGGCTCAGAGGCAACGCATGCCAGTCATCCAAGGCCGTAGCCATGCGGTCGAGAGCATCCATCACGGCACGATGGAACACGAGAGGGTCGACACCAGGCGCAGCCTCGAGCGAGGCGCGTAAGAAGGCATAGGCAGAACGAGCGCGAGCGAGTGTGGCAACCGTAGCTTGGTCGCTCGAGTGAGTCAGCTCACGGACTCGCAGCTCCTCGCCCGCGATGTCGAGCAGGTCGGATACGCCGTCGAGGGGATTGGCATCAGCGGTTCTCATCCGGGCCACGTAGCGCGTGTGCGCCCGATGCTCAAGTGGCCTGTGTTGGTGAGCACGAGGCGCGGCATGCGGCGCAAACGGATCCGAACCTGATCCGAGGCCCACAACCCCTCGACCGATCAGAGGCCAGACCGCTCGAGACCGTCAAACGATCAGAGGCCAGACCGCTCGAGACCGTCAAACGATCAAGAACCGCCCTCGAGACCATGCTCAACCCGTCAAACGACCTCTCGCCAGACCAACCGATCCAGAATTGTAGCCGCGGTCCCGCAAGATGGGAGAGCCTCATGAGATGCCGATAGCAGCGATCAGTCCTGAGAGGTGGGCAGCCATCATCGAGATTTACCAGCAACACGGCGGGCCGACTCTCGCGGCGGGTCGCGAGCTGGGTTGGCCGCCCGCAAGGACACGGCGAGTGTGGAACAACGGCTATCCGAGCCAAGGCTTGCCGTCGGTCAAGTCGACCATTGCCTCGGACCTCGATGCCATCGAGAAGATCAGGGCCGGCCGAGCAGACATCGAGGCGCGAGAGCGAGCGGCGCTCGAGGGCAACCGGCGCCCGAGCGATGCAGACGAAGCGGTCGAGCGCGCGGGGCACAACGTCGAGGTCGTGAAGCCGGCAGAGCAGCGGCGGATCGAAGCGATGCTGCGCAGAGAGAGCGACAGAGAGAAAGCGAGACAAGACTCTCTCAAGAGTCGAGCCGAAGAAGCGGCGTTGGTTACTCACGCACGGCGCAACTCACTCGCACTCAACGTCGTCACGGCTCAGATACTGCGGGGTGCCCAAGCACTCGCGGGCAAGATACAAACACAGCTCGAGGCCGAAGCGCGAAGCGACAAGCCGATGACGGTCGCGGAACAGCTCTCGCTCGTGCGACAGGCTGCAGCGATCGCGCGCTTCAACAGCGAGGCGGCAATGATGGCGGTCAAGACCGAACGCATGGTGCTCGGCACGAGCGACCATTCACCCGAGCCGGCCGAGCAAGGCGGCTCGCTCGAAGAAGCCGCGCAGTGGATTGAGTCGAGCGTCAAGGCAGTGCAGCGGGCGCGACAGCGCGGCATGCTCGTGATCGTGGCCGGCGATCAGACACCGACCGTCGAGCACGGGCGTGTGGCCCCGGGGCCACAACCCATCGAGGCCGAGGTCGACGACGATGACGAGCGCGACGAAGGCGACGAGCAAGCGAGCGGTCGGGTCGAGCTACGAGGGGAATCGCCTCGAGCGAGCATGGATGAGATTCGAAGGCGCGTGCGAAAGATGACGCTCGGCAGTGCTTGAGTAACACGCACCCTCCGGTGTGTGTTACACTTGAGCATGATACGTCGAAGGAAACAGGGCGGGAGCCCTCGAGTCGCGGTCGCATACCTACGCGTGTCGACCACCGATCAACGAGTCGAACAACAGCGCGACGCGATCGAGAGATGGGCTGCGGCGAGCGGCATCACGATCGCGGCATGGTGCGTCGACATGGGAGTCTCAGGCGCCGCACCAATCGACGAGCGACCTGGACTGCTCGAGGCACTCGCCGCTCTACGTGAGCGCAAGGCGGGCTTGCTCGTTGCTGCGAAGCGCGACCGACTCGCTCGAGACGTAGCGACCGCGGCGGCGATCGAGCGACTCACGGTCGAGGCCGGCGCTCGAGTCGTGACAAGCGACGGGCTCGACTCGAGCGACACGCCAGAGGGCGCGTTGATCCGAGCCATCATCGACGCGATGAGCCAATACGAGCGAGCGCTGATCCGAGCGCGCACGAAAGCGGCGTTGCGAGCGAAGGCGGCTCGAGGGGAACTATGCGGTGAGGCGCCGTTCGGCTTTCGCGCTCGAGACGGTTTGCTCGAGTGGCATCCGGGCGAGCAAGCCGCGCTCGAGAGCATGAAGGAACACCGGCGCTCGGGAGCAACGCAACTCGAGATCGTCGAGAGGCTCACGGCCGAAGGACACAAGCCACGGGGCACACGATGGCATGCGACCACGATCGGGCGCCTTGTGAGAGACATCTGATAGCGTCGAGGCGTGACTGATGATCGGCAGACGCACACACCTATGCGCGCGCGCGTAGAGGGCACCCCTCTCAAAACGGGCAGGCATCGCATACGGGTGAAACGGGCGCCAGAGAACGCCCTCGAGAGCCCGCCTGCGAGCCCCGGCGATCAGCACCCCTTAGACACCCCTATGCAGAGCCCCGGCGCCGACGACAGGGGCGGCTCAGAGGGGCAGCTATCTCAGGGCACCCCTACCATAGAGGGCGACAGCGAGGCGCAGAGAGGCCCTATCACAGAGGGCGCTCACGACGAGCACGATGCACAAGGGCAGGGCATCGAGGCTAGCGCACACGTCGTGCAGAGCGATGTGCGCAGAGCATCCGACATGGAGGGGGGTGGGGTCTTTTCTCCACTTTTCTCTCACCCCCAAATGCAGCCCTGCCAATCTCCTACGAAGGATCAAAAATTTTTGAAACCTGGGGTTGAGTCGGTTGAGGCGGTTGAGGCGGTTGAGTCGGTTGAGTCGGTTGAAGGGGTTGAGCTGCAGACCAGCGTTGACGCGGTTGAAGGGCCGAACGAGGCCGCGCCGCTGAGTGATGCCGAGGTTGCGATCTCGCTCAAGCAACGTGCGGCCGAGGCGCGCGCGCAGCTGCATGAGCTGTGCAGGCGCGATATCAACGCGTTTTGTGAGTACGTGCTGAAAGACGACGAGACGAGCGAGCCGGTCGAGCAGACCGACTTCCACGTGCGCGCGCAGCATGCGTTGAGCGAGCACAAGCAAGTCGTCGTGATGTCGCATCCGGAAAGCGGCAAGGCCCTCGCGCTCGACACCGAGATCCCGACACCCGACGGCTGGACCACGATGTATGAGCTACGTGCCGGCGATCGCGTGTTCGGCGGCGACGGCAAGCCGTGCACGGTGACGATGGCCACGCCGATTCAACTCGAGCGGCGTGTGTACGAGGTCGAGTTCGAGGACGGCTCGATACTGAAAGCCGATACCGATCACCGATGGCTCGTGCGCAAGCGACAGGCGTTCGGCACTCGCGTCGTGACGACGGGCGAGATGCTAGATCGACTCACCGAGACAGACGGGCATTTCGTTTGGTCTGTTCCGTGTGCTGCGGCGGTCGAGTATCCGCGCAGACGGTTGCTGCTCGATCCCTATGTGCTCGGTGCGTGGCTTGGCAACGGTTCGACGGCCGATGCGTCGCTGCATTTCTACGAGCCCGACCGTTTCGTTTGGGATGAGAGCGTGGCGATGGTCGGGGGCAGGCAGCCTCGCAGAGACACGCGCAAGCCGCATGTTTTGCGCGGCACGTTGGGCGCGACGACGGGGCATGTCCGCAGTCGGTTGGTACGGCTCGGCGTGCTTGGGGATAAGCACATCCCGTTTCAGTATTTGCAGGCGTCTGTCGCGGATCGGCGGGCATTGCTTGCGGGCTTGCTCGACACCGATGGATCGGTGAGTCGAGCGTCGGGCGGTAGCTCACGGATCGAGCTGACGTTCTGCAACGAGAGGCTTGCGACAGACTCACTTGAGTTGATCCGCTCGCTTGGGTTTCGCGCGACTATGGCTGAGAGCGACGCTGTCATTGCGGGTCGCGTTGTTGGCAGGCGGTGGCGCATCAACTTCACTGCGCGCGAGCCAGTGTTCCGTCTGCCGCGAAAGTTGGTCGGGCAACAACTCGGCGGATCGACGCGCACGCACTGGAAGCACATCGTTGCGATTCGCGAGATCCCGTCGGTGGCGGTCAAGTGCATCGCAGTCGACAGCGCGGATCACACGTATCTCGCCGGGCGCGCGTACACGGTGACGCACAACACGACGAACATCGCGGTCGGTCGCGTGCTTTGGGAGCTTGGGCGCAATCCGAACTTGCGCGTGATGCTGCTTTACAACGCAGAGGATTCGGCGGCGAAAACGCTCGGCGCGATCAAGCGGTACATCGAGACGAGTCGCGAGCTGCAGCAAGTATTCCCGCTGCTCAAGCGTGGTTCGATCTGGAAAGACGATCAGATTTTCATTCAGCGGAGTGCATTTGACCGCAACCCGAGCGTCGTCGCTGTCGGCTACAACAGTCGACGTATCGGCGGCTCGCGTGTCGACTTGCTGATCATCGACGACTTGCTCGATGCGATCGTGACGGCGACTGAAGCGCAACGTCGCAAGCTGTCATCGTGGGTCAAAAATACGGTGATGACGCGGTTGTCGACGAATGCGCTCGTTGCGTTCCTGACGAATGCTTGGCATCCGCGTGATCTCGCGCATGAGCTGATCAAAGAGCGCGGTTGGCATCTCATCTGTCGGCCGATACGCGATCCCGACGGTTCGATTAGCTGGCCGACGCGTTGGACTGAGCGGCGCTTGAAGCAGAAGCGCAAAGACTTGGGTCCGCTCGAGTACGCCAGATCATTCGAATGCAATCCGCGCGACGACGAGGCGCGGGTGTTTCGGCCCGAGCACATCGAGCAAGCCTTGAAGGCGGGCAAGGGCTACGGGTTTTTGAGCGGTGTCGATGTGATGCCCGAGAACTGTCTGATCGTGACGGGCATCGATCTCGCGGCGGGCGACGACACGAAAACGAAGGGCGCGCGTACCGTGCTCTCGAGCGTGTTCTTTCATCCGAATCAGGACAGACAGCTCGTGCGTATGCGGAGCGGTCGCTGGCGTGCACGGCAGATCCTCGATCACGTGGCGGCGGTCGGGCAGCTGTTCCCTACGAATCACTGGATCGTCGTCGAGAACAACGGTGTGCAGCGTTACATTCTGGATCTCGCGCACGAGAACGGCGTCGAGGTCGGCGTCTCGCTCGTGCCGTTTACGACCGGGCGGAACAAAGCCGACCCCCGATTTGGGATAGCGAGTCTTGCGGCAGAGTTCGAGGCGCGGCGGTGGGTCTTGCCGAGCGACTGCGATCCCGACGACCAAGAAGAAGTCGAGGGCCTCGTCTCTCAGCTCATCGACTACGTACCAGAGGCCCACACGGGGGATAGACTTATGGCTACTTGGTTCGCGCGCGAGATCGGGCGGCGAATCTTCGCTCGGTTCTACGGCTCGGGCCGTTTTTACAGTGGCTCGTCGGTACGCGCTATCGGTTAGTCGGCGGGCCGTGGTATGTGGCCCGGATGAGAACCGACAAGGCCGATCCGCGCGGCAAGCGAGAGTGCTCGCTCTTCTATCGAGTGTTGCCCGACGGGCATGACGTCACGGTCTATCCGATGACGTTCGGCACAGCGCGGCTCTGCCTCGGCTACGAAGACGACGAGGTCAACGTGCTCGATGCCTACTGCTACGACGATCCGGCGCTGGCGTGCGTCGCTGCAGAGCAGTGGTCGGGCGAGGGCGATCCGCTCGACGGTTGGACGCGACACATCAACTCGGGCCGGCGCAGACCGGGCGGCGATCCGACGAAAGAAACGGTGCGTTGGTAATGGCACTTGGTCCCGGTAAATACGACGACGTGTGCACGCGCGCGATGCTCGAGACCGATGCGATTGCTTCGGTCTTGATCGTGATCGAGGGCAACAGGGGCACCGGGTTTAGCGTCAACTTTCGAGTTCCCGATCCCGATGACGCTCCCGCGCTACTCGCAGAGATCGCGAGCGCGATTCGCAGCATGACCAATCAGATGGAAGCCGATGCAGCAAAGCTGTCGGGCAATGACGCGTAAGCAATGCGAGCTATGCCCGTGGAAAGTGTCGACCAATCCGCTCGACATTCCCGACGGCTACGATGTTGAATTACACAAGCGACTTGCCGAACGAACGATCGCGGAGCCGAGTAGCCTTGCTGCGATCAACAGCGACTTGCACGTGATGGCATGTCACGAGAGTCACCCCGACCAAGAGATCCCGTGTGTGGGTTGGCTCGTGAATCAGTTCGGCGTGGGGAACAACATCGCGCTGCGTCTCGCGGTGTGGCGCAAGTGGATCTCGATGGACGTCGAGACGGTCGGGCCGCAGCACGCATGTTTCGAAGACACCTTGCCGGAGAACAAGAATGCCGATGCTGCGAATGCTGACGAACGAAGACGAAGTAAACGCGTATCTGCTCGAGCACCATCTCACGCGCGGATACGTGACGATCGACGTCGCTCTGATGCAGGGAGGCGGGATGAGTAGCGGTCAACCCGCGGTGTTGCTCGTGCTCGAGATCGACGGGCGCAAGGTCGTCGCCAAGACCTCGTTGCAGATCCTCGAGACGATGACGAGCGCGATGCGCGGAGCGTCGGGTATGAAGCGCCCGCTATGAGCGAGGTCGGCATGCGATTGCTCGCAGCGGTCGGCGTGTTGTCGCTGGCTCCGCTGATTCTGCCGCGTGTCGAGTTGAGCACGACACAAGCGTTCGGCTTTGGATGGGTTTGCGCGTGTCTAGTGGTGTTCGGGCGCAAGACAGCGAGGCGCTCGTGATCTTCACGGTCTGGATTTTGCGACGAGGGCGCTCACCGGGCTCGAGATACGTGTGCACTAGCGGCGATGAGCGCCCGCAATGCGAGCCTAACGAGACCATCGAGCCGGTGCTTTGCTATCGGCTCGATGGTGCGAGCGGGCAACGTGAGGACGTCGACGGCGGCGCGTGGCTCACGGCAGTGACGGCGCTCTCGATCCAGAACTGGGAATTGGCGGCGTATATCGGCCGCACCGATCGCAAGCCCTCGAGCGGCTAGCTTCGTTGCGCGCGCAAGCGTCGTCGGATGGTTCCGACCGAGCACCCGAGCCGTAGCGCGAGCTGCACGGCATTCATCTCGCCCGAGAGCACGCGCTCGAGGTCGCGTGACTCGATCTCGAGCCTCGGTCGACCGACGAGCACGCCTTCGGCTTGAGCCTTTCGAATGCCCTTCTTCGTGGCGAGGGAGATTGCGTTACGGCAGTGCTCGCAGATGCTCATGATCCGGATGCTTTGCGATACGGTTCGGGTTGAGTGTTGGTCGAGTCGTGTTCCATCACCAAGCCGAAGACCTCGGCTCGGTCAACGCTCACTTGCTGCCGCGCGCGCCGGGTCGCCAGCGCTTGCGCTCGGATGCAGGCCCGATGCTTCGTGCTGCTACCGTGTAACGGCTGCATCGGCGACGGGCAGTGCTCGTAGTTGCACCAATGCACGGTCCGGGGCTGCGGCTCTCGAGCCCGCGCGCGAGCCCGAGCATCGGCTACGGCAGCTCGCTCGCGCGCGGCCCGGACTTCGGCAAGCCGCGCCGCCCGGGCAGTCATGATGTCGTCGTGCGCTAGCACCCGCTGCAGCTCGACGATTGCGAGCCGCTTGGCCCGCCCTGCAGCCTCCGGCGTGTCACCGAGTAGCTCGCCAGCCTCGGCGGCAGTGAAGCCGCCTAGCGCGAGCCAGAGGGCACGACGGGCCTGTTCCGACAGGCGCCGGAGGGCCCCGTAAAAGTGCAACGCATCCTCGGGCGACATGCTCTCACGCCACGTCGACCCGAAAGATGCGATTGCGAGCGGCGGTCTGATGCGCATGAAGCCCCCGATCCACGTCACGACTGCTCGGCTTGTTCGCTTTCGAGCTGCGCTAGATGGTTCTTTAGCAGAGCGATTTGGCCACGGCGATCGATCGAAGACGCGTGATAGACGCTATCGAGGCGTTGATCTGTGATCAACAACAGAAACGACTCGGTTCGGTAGAGCATTCGCATCACGGTTTCCGAGATCGCGCGAATCTTGCTCGCGAGAGCCTCTGGACTGTCGGGATCGTATGAGCTGGTCGCCCTGCCCTCTCGGCCGACGAGCCATTCGTTGATCTGTCGGACGCGGTTGACCGGATACGCGCGCGGGTGATCGGCCATGCGCACGTGAGCGATTGCCGCAACGAGTAGCTCGTCGATGAGGTCGGTCTCCTCGCCAAACTCTTTGCCGGCTAGGTCTGCGATTCGCGATGCGCGCGTGATCGTCTCGTTGAAACCCGCGGGCGCTCGCCCGAGGATCGCGTTGACGAAGTCGTCGTCCGCGTTTGGACGCCAGAGCTTGCGCTTGGTCATGACGACTGCTCGGGCCCCTTGATCGGCATCGGTCCCATAGGCCCGACCTTCGCATCGCGGTTGCGCTCGTCGTGCTTGTCGAGCAACTCGAGGGCTTTGCGTACGCGATCGGGATCGCTCTGGATCAGCTCCTCGAGCTGCAGCGATGCGATCTGCGTTTTGATCTCGGCGATCGATGCCTCGTGCTCGCGTTGCTTCGCGGTCAGTAGCTCGATCTCGCGCGCGGCGTCGCGCGGCTCGACTGCACGTACTCGCGGGGCTCGAGGTGCACGTACTCGCGGGGCTCGAGGTGCACGTGTGCGCGGTTTAGTTTTGGTGTCGAAGTACAAGACGGCTTCGCGGTCGAGCGCGATGCGCTCGCTCTGGCTCAACGCAGTGCGGCTGATTGCTTGCTTCGCGATTCCGAGCGTGGCGTAGGTGCCCGACGTGATCTTCGCCCGCATGTCTGCGAACGTCATGAGTGGCTTTTTGGTCTTCATGGCTTGCTCTCTTCGTTTGAGTTGGACTCGGGGGTACGACTGTTGCTCGGTGAGTTGTCGCGCCATTGCTGCAGCGCTTCGTCTGCGGTCATGCCACGCCCGGGCGCGCGATACGAATCGTCTCGCGACGAGACCATGCTGCACGCACACCATGCCGCGAAATTGCCGCCCGCTTCGCGCACGACAGTCACAGCGTGAGCGCATCGCGGACAGCGGGGTTTCATGACTTGAGCAGGTCTCTTTGTGCTAGGAGCTGCGTGATGGTTTCGACGGTCGCGGCGTGACCGAACTTGGCTGCGTCGAGGCTGCAATATCGAAGCGAGCGTTCCTCGGATGGCACCCAATCGGCTAGCACGTGTGTCTCGAATACATATCGACTACGCCCGATGCTGCTATCTACGCCTGTCCAGATAGTAGACACGACAACATCTTCGATCGTGGTGCGTGCAATGGTTGCGTAATCGGGGGCGTTGAACAACTCCATCCATCTGGCGTAATCGATCGGGTTGAGGTCGCGATCGTAGAAGTCGAGCACGCTCGTGCGCTTCAACTCTTTGCTGATTCGTTTGACCTCGCTCTCGAAGAGCGGGGAAGCGCTCGCCTCGGTCTCGCGGAACACTTCTCGGCCTCCGGCGATCGTCGAGTCGCGCATACGCCCTTGTTCTAGGTCGGCGAGATAGCCGCGAGTCACGATCAAGATGTCGGGAGCATCGGGCTCGTAGAGTGACTCGAATGCGGATTCGATCGCGGCTTCGCGTGACTCGAACATGTCTTGCAGGGCCGGCAGTCCGAGTTTGCCGAACGGGCCTCTCTCGTGATCTTCCCATCGGTCGACTCGTTCGGCTGCGAGGATGCGCGCGCGTAGCTCGGTGAGGTCGACGAAGATGCGATCGCCGACGGCGGGCGTGTGTTGCGGTCTGTAGTCGGGGCGTATTCGATCCGGCTCGGGCTCGACCATCATCAGCTCGCCCGACAGCGATGGGATTTCGATCGGGACGGCGCCATCGCGACTGTTCCAAAGCGATTCACGTTGCCCGTCTTCGCTGATGTACGTGACGAAGCAATAGGCCAACGAGTGCTTGTGGCGAGTCACTTCAAGCTCGCGAGTGCGCCGACGTTCGGCGTTGACTCGACCTTGACGATCCCACGATCCCTAGGCGAGTCGCCGCAGAGCGAGCGATACTCGTCATCCCACGGGCCGAAGTGCAGGGTGCGCTCGTTCTCGATCCGCGCTTGCACGTGCGTGTAACGCGTAAAGCGCTCGACGCTCATGATCAGCATGAATCTCGCGCGCGGCGTCGAGTGCCAGACGATCTCGCTCGTGTTGCCGTCGAGATAGGCGCTCTGCAGAACGACGTCGGCAGTCTCGATCCATGCGTGTGCGAATCGAACGCCGCCCATTACGCAGATGCCATGCACGAGATGGAACTGCGAACGCATCGGCGCCGGAACATCCGACATGAAATCGAGCGTGTCGTCGAAGCAGTGGTGCGTCGGCCGCAGAGTATTCATGCCGCGCACCGTACGGCAGTGGATACATGCGCGACAACCGGCTTTCCTAGGCTAACCCATAGTCCCGCATGCGGGACGCGGTTTCGTGAGCTGCCTTACGTCTGACGAAATCGGCTGGCGTCCGCAAGATGGGACGTCGCGTCTCGAGCTGCAGTCATGTTCCTACGTGAGCGCTCACTTGCTCTCTCCGAGTTTCACGCCGTGCGAAGCGCACCACGTTTCGGCGGCGGCGTAGGCGTTGCTCCGTTGCCCATACGGGAACAGACGCGTGACGTGCACGACTTCGTTTCGTATAGACACAGTCCCTTCGCAGCCGAAGTGCATGCCGACGTTGCGGACCGTGATTCGTGCGACCTGATTTGTTCTAGCGGTTGTCATACTGAAATCTTTGCGCGCTCGATCAGCGCTCACTTGCTCGCGCCTGTCGCGAGCAACTTCTCGCGTAACGTCGCTCGTGTCGGGCCGTAGACCCAAACACGATGACTGCCCGACGCGAAGGAGCGGTAGTTGCGCGAGAAACTTGGCCGGTGTTCCTGGTACGTCGTCAACCCTTTCGGGCAGCCGCCCGTCGAGGCAAGGACTCGACGCACACTCGCGATCGAATGGCCCGAGGTCTCTGCGATCTCGGCGGCGGTGAGGTCGTTACCCGTGGCGATGAAGTGTTGCACGACGTGATCGGTCAACGATTCGAGAGTGAGCTTGAGAGACATCCTGAAATCCTTACGAGTCGACACGAGCCCGAGCGGGCTCGTGTCTCATCGGCAGATTTTCAGCGGCTCGTGAGGCGGCAAGATTCCGTTGCGCGGCGTGCGAGCGAGTCGCAATCGCCAAACCTGAGCGCGACGGCAAGCTGATGGTCCGCGTGAAAGAGACCTACGCTGTATGACAGCGAGCGAACCGCACATGCACGGGCGTTGCTCTCGCCACCGTCTGCGAGGCAACGCAGAGCGTCGTCGAGGCAGAGCCGAGCGCTCGACATCATCGCGGCGCCGTTGTCGACGTGCTTGGTTGCGAGGGCGATGATCTGCGCGGTTACGGTCGAGGTCGTCATCTGAGAGGCTCCGGGTCAGTCGGTCGCGTTGTGCGACCTGACAACTCACAATCTAGCTCCGGTCTTGAAAAGCGCTAGCGGTATTTCACAAGTGCCCGGTTACTCTGCAGGAACCTCGATCGGCAGCCCGAGCCGCTGTCGCATGTAGTACGAGAGCGTCAAGTTGAGCGCGCGCGCTTCTCTCTTGAGCTGAGCCTTTTCGCTGACGGTCAACCCGATGAAAGCCGGAGATCCCTTGCGTTTTTTTCCAAGGCGCGGTCGACCCGCGCCCTCACGTGCTCCGCCCTGTGTAGGTGCGGGTGTTTTCTTTGCCATGATCAACCCTGGATCGTCACGATGAAAAGCGCAAGCTGTATTTCAGAGGTCGGGTCCCGGGGCAGCATGTGCGACGGGAGGCACGACTCGACCGGCGCCGTCGGTGATCCCGTTTCCCGGCGGTCGCGGCCCGGCGCCCTCGAGCCCGGCGCCCTCGAGCCCGGCGCCCTCGAGCCCGGCGCCCTCGAGCCCGGCGCCCTCGAGCCCGGCGCCCTCGAGCCCGGCGCCCTCGAGCCCGGCGCCCTCGAGCC